TAAAATAATAAATAGGTGAACTCCTTTAAGTTTCATTGTATAATTTATGTTTGGAAAAAAGTTTAATAATAAATTGATACAAAAAAATAACATTATGTTATAGATATACTACAATGGACGTACCTTCCGAAACACACATTAAAAAACCTAAGTCTATTAGGACGGTTAATGTATTGAAAAATAGTTTTTATGATGAACCAGATACTACCGAGATTGGGATTGATGAAGTAGGACGAGGTCCAATGTTCGGTCGTGTTTATACCGCTGCTGTAGTTTTACCTAAAGAAGGCTTTGATCACTCAAAAATGAAAGATAGTAAAAAATTTCATTCTAAAAAGAAAATTAATGAAGTTGCCGAATATATTAAACAACACGCAATTACTTGGAGCGTTCAATGGGAAGATGAAAAAACAATTGATAAAATTAACATCAGAAATGCTACGCATAGTGCTATGCATAAAGCAATAAGAGACATTTATGACAATTCTAAAGAAACTCTTCTATTGGTAGATGGAAATGATTTTAAACCTTTTATGATTATGAATGATAATGTACTAGAACAAGTATCTCATATTTGCATTGAAGGCGGAGACAATAAATATACTTCTATTGCAGCTGCTTCTATTTTAGCCAAGGTTACTCGCGATGCCTACATAGATGAAATGTGTAATGAATATCCAGAATTAATAGAAAAATATGACCTGCAAAATAACAAAGGATATGGAACAAAAAAACATATGGAAGGAATTAAAGAACATGGCATCACTGAATGGCACCGAAGAAGTTTTGGAATTTGTAAAACATTTTCATAAAATAAATAATAACTACATAAAGAAAGAATATTAATTTATAATATAAGAACATGAGTTGCTACATTATTTTTAAATATGACGGATGGCATCCAAATGGCGGAGCAAGAGATATAACATCTTGTTTTAATTGCTCCAAGGATGCAATTGGATTTGCGGAACAATTAGCGAAAAAATCAGAAGATTCCATACATGTTTATGATACGGCATTGCAAAGAATTATTTGGGATAGTTATGATCAGAGAAAAAAATGGAAAAAAAAAATGCTAAAATTGTAAAACAACAAAAATGTTCTACATATTTAGACGAAAAAAAAATAAAAATAACATCATATGAAGATAGACCAGAAAAATTATTCACATATACATTTCTAGAATAGTAATTATTACCTTTTTTATAATTATAAATACACATTTTTGTTTATTTATATTTAAAAAATTGAACTAAAAGAACAATACTTATTTTATGATAGATAAATGAAAGTACTTGTATTTGATACTGAAACAACTGGATTACCCAATGGACGTAACCCATCTATATTAAATACACATGACTGGCCATATATTGTTCAATTAAGTTATATTATATATGATGTTAGCAATAATTTAATTATAGAAACATTTGATAATGTAATTGATTTAAAAGATGACGTTGAAATTACAAAAGATAGTATTGATATACATGGCATAACCAAAGAAACATGTAAATCTATTGGAGTTCCAATTAAACAATGTCTTAACCAATTCAACAATGCCATTCAGACAGTTGACATTGTAATTGGTCACAATATATCGTTTGATAAAAGAGTAATAATGGTGGAATGTATTAGAAATAATGTGCAACAACGTTTTAATTTTAGAGAATGCAAAAAACCCGAGTATTGTACAATGATGAACGGTATTGACATTTGTAAAATGGAAATGACTAATCAAAATGGAAAAAAGTATTTTAAATATCCTAAATTAAGTGAATTGCATAATAATTTGTTTGGGGAAATTCCAAATGGATTACATAATTCATTTGTTGACATATTAATTTGTTTAAGATGCTATGTTAAAATGACAAATGATTATGATATTGTAAATGAAGAGAGAATTAAACACTTGTTTATTGATTATAAAATCTAATTATTTAAAAACATGAGATTAAAACATAATATTTAAATATAATATTATGTTTAATTTAACAAAATTTTTTATTTATTTTATTAATTATTTATTTTATTAACCAGAACACATTTCGCAATTTTCATACTCTTGATTATCCGAAATTGCCGTCTCGTTTTTTTCTGGCTCAATCGTAAATTGTTGAGCCTGATGTTTTGGCTTACGACGCAAATAGTATAGTCCGGTTTTCAATCCTGCTTGATGTGAATAAAAGTGCATGCTTGTAAGACTTTTATAATCTGGGTCTTCCATCCAGAGATTTAAACTTTGAGATTGACAAATAAATGCGCCTCTATCTTTGCTCATGTCAATTAGTTGTTTCATTGGTATTTCCCAAACAATTTTATATTTATCTTTGAGATGTTGAGACAAGAAACTTAATTGTTGTACGCTACCTTTGTTTGCTATGATATTATTTTTAATACTTTCGTCCCATTTTCCAATTTTAATTAAATCATTCATTAAATATTTGTTCGCAATTACAAACTCCCCTGCCAATGTTCTACGAGTGTAAATGTTACTAGTTACTGGCTCAAAACATTCGTTGTTTCCAAGAATTTGGCTTGTGCTTGCGGTTGGCATGGGAGCGAGTAAGAGAGAATTGCGAATTCCATTGTTGACAACGTCTAGTTTTAATTTATTCCAATCATACCGTGAAGATGGAGTTACATTCCACATATCAAATTGCAAAATTGACTGTGATGTAGGGGACCCTTCAAAACTACTATAAGCACCAATTAATTGTTTGTCACGCAGTACAAACTCACCATCTACCAAATTATATAATTCATTTCTAACTGGTTTTATTTTATTATAAATATCATTAATTTCATCTTGTTTAAAACTATCAAACTTATTTACTGATTTTTCAATAAACAATTCAGGAAAATCTTGACCATTGTAATCATTATCCATTAAATGTTCATATAACTTCATCAAATGTTCACGTCTCACACTAGACAACTCCATGCTCTTTTCTAGTGCGGCGTGATACATAGTTTCAAATATATTTTTATTAACATCAATTGCATCTTGACTATGAAAAGGTATGTCCAACATAAAAAATGCATCAGCAAGTCCCTGAACTCCAACTCCAATAGGGCGATGAAGCATATTACTTCTATGAGTTTTTTCAGTTGGATAAAAATTAATATCAATAATTTTATTAAGATTCTCAGTGACAACTTTGGTAACTTCATGTAGTTTATTATAATCAAAAACTGGCTTCAACAATTGTTCAAGCGATTGATAACCACCTACATATTCATCGTCCAAATATATTTGAGGCACAGTATTTACTGTAGTGTTCTCATTTTCGCTTACTGTTTTGTAAAATAATTTTCGTTCGGTTTCATCATCCAATACTATTTCTTCATAAAAAATATTACTCTCTTTTAATAAGATTTTTGATTTTACACAGAAGTCGCATCCGGTTTTACTATAAATTTTTGCTTTATTAAACGCCTTAGCAGGAACTACAAATTTCGTTAAAGAAATGCTTGCCAAATTACATACGGCGGTCTCTTCAGGAGACGAATATTGAATAATCTCCGTACACAAATTACTTGATTTAATAGTTCCAATATTTTTCTGATTACTTTTTTTATTCGCTGCATCCTTAAATAAAATATATGGCGTTCCAGTTTCCATTTGAGCGTCCAAAATTTTAAACCATAAATCGCGAGCCTTTAGAGTTTTAATCGCTTTGCCTTCTGTTTCGTATTGTTCATATAATTTATTAAACTCATCGCCATAGGCATCTGATAGACCGGGGCATTGGTCTGGACAAAATAGGGACCATTGTTTATCAGTTTTAACTCTTTCCATAAACAGATCAGGTGTCCATAATCCTAAGAATAAATCTCGGCAACGCATTTCTTCATCTCCGTGATTTTTACGTAATTCTAAGAATTCTTCAATATCGGTGTGCCAAGGTTCCAAGTAAATCGCAAAACTTCCACTACGTTTTCCTCCTCCATTATGAATAATGCCATTATGGATCATGTAGTTATGCTCATTCTTCATTTGAAGATCGTAAAGAACTCCTGAATATTTTTCTCTCTTAATATTTATAATTCTACTCAGCAAATAATCATTATATCTTAAAAATTCAAATTTTTGTGTATCAATGCGTTCAATATTCATTAGGTCACAAATTTCATTAGTCTTTGGAACTCTTAGATAATAAGATTTATTTGTATTATTTTCTCCATTCAACGTTTCCATAAAATGTCCGATTGGTAAAAATCCCATTTTCATACAAATGAAACGAGCAGATTCAATTAAATTTCTAGAAGAATTATCAAATACAATCTCGTCATTTAACAATCCATCTGTATACAATAGTCCCTTCAAGATATATTTACATTTTTCAACAGGTAAATTTAACCATTTATAATGGATGTGTTTTGTATGATTTAAATCATAAACATCACTATATCTAAATGGCAGCACAATTGATTTGCTCCAATAAATTCTCTTATCATTTTCACCAATAGATTCAATTCTATAATTAATAAATTTATTTTCAAAATAAATCTTACAAAAATCAAGAACATGTGATTGATATGTTGAATGTAACTGAATGTATCCATAATTGCTATCATTGCTCATTGATCCATGTCCTAAAATGATGCCATACATATAACAATCATCTTCTGAAATGTTTTTAATATCAATATAATGGGATGGAATTTTATAAACAATCATATCATCACATGTTAATTCTTTTGCGTCAATCCATTCAAATTTTTCAATTGAATTTTCTAACTTATTTTTAATTAAATTATAATTTAATCCTTTTGGTTGATTAGTTAAAACACATACAGGATGGTCTGGTGTAATTTTTAGATTATCAATTGAATGAGCAGTTTCAATATTCAATATCTCTCCTTCATATGGATGTTCTAATACATTCTCAATTGTTTCTATTTCTCCCTTAAGATTATAAATTTTCGTTTCTCCGATAGAGCAATTTTGTATTTCAATTGGACCATTCGTTGTATAAATAATAGTTTCTGGTACAACACACTGATCAACATAGCGAGCAGTCATATTAAAAACACGAAGCATAGGAACAATACCATTACTAGTTCCATTGGTTCCTCTAATATGAGAGCCAGTTCCGCGAATGTTATGGACATGCAAACCAATTCCGCCAGCCCATTTTGAAATTTTTGCACAATCTTTTAGTGTATTATAAATTCCATCAATGCTGTCATTCTCCATAGCAATCAAGTAGCAAGAACTCAATTGTGGGTGAGGCGTACCGGCATTAAAAAGGGTCGGCGTAGCATGAGTAAAGTATTTTTGCGACATTAAATCGTATGTTTCCTTTACTTTGTCTAGGGCAGATCCATGAATTCCAATCGCTACGCGCATCCAAAGATGTTGCGGACGCTCTACAATTGATTTATTTACTTTCATCATGTAAGCCCTCTCAAGCGTCTTAAATCCGAAAAAATCAATTAAATAATCCCTCTTAAAATCTAACATTGATTGTAGTTCATCCGAATGTTCTGTTGCAATATCATACAGTTCTTTAGTAATGAGAGGACTTTGTTTTCCATTAATGTCTTTAAAATTATATAGCAATGTCATTGTTTCGCTAAATGATTCAATTGTACTCTTTTGATGATTAGATACTACAATAACACTTGCTAAAATAGCATAGTCTGGATGCTGAGTTGAGAGAGAAGCACATTGCTCTGCCGTCAATTCATCAATCTTTTTAGTAGGAATTCCGCTATAAAGTTGGTCAATTACTTTTACAACAAGTGCAGAATAATTAATATTAACATTGAATTCTTTACCAATTGTTTTTACTCTATTAAGGATTTTATCAAATGAAACGTCTTCTTGATGTCCATTACGTTTAATAACTTTCATTTCAGACATGTTCATGAATTCCTGCATGATATAATATTAATTAGATAAATTAAGTTTAAGTTGTTTGTATTAAATTAATAATCTTGACCCGCAAATACTTAATTAATAAATATACCATAATAGGTGTGCGTTTAACTTTAGGAAAAGACAAATAATTATATCCTAAATATTTTCATCAAATAAATGAATAAAATATACATATATGATATATGTTGTCTATGATAAAAATAAATAATCAACAGTTAACAATTCTAAAAGTGTCACTCGCAGTTATGATGTTAGTTTATATATTATTGAAAAATAAAAAAACAGAAGGATTTATGACTTGGGGAGAATATCCACGCGATCAAGTAAATCCTTTATTATATGAAGACTATCCTTTAAAAAAACCAAAAATGGAACTTAGTAACTTAGGAAGTGAACAATTATATAAATTTTATCCTGTATTTCCTGCTAATTCAACGCAGATTAATAACATTCGTTACTGGAAAACCCCAAATAATGGAAAATGTTCGCCAGCAGAATTTTGTGACGCTTACTACGGAGAGAAAAATATACCAATAAATGTTATAAATCCACCAGTTCCTGAATGGGGACCTCAACGTGTAAATTATTATGAATCTTAAATTAAATTAAATTAGTATTAAAATATAAATTATTACAAATAAAATTTTTGTAATAAATTATTCATTTATTTAGTTATTTTAATTTATTTAATTTTTATTTATTAAATAATACAATTTTTATATCATCCGCATTAACTTGCTCATCATCCAATTTATTATTTATTTCATTTGACATATTGTAATCACTTGTTAATTTTGTAACATCAATAAAACATTTACGATTTGTTTCATTAATTAGTTTTTTCTCTCTTTTTTTAGGCGCACGATGTTCAAACCCATGTTCTTTTTCTTTTGTTATTGTATTCCAAACGTTTTGAATTACATGAATTGCACTATTAAACCATGGTTTATTCCGCAGAACAAGAACGCAAGAAACTTCATCTAGTTTCCAATATATATTACGCAACCACATAAGGTCTTTGTTCTTTTCCATAATGCTGTCTTGCCATTCTTCAAATTCTTCGCGTGATATTTCAAGAGGAGCATACTCATATAATGGTTTTTCATCTTTTACAAAATACATAATAATGCCCTTTAAATCATGCATTTCTGTTCTACAAAATGAACCATCATTCTCAAATTCTTCATATGTTTCATATTCAACAAATCTAGTTTCTAAAAAATCACATTCGTTTAGATCGCACACCTCCATCTGTACCTGAGTTTGTATCCAATATTCCATTTTTGGTATTCCATTAATTTCACGATTAAATATATTTTTAATTTCAAGCATTCTACCATATCTATCTGATAGTGGACAGTCATTAATTCCGTCAGGTGATGCGGCTAAGAATGAATATTTATCATGAAGAATACATCCATAATCATGAACTTTAGTATTATAATGTTTCTCATAAAACATAATTGAAACCGGTTCATATTTATTTCCCCAATGCATTGGGGTTTCAGTTGAAACCCTACTAAACTTATTAATATCAAATGGCTTGCATTTATCATAAATTAATTGATTTTTTGATGACTCGCTGGCAAATGCTTTCCAAATACTACTTGCAGTTAAACAATTGTGTCTAAATTCATACCATTCACTTGATTTTTGTTCTGGTTGCGGTTTATTCTTTAAAATATTTATCTTTTCTGTCAATTTTTTAATGTTGGGCGGGTTTCTTATAAATGTTTTTTTAAACGACCGTTTTGGTACGAGTTTATAAGGCAATAATTTAAATGATTCCTTTATAAGGGGTATTATTTCTTCAAAATCATCTTCTGAATATTTGCAGTCAAATTGAACTTCCAATAGTTCTATTACATATTCTATTATCATGTCTTTATAATCTGGATTATTATAGATTAAAGGGTCATCTAAAATAATATTCTCAATTAATGTGCTAATTGTTTCAATTAGTGTTTCTTCATCATTAACATTAAACATTGGTGGTAATTCAACCTTGTTTGTTAGGTCAATAACAGTGCCCATGATTATTTGTATTATAGTAACTTATAATTATATGTTTAAATTGTATCAATTTTATCTTTTTTCTCTTTAATTGGTGCTTTTTTTGTTGAAGATTTTTTAGGACCTAGACCCTTTGTAGTTGATACATGTTTTTCGGATCGTTTCATAGTAAATTTCCTTGTATTTTTATTAAAAAGTAGCGAAGGAATACTTTTAATTTCTCCTGTTTCTTTATCATAATTTACATCCTTTGCTTTTTGTAGTTGTTTTTTATCAAGATAAACACTAAAATCTTTTTTTAATGTTTTTAATTCTGGGGCTGTTAATTTATTTTCTTTACTAATTCCATTAGCATAATCATTTAATTTCTTAAGTTTTGCGGTTTTATCTAGTTTACTCCAAGGTTCATTTTTATTCATATTGCTTTCTTTTTCAAGAAATAGATCTATATTTGATATATCACTTGAAATAGTTAACTTCGCATCACTGTTTCCATTTAACATCATGCTTTTGTATTTAATATTTTTAAGTTCTTGGCTATCATTTTTGCTCATTCTATTACAATATATAAAGACTATAATTTTAACTTATTTTTTTAAATTATTATAATATATATTATTTTAAGGTTGACTAATACATTAATGATAATAAATTAAAATAAATTAAAATAAAATAAATTAAATTTTTGACATAATACATATGGGTTAATTAATTAATATTAAAATATGACATTTTTTATATCAACATGGATAAAACAATAAATTTTTCAGGAAAATTAACAATAGATAAATTTAATAACATAAAAAACGGTACTATAGCCAAACGCACACAATTAAATGATTTAGATGATCAATTTCTCTCGTACAATGAACAACTAAAGATGTTAAATAAACTATTTATTGATGGGGAATGTGAGAATGACAAACTATTGAAGAGAGAAATAATTAAGAAAATAAATAGTTATAAATCACAAGACATTCATAAAAAAATTTACAATGAATTATTAATTATTTCTCTCTCCGATACATTGGAAAAATTAGTTTGTAGCAGATTAAATTGTTATTATTGTAAGGAACATGTTCTATTATTTTACAAAAATGTAAGAGACCCTAAACAATGGACACTTGACAGAATAAATAATGATTTGTGTCATTCAAACGAAAATACATTAATTTCGTGCATGCACTGTAATTTACAGCGTAGAACAAGAGATTTTAATAAATTTTTATTTACAAAACAATTAAAAATTACAAAAGAAAATTAAATATATAGGTTTAAAAAATAAAATTAAAACAATTTAGTAATTATAATGGAGCAATTAAAATGGACAGATGGTACAAAATGCGAAAGAACTAATAGACTTGCAGAAAATAACCCCATAGGAGAGGCACTTAAGGAAGGACCCGTTCCAGAAGGACTTACAACTCACAACAAGAGAGAACTATCAAATAATAAAATATTAGAAAGAGGAATGATGTCCCAAACCGGACAAAATCCATTTTTAAATAGAAATAATTACTTAGAAGACTTAAACATACAAGAAACATTTCTTAGACCAAAAAATAGTAATTTTGACATTGAAACTAAAAAATAAATAATCCAATAATAAAATAATTATATTTAAGTATTTTAAATATTTAAATAGAAAATACAAAATATATTTAAAATGTCATATACAACTCAAAATGATTTATTATTAAATAAATTAATGGATTTTTATAAACAAGAAGATAATTTAGATACAATGTTGTCCATTATAAATGGAGAATCTAAAATATCATTGAGAATAGTTGACTGGTTTGCTACTAATTTTGCCAAAAAATATTATACATTATACACATTGTCAGGAACAAATAAAAGATTTAAAGTTTATATGGATTATAAATTAAAATTAAAGGCATATTCAAAAAAAAGATTTGACCCTTTTTGTAGATGGGATAGAATTAATATTCCTTATAAAAATAATACATTCATTCAAACAACAATAGGACAATTAAATTTCTTTAAATGGGCATTAGAAAACGAAGTAATTAAATACATTAATGATAATTACTCCAACATTGAGAAAGACATGAATAATAGAAATAGCACGTCTAAAAGAAAAACAGTTACTCTAACTGGTACAAAAAATCAAACACGCAAAAAAAGAGAAGAATTATCAGTTTATGCTTCAAAAAACATTAAAAAAGAAGATGTTGAAATTGTTGTTACATTTGATTAATAAACATTTATTTAATGTTTTAAGTTAAAATGATTATTTAAATATAGCGAATCATTTTAACAGTATGGGAAATCAACAATCAATTAAAAAAATTAATTTTGAAGACATGCAACAATCAATACAAAATAAATACATTATAATTAATACACTACTTGTCGGAGAACAAGAAATATTAATAGAAGGCACTGTTAATGCGGAGAGAGAAATAGACATTTTAAATGATTGTTTAAAAAAAAACAAAACAGATGTTTATATAATTATTTATGGCAAAAATGCGAATGACGAAACAATATTTAAAAAATACAATCAATTAATATCTCTTGGATTTATAAACACTCATATTTATTCAGGGGGATTGTTTGAATGGATGTTATTACAAGACATATACGGTGAAGAAAATTTTCCTACTACAAAAAAAATATTAGATATATTAAAATTTAAACCTAAACAAATATTAAACATTAGATTTCTTGAAGATGGTTAATTTAATTATGGAAATTATTAGATAATGCATTGTCATAATTTGACGACATTAATGAGGTGTATTCACGTGCAATTGAAACATAATCAATCTTATTGGGTACAATAAAATTTCTAATTTTAGACAACCAATCAGACACAACATTCGGATTTTCATAAATGTTCACATTGCCGTCAAGAGTAAGTTGATCATAATTTTCAGCCGTAAGCCAATCTTCGTGATATTTATGACATTGTTTTAAATATTCAATTGGAATATGCTCCCCTGTCCTATTACGAATTACGACACGTTCATGCGCAATTTCAGGCTCGGTCTTTACATAAATGACCTTTGTAACTGGAACCTCAGAAACAAATTCATCAAACCATTTTTTATAAATAGTATATTCAATTAAACTAATTTTCTTATCATCATAAAGCATCTTTGCAAACACATTAGCATCAGTGTAAATACTACGCTCTGTAATAATGTATTTAATCTTTTTATTTTTAAGCGCGTCGCGAAGCAGAGAAAGACGCGAAATATAAGCCATCATTTGAAATTGAAACGCAAATTTTTCGGTTTCAGCATAAAACCTTTCAAGAATAGTAATACCATTCTCATCTTTGATAGTATTCCAAATGTTTACAGGCTCTTGCAAGAAATAATAATCACTGTCATTTTTATAAGCATCTTCCATATTAGATACAAGAGTTGATTTTCCAGATCCAATGTTTCCTTCAATAGCAATAATCTTAGGTGTCGCTTGGTTCATTTTGGGTAGTATTGCTATTTAATAATTAGTAAATGAACATTTCAATTTTTATAATTAAATCAAAAATAAATATAAATTATCATCTTAAAAAAACCAACGTTTTACATAGTAATAGGGATAATATAAAATTGGATAATCTTCATAATTCATTTCATTGTCATCTTTGTAAAACGGTACCTCAGATACTATTTCAACATTTCTTGGATAATAATAATTATCTGACCCCCAATAGCCACCATAATAAGGACTTTTGCGACGGACATTATATCTATGATTTCCTACTCCCCTGTATCCTCCCCTGTGTCCACCACCCCGGTATCCTCTGCCACCATGTCCTCGGTTAAAACCTTCTAAACCTTTATATTTATAAAAATGTTTTGCTAATAAGAAAATGGTAACCAAAAACATCGCACGTTTCAATGATAATTTAATGTTCATATAATTTAAATACAGAAATAATTTAAAAATTGAAACAATAATAAAACAATAGCAATATAACAACATACAACAAACCGCAATGGACCTAAACCAACGCAGACTTACCCGCGACGAGTGGAATGGTATTGAAGTGCCTGTTAATGAAAGAGAAAAAATGATTTTAAATTTAATTACCAGAGGATTTAATAATGTCCAAATTAAACAAAATAATAGTTTGTCAATTGTTGACTTTTTAAAACTTTCACCATTTGAAACTATTTCAGAATACATTTATGAAACACATATTGTCCCATTATTATTACCTCTTGTAAAAAAATATAAAATTACAATTCCTCGCCATAACTTATCCAATATTAAAATGAAAAAACAAGACTCCATTAGAGTAAAAAATTCAGCCAAGTATTTTGAAAATAGAGACAACACTCAAGAATTGTTTGAATTTAAATTAATTGAGTTACTGTCTGAAATGTTAGAAATTAAACATAAACGAAATAATTCAATCATCAAATTCTATACCATTAAAATGCTTATTGGTTACAATGTGTCAAATGTTAATAGAGTTTTGATTGAATATTTAAATCAGGTTTTAGAAGAACAGTCACAAAATATCACTAAACTTGAATTTATTAAAAATGGATATGAAATGATAGAAAAAAATAATAATATTTTGAAATATTCAGATGAAGAACTTTATGAACATCAAAAACAGTTATTTACTGTTAGCAAGCGCAATAATCCCAAACTTATTCTGTATATTGCGCCTACGGGAACTGGCAAAACATTGTCGCCCATTGGATTGTCCGAAAAACATAGGGTCATCTTCGTTTGCGCCGCACGACACGTTGGATTGGCTCTGGCAAAAAATGCTATATCTGTAAATAAAAAGGTTGCGTTTGCATTTGGATGTAACGATGCCCAAGATATTCGCCTTCATTACTTTGCTGCCAAAGATTACGTAGTACATAAAAAAACAGGAGGCATATTTAAAGTTGATAATACAGTTGGAGAAAAAGTAGAAATAATGATTAGTGATATTAAGTCTTATATTCCTGCTATGCTCTATATGTTAGCATTTAACCCTGCAGAGAAAATCATTCTGTATTGGGACGAACCAACCATTACACTTGATTATGAAAATCATGCTCTGCACGAAATTATTAAACGAAACTGGAGCGAAAACATGATTCCGAATATTGTTTTATCATCTGCCACATTGCCATTTGAAGATGAAATTTGCGATACTCTTACTGATTTCAAATCCAAATTTTCAAACGGAGAATTGGAACCAGAAATACATACAATTGTTAGTTATGATTGTAAAAAAACCATTCCAATTATTAACAAAGAAGGATTTATTGAAATGCCCCATTATTTATACGAAGATTTTAAAGAAATTAAAGAAGTTGTAAAACATTGCGAAAAATTTAAAACAATTCTTAGATATTTAGATTTAAATGAAGCAATTAAATTCATTGTTTATGTAAACGAACAAGGACTAGTTTCTAATGAAACGGATGGTGTTGAGCATGAACGGAATTTCCCCACAATTGAAAGCATTAACATGAAAAATATTAAATTGTATTATTTGAAACTTTTGAAGAAAATTAGACGCGAACAATGGTCTGACATTTATAGATATTTCAACACAAATAGAGTTTGCAAACAACCATCTAATATTTATATTACAACTGAAGACGCATACACTCTCACCGACGGACCTACAATCTTCTTAGCAGATGATACTACAAAAGTAGCAAGTTTCTGTGTACAGACTGCTAAAATTCCATCAGAAGTTATTACTGATTTAACAGAGATTATTGCGTATAATAATAACATTACCAGAGATGTTGACCAAATGGAGAAAGAACTTGAAGATGGAACGAGTAAAGATGCGGATAAAGAGAAAAAAATAAGCAAGGATGGTGATGATAAGGAACGTGGAGGAGGCAAAAATAAAAAAGGAAATAAAGAACAAGAAATGAAACGGCTAAAGGAACAGATTGAAGATTTGAGAAAAATGATTAAAAGCGTTGCTCTAAACGCAATGTTTGTGCCAAATACCAGACAACATTTAAACAGATTTAATCACGGCGAAACTACTAATGCGTTCACGTGTGATATTTCAGATAATGTAATTGAACAAATCATGCGCATTCATGGCATTGAAGACAGTTGGAAATTACTTCTTATGATGGGAATTGGAGTTTTTGCAAATCAAGAAAATTCGGCTTACATGGAAATCATGAAAAAACTAGCACAAGAACAAAAATTATATATGATTATTGCTTCTACTGATTATATTTACGGTACAAACTACCAATTTTGTCACGGATACATTAGCAAAGACCTAGGAACCATGAGTCAAGAAAAATGTATTCAGGCAATGGGACGAGTTGGGAGAAATAATTTACAAAGCACTTATAGCCTGAGATTTCGCGACAATGAATTGATATATAAACTATTTAGAACCGCGGAAGATAGACCAGAAGTAATTAATATGAATAGATTGTTTCATAGCGATTAAATTATAAAATATTTTAATAATATATAATTAAATGAATATTAAATTTGAAATCATAGAATTAATTTCTATAATTTATTATACAATTATTTTTGTTTCAGTTGGAATTTTTTTCACAGAAATAAATGATAGGTTCATTATAAATAGATTCATTCAACAAGATAAAAATTTACAAAGTCAATACAAAACAATGATTAGACATATAAGCGAAACCATTATAATAATCATATCATTAACTATTATAATTCATTACACTAAAAAAATATTAATTAAAATTCCATTTTTTTTAGACAATGTTAATCAATTTAATCATAAGAAAATAAAAGAAATAACAACCGCATCAGTTTTGGGACTATCTGTATTCCTTTTCTCAACAGGACTAAGAGAGAAAATTAAAATAGTAAATGAAAGATTAAATAATTAAATAAAATAATTACAAAATATAGTAAATAATTATATTTTTATATACTATATTATAAAATGAGTAAATTTATGAATTTTTTAACATTTAATTTAAGCCCATTAATAAAATATGATGAAAAATGGTGCGAAAAAATGAATTATTTTAATCCTTATTTAGACCCATTTGAACATAAATTATCGTCAAAAATGCCTTATGGAGATTATGAAGCATATAATATGTATCCTAAACATAATTGGGTTTATGATAAATTACTAATAGCGCAAATGCAAGGACTAATGGCAGGAAAATTAGAAGATTTAAAAAATAAAAACAATATTAATTATCCTATTTTTATAAAACCAAGATGGGGGCATAAAACAGGATCATCTAAAAATTGTTTTAAAATTAAAACAAAAGAAGAATTGCAAAAACATTTAAACGTTGATCATATGATGTGGTGTGAATTTATAAAGGAAAAAGAAGGAATGACAGATTATTTCTTATTGGATGGAAAAATTGTACATCAAGTAACATACATGTATTCAAATGAACAAAACGGATTTAGTGATGTATGGAAATACATATCATCTGAAAATAAACCACCGCATAAGATAACTGAATGGGTCACTCAAAACATGACCGGATACACTGGAGTAGTAAATGCACAATATAGAGGAGATGTCATTATAGAAATTGGACTGCGTTTAGCAAGAGGAGGCGCATATATCACAAGCACTGAAAATAAGGCACTAATTAAAAATATAAATAATTTAATTGAGAGAAAATATTGGGATTACTCATCAAATAAACAAATGGAAATTAAACCTTATTACGCATTTAAATGTTTTACAACATCTAATATATTCTATTTATTGCCACAACACCTAGTAGATTTATATGTAAATCGCTACAACATTAAACCATTCTACGAATACTATTTTGAACCTGTAGGAAATGAAGGATATACTTTTTTTCAATTTCTACATAATGATTTTAATGAAGGCATGGAATTAAAAGAAAATTTTGAAAGATTTTTTACATTAATTCAACATTTGTTTATATTTATGTTCATAGTAACTTGGTTTATTTTCATTAAAGACCGAATGTATGGAACCATTCTAATTATTATATTATTTTTCATGTTTATTACCAAATATTTAAATCCAATTACCACTAATCACGCCCTTTATAAAGCCATAAAACAAAATACGTCAAATGAAGACCCTAAAGGACCAGACAATTTATAATAATTAATAATAATTAATAATAATTAATAATAATTAATAATAATTAATAATAATTAATAATAAGTTATGATAAATTTATAAACATGTTATTCTTTAATAATTAAAATTGAAATGATTATAACAGTGATTACATAAAACAACTAATAAATAACATGTCAACAACTGAAAGTTTTTTAAGAACCGGTAGAACCATATTTAATATGACATTATTAAATGAACGACGCATAAGAAACATAAATTATTATAATTATGTATTAAATGTTCCGTTTAAACTAGTAGATGGAACGGTTAAACATCATTACGCGATTGAAAAAAATACACCTTTATCTATTATGCTCAGTCATTTAAGACAATTAGTTAGTGAAGATTTTGGATTGGAACATTTTGAAATTATTCCGATTAGTTTAAGATACGAAGCAGGGGATGAAATTAATACAGTTATAAATCGCTCCCAACATAATTTAAATGAAATTCTAGCACATGAATACCTGTCAAAAACCCCATCATTTTATGTTCGCCCTATGATAGAAGGAGCCAATATTACATCACCAATGATTACAGACAATTATCAACCAATTGAAACACTTGATTGTCCTGTATGCTTAGATAGCAAATCAAGTGCTAGAATGAATAAATATTTTAACTGCGACCATCTATTATGCATAGATTGTTTTGCTCATTGGAATTCAAGGAGAGGAAATAATATAAGTTGCCCTTTGTGTCGTTCTGATTTTATTAGATTAAGTTAAAAATATTTTTGAGGGTCATCTGTCTTTTAGTTTTACTTTTAGTTTTACTTTTAGTTTTACTTTTACTTTTACTTTTAGTTTTACTTTTAGTTTTACTTTTAGTTTTACTTTTAGTTTTAGGTTTTTTACTTATGTAGTCTCCATGTGCAGTTATTAATTCTAATTGTCTAGATGCTGTTTTAGACAATTCAGGTGTTATAACAGAAGATTCTATCAATTTTCCACTGATTTCATTTATTGGGGAATTGTTGACTACATTTAAATATACATTATATGAATTCATACATTTAATTCTGGCATACTCATTTAATAATATTATATTATCTTCAAAATATTTATCTGATTCTGAGAGTGCATTTTTTAATAATTCCATGCCATTGTCAAACATATACAAATTATTAACAGTCATTAATTGTTGCATTCCAATTTTAATATCATTTTCTATGTTTTGATCAATTTTAATATCATTTTTAATAGCATTTTTTATAGTTTTATCAAATGTAATATCATTTTTTATATTTTTATCAAATGTAATATCATTCTCTATATTTTGGATATGGTTACTTCTAAGCGTATACGTTTTTTTTCCTCCAACTCGTGGTCGTCTACAATTATCACACTCTTTGGTAGGACAAAAGGTAAATACCTCTGGCATGCCACGATTTCTAAATAAATTATTTATGTATGTTGCATAGTTAAATTGGTGTTTAGTATACTCAGCGTCACAACAATATCTAGCATTTAAAAATGGCTCTTGATGCCTCAAGTCAGCCGCAAAGTCTGCAGAAAGATATAAGTTATATCGCATGGGCGTAGTTCTATTAAGTTTGTAATCTACAAATGTAAGTAAAACATTTCGTAAATTTTGTATTTTATCAAGTGATACAATTCTATTTATATAAGGTGCTATCATATAACTACCCGATAACATATTAAATGTTAAATTATTATTAATTTTAATCATTTCCCCCGCAGCATAAATAGACGAAATTCCATACTTTTGTAATATTGTTATGTGTTTAGTTCCAAATTCAAAACAACTTTCAACATATACAATAAATAATTTAGGTGATATACTTCCAGCACCCAATCCAATAACCCATAAAAATATACCATTTGTTGATGTATAATTAAAAAATTCTTCATCACAATACGAATAATATCTATTTTGTTTAATAAGTTCCATTGAATCTGTTCTATAAGATAAATAATTTCTATTTATTCCTAGGTAATGACCTTCAAATTGTGTACAACATAAATTAGTTAAATTCATATTTATCTCAGTAACTGAAGATGTAACTGAATGCGGTGGTATATTATTGTGTATAAAAATATTATTAAGATCTATTGTTGGTCTTAAATCAACAATATTAAGTTGTTTAAGTTTGGATAAAACACTACGTCCTTGAGTGTCTCGCGTATATAGTTTTGTTAGAAATCGTTTCCTAGAATCAGTAATAAGTATTAATTTTCTATTATTCCAGTCGTTTATTTGTTGACGTGTCGTTCCAATTTGTGTATTATAAAATTCATATATCTGGCGATAAGACCAATAAGTATCTGATGTAATTATTGGTAACTCACCTTGTATTGGATCATTTGCAATTCGTGTTCTACCAAAATCAATTAAATAAACACGATGACCTTCTAAATAATCATAGTTGTTTACATACATTCCATTTTCTAGATGTGTATCTCCGTGAACATAACCTAACAAATAAAGCCTATTCAATTGATATGCATAATTTTCAAGTATTATTCTTCTATTATCAGTAATGTCTAGCACAGGGTTTGTCTGACTCCACCCAATAAAAGCATTACTTATATTAGTTGCTCCATTTAACAATTCCATAAAAATAAATCCTATTTCATTCACATTCGCATTTGTAAAAATAGTGTCAGCAATATTACGTAATATATGGTTGCTTCGCATTGTGTCGTATATATCTGAATGCGCAGGTTCAGTAGTAGCGCGTGTGCGACGAATCTTTCCTGATAAAACAATTGCTGGACATATTGGTTCATTCCATAAATCCATGGAATTTTGATATATTTGATTTTGAATTGTTACTTCATTGTTAAACTCTGATAAAGTAGTTACCTCTTTATTATTTGCAACGCCTTTAACATTACCAATTTGAACTAGTTTAAGTAATAATTCAGTTGTAGGCAAAACCATTTGATTTGTTCCTGGATAAACCGATATTATATTATCTGATGCCTGAATTGTAATTCTAACTAAAAAACCTCCAATTGAACTTGCTGGTAGTAATACCGCGTTATCTATAGTTACTCTAGCATTTTGTATATGAAAAATAGCACCTCCTCTCATATAATACCCAACGAATAAAATAATAATAATAATAAGAATTTATATGAATACTTATTGTTATGATTTAAATTATCCTAAAATTAATCTAAAAATACATCTATTAATTTAATAATTTAATAATTTATTTTTTCCACACTTCAAAAAAATTATTATAGCAAGGACCCCATCCTCCACTCTCTACATAATCTCTATAAAAATTATTATTTGTTAATATTTCATCAATATAATTTTTATTTGATATATCATGATAATCATTTTCCATAATTATTAAATTAATACCATCTAGTATTTCTGGCATATCCATTAAAATATAATAAAATGCCCCTTCACAATCCAATACCAATGTATCAAAAATAATATTATATTTTCGCTTTAAATCAATCAATGTAATAGTATTAACCAAATTATATCCCGCAATTAAAGTATCACTTGGAAAGGTATCCCATCCTCTTTGAATTAATTGTCTGTTTGATAATGCACTACTTTCTACATGGAAATTTAAATTATTTATGTCTCTATTTTCTTCTAATTGTTTTGCTATGACTGGGTCAGATTCCAATGTGACAAAATTATTTCTCTCTAAAATAGAAGCGATAATTAATGAATTTCTTCCTATATTTCCACCTATTTCCAACACTTTTTCTTTACCGGTTAAATATCTAACTGACATTTTTTGTTCAGGTAGTTCATCATTAAAAGTACCATAGTTCAATTTTAATTTAGAATGAAGGTTTTGGAGTTTTAAATTAATATTAATTGTGGTAATTATTGTATTATCTATTGTATTTATTTCAATAGAACATTCATCATTATATTCATTTAACTCTTCGCCATTTAATATATATATAAATTTTTTAATTCCAAATAAAGGGTCTGTAAAATAAAATGCTCTATTATGATCTCCGGAAGGAATAGAAATTATATTATTATTATTTAAACTCATCAAACATTTCATTGTCACATCTATATTAGTTTCTTTCGTTCCATATGAGATTATCATTTATGTATAATTGTATAACTTATTATTTATATAATAATTTATCTAAAATAAAAAATAAAACTTTAAAATTGACAATACAAATTAAAATTAAATTGTTATTTATTATATAAATGGAACTATGTGTTCATTGTCCACATTGTAATAATTTAATTTTAATTTATAAGAATGAAATAAATTGTGCTATATTTAGACACGGCGTTATGAAAACAACCATGCAACAAATGGACCCTCATTTACCTAAAGCAGATTGCGATAGATTAACTATAAACGGATTAATAATAGGTTGTGGAAAACCATTTAAATTAGTGAAAAATAATGAAGAATATATTGCGATTAAATGTGATTACATCTGAAACAAATTTTGCATCCATGTCGTGTATCGTTTATCTCTTATATTTTAATGTTCTAGATTGTTTTACACGTAATGATTTATGTAGTTTTTTATATTTTTTATGTTTTTTTGTTTTTTTTGATTTATTGTAAACCCTTTTTGTTTTGTAAAATTTACGTTTTTTAAATAAACCGCCTCTCATTAAATTAGTATTTGAATTATTTGATAATTTATTTATCATACCTCCTAATATTTTAATAGGATCGTTATATCTATATGAAAGATAGTCCCATTTGTATTCTGAATGTGCTTCTAAAAGCCTAGATTTTTCACCATCAGTCAATTCCCTACCAACCATTCTTCTAAAATATTCATAAGCAGTTCTATGATTGCCATCTCCAAAAACCTGAAAAATTATGATTAACCCTGATAAACAATATATTTTTTGTTCATGAGACAAACCATTAAACGCATTTATTGGATATTTATTGCCCTTTGAATCTATAAATACCGACGGATCTCTATATGCTAAATCTAGCCAAGTTTTTAATCTTTCAAAACCTTTTGAAAATTGGTTTGCTCTGTTATTATTTAAAAGTTCGCGTCTGATTTGGTCTCTCACCTCCACTGAATTTTCTTGACGTGTTCTGGCAATAGTTGATTCTACTTGATAGTCTAGATTCAAATTTACAAACTCAATAAATCCATTAAGACGCTCTCCATATTCTCTCTTAACATCATTAAATGATAATGTATTTGGTTCAATTAAAGACATTTATAATATAATTATATTTTAATTATATTATCATATTACTACAAGTTGGATTAATTTTATAATAGCATTGTCTAGACGCATTTTATTTTCATTGGCATTTCTCTGAAATAATGTCCATTATACGGTTTGTTTGTATCTAATGATTTTTTTAATGTTTTATCACTCATATATAAACTTTTAATACAATCTTGTTTACAAGTAAATTCACGAATCAAAGTATTATTTAAATCATATTGTCCTACTCCAATTTTATATAGTTGCGGAGTTCCATGTTTGCTTTCAAAATCTTCTTTTAATTCTTCATCGCAATTATCATATAACACATAATAATTTCCTCTTGTGATTGTTAAATTTTTAACTGGATTATCTAATGCAGAAACACTTTCATAATTGTTCAGTTGTGCTGCTGTTTTTCTATCTATATAGACATTCAATATTTCAGTTTTATCACTGTTTAACTTAGCAATATAACCTAAATTTTGTGTTTTCGTTTGTTTAGTTGGACTAATAGCATGAATCACATTAGGGTCTAACTCTCTATCCACCAATAACCATCTAAACCCTCTATAAATGGTATTTTCCAATACTGCTTTATTAATGCTACTACGTTTTATATCACTATTTTCCTTCATAACTTCTGTTACACTTTCATAAACTTTTACAAGTTCTAAAGTTTCAGGATGAATTTTTTGAAGTCTTGGTCCTAATGTAACAAGAGGTTCATTAAATCCAGTAGATACTTTGGTTTGAGTTGAGTTTATTTTTTCTACAAATATTTTGTTGGTTTGTTCAAGATTGTCAATTCTAGATGTTAATTGTTTTACGCTTTTAATTAATTCTTGTATTAATACATTGTCATTGTTTGTTTTATTCATTTCAATCAACATTTTTAATTGTTCGTTTTCAAGTTCTAATTTATTTGTATTATTGTTAAAATATTTAATGTTATTATTAATGACATCTAAAAGGGTTTTATAAGAGAGATTTTTGCCAATTAAAAATAATTCCAATTCTGTTTCATGTCCTTCCAAATCTGTGACCTTATTTAATCTAATAGTTTCGTGATTGTGAATAAAATTTTCAAAATCTTTGCTATTTTGGACTGAAAAACAATCCAATAGAAGACATTCTGGATAATTTGTTTTATGTTCATTATAACGGTTTGATATGCCTCTGCGACTCTCACCAATTTTAATAATGTATTTCCCATGCTCCAATGTTTTAACTTTTATAATGTAAATCATAGAACCAATTGTTGCAAATTGATTTAATAAAATTTTCTCTCTTTCCAAATATTTTTGTTCTTTTAATTTTTCTTCGGTTTCTTTATTTTTAGTGTCTTCTAATTGTTGTAATTCACTGTGTTTTTTTTCTATTTCCTTTTGCAAATCATATAATCCATTTAATCTAATTTCTTTTATAACTTCACATACCCAATTTTGGAATTTTTCAGCAATAGGTTTTCTTGATTTGAATAACACTTTATACAATCCCTTTTCGGTTAAAAAAGTTACTTGTTGGTCATCACCAAGGGTGTACATATTATGTACTACCTTTTCAGTTTCATCAAAATTTTGGATATTTGCCCTAATATTAGACATTTCTAATATAGTCCCTATATCATTTGCTCTAAATAAAGGATTACTATAATCTCCTTTAATAATAATATCTGTATGTGCATATATGACACCCTTTATTTAAATAGTTTATATTATTTATACAAAGGGCGTCAATACTATTGACACCCTTTTTTTGCGCCTGAAGATTCAGGAGCAAACATTTTATGATCACATATGCAATGACCATGATATTTATTTTAAATCATTACTTGTTTTAATTTAATAATTAAAATGCATTTTTTAATTATTAAAAGATATAAATATAAACCATACGACATATGGTCTTTAATTTGAGTAGGCGAGACCTCCCATTCCACTCATAATACGTAACACGTTGTAATTCACCGCATACACGCGGACCTTAGCAGTCTTGGTACCCTCAACCGTCGCATTTGACAAGACCAACTGTAGTGTGGCGTTATCAATTCGCGAGAAGTTGCACGTGCCACTGGGTTGGTGTTCCTCAGGGCGAAGGGCGAATGAGTACACATTAATACCAGTGTCGGGGTTACGGGTATGGTGCTGATAAGGCTGTACAAGGTCAAAGTAAGTTCCCTCGCGCTCAGAGAAACGATCCTGACCATTGAGTTGGAGCTTAGCAGTGACAACCGGGTTTTCACCCCAACAATGCATATCAAGAGAAGTCTCAGCAAGGACAAATGTACCAGCATCAGATACACCAGAGTTGAGAATGCCCGCATTATGGAAACCACTAGGACCATCAGCCTGAAATCCAAGATTGGGTTGACCGTAATTGCCGCTACTGTTGGCGCCACTATTATTCCACCAATCACTACTGCCGGTAACATCAACACCTCCAGCATCGTGGAATAATCCAGAACCATCAACAAACGAGGTGTTTACTCCCTCATAGCCTCCAGCAGCAACACCATCGGGTCCACCGAAAGCATGGATAGCATTAGGAAGAGCATCAACCGCGTCAGTGTAGTTAAACGGCTGAGCACCAAGAGTGCGGTATAGCAACTGGTTGCAGTCAAGAGATGAGCAGTAATCAACATTCTGATCAGGCTGGACAACCCAGATGAGTTCCTTACAGGGGTGGTTAAAGTTGAGTTTAATCTTGTTGGAAGATGAACCGACAGATTCATCACCAGTGAACTGGAGTTGTTCAATCAAGTACTCATGGGGGTTCTGTGCCATACGACGACGTTCATCAGTGTCAAGGAACACGTAGTCAACATATAGCGAGGCAGCAACAAGCGACTGGTTGTAAGCCTGAGTTACTTTCATGTTGGTGCTAGAACCAGTGCAGTTAAGTGATGAAACCGCCCATAAACACTCATCAATGGGGCGAATATCAAGATTAATCTTGACTTCGTGGTATTGAAGGGCAATTAAGGGAAGAGCAAGACCGGGGTTGCGGCAATACCAGAATTGTAAAGGAACGTATAACGTGGTTTCCGGAAGAGCATTACGGGGAGCACACACTTGACGAGGGGCTTGGCTGTCACAGGGTCCATCAACGGCACTGAAAGACGGGTCGGTAATGAAAGTCAACTGAACAGTGTTACCAATCATCTTGTAGTATCCACGTTGTTGTTCAGATGTAAGGGTAAGTTGGTTCCAGATGTGCATCCAGTCACCATATTGGCGATCAATGCGTTGACCACCAATTTCAACCTCAACCTGAGAAATCAATTGCTCACCAGGGAAATCTAACCAACGGGCATAAACGCCACTGGCACTTGCACCGGTGGCATTGCTCGAGTTAGCCATAGCCTGATTAATTTCAGGCAAAGTAACCTGTAAATATGTGCGGTAAGCTAAATCACCATTACGACTGATGGTACACGTTACACGGCGACCGAAATCAGCCTGTCCATTGAAAGTTTGTTCAATAGATTCCATGGCAAAGTTAGTGTAGCGACGATAAGTTACTTTCCAGAAAGTAATTTGAGGGTTACCCGTAAGATATACATCTTGGGCACCATAAGCGACGAGTTGCATTAATCCACCTCCCATTTTATAATATTGCTAAAGAAAAAAAAATTTTGAAATTTAATTTAATTCAAAATTATTTATTTGTTTTAATTAATTATTTTATTAATGTCAAAGTTTTCCTCTATGAATCGTTTAAGATAACTGTCTAAAAAAACTTCTTTTTTGCCTTCATGTTTTTTCGTAAATATGTACTTTTCTTCGTTTTTTCTTATTTGCCATCCATCTTCTAAAGCATTGAATAAAAATGCCATCTTCTGCAGTGTTAGGTAGTTAATTTGTATATTTTCCCCAGTGTTTATATGGATGTCCATTACGTTGTTATGAGAAAGTTTATAGTTATTTCTACCTTAAATAAAAATATATATCATTAAGTTAAATACTAAATTAAATATAACATTGGTTAATTAATTATTAAATTATGCCAATTTTTAAACCAAAAAACAATAAAAAAATTATGGTAAATCACAATAGCATTGTAACATTAGATAGCAAGCATACCGAAATGATATACAAATTTGAGCATGATGAAAATGTTGTAATTCCTAAATTAATGAATGAAAAAAAAAGATTATCTCTAAAATTATTAAAAAATGAAGAATTAAATATAGATGAAATATTGGACATTAAAGACCAAATAAATTCTATTAAAATTAAAATTAAAGAAACTAAAAATAAGAAGAAAAAATATCATTTGGACAATTCCAAATATATTTTTGATTATTTTGAAAATAAAAAACAAATAGCAGATGGGAAAAATAAAACAAAGAAATTAGATTGTTTTTTTAATATAAAACCTAATTTTGAAGATGACCAAACTGATAAAATTATAACAAATAATGTTCAGAAATTTCTAAATAATATTGATGAAAGTTTTTTTGATATAAATAATTATATTACTCAAAAAGACATTTGTCAATATTGTCATAATGGCGAATTGATACCAGTTGAACATGAGGGCATATTAGTGTGTAAAAATTGTGGAAAAAATACAAAATACTTAGTTGAAAATGAAAAACCGTCATACAAAGAGCCTCCAAAGGAAGTTTGTTTTTATGCTTACAAGCGCATAAATCATTTTAGAGAAATTTTGGCCCAATTTCAGGCAAAAGAAACAACACAAATACACGAAGATGTCATTGAAGACATTAAACAGCAAATAAAGAAAGAAAGAATTACATTAAAACAAATTACTAATAAAAAAATGAAGGAAATTCTTAAAAAACTCGGATACAATAAATATTATGAGCATATTCCATTTATAAAAGACAAACTAGGAATTAAACCTCCTATCATGGCTCCTGATTTAGAAGAGACATTGTGTAATCTATTTATAGATATTCAAGGTCCTTATGCAAAATATTGCCCAGATGATCGCGTAAATTTCTTAAACTATTACTATACTGTTTATAAATTATGTGAACTTCTAGGTCAAAATGAATTTTTGCCGTACTTTGCTCTTCTTAAAGATAGAGAGAAAATGATTGAACAAGATGAAATATGGAAAAAAATATGTGAAGAATTAGATTGGGAATTCATTCCAACAATTTAATGTTTATAATCACGTAAAACATTGTGAACATTTTCATGTTTAGTTTTATAATTTTTAATTATTTTTTCAAATTGTTCTTCTAAACCACAATCATTTTCGTTAAAACACACAAATCCTTTATTTGATTTATTTGAACGCAAAATTATTATTTTTTGATTAGGCATTTCTTTATTTAATTTTTTTAATCCCTCTATAATGTCATCTGAACGATGTATTAATTCAGGGTTATATTTTTCTAACTCAGAGAGATATAATTCATCTAAAACTTTACTATTTTTTAATTTCCAACTCATTATATAAATTGAATTTTTTATTTTATTATTATTTACATAATAAAATAAATATTAATTAATTTTTAAAATATTTTTTATGATTGTTTAATGGATATGCTACACATTTAATAATGCAACTATATAAAATATTAGGCAACCATTTATTTTTTTTGAATCCGCGCCATTCCAGACCACTACTTCTGTCAGTTTGATGCTCTTTTTTGATATGTTGTGTTGTAATAGATTTTATTTTACAATTATTATGATAATAATTCAAACATCCATAATACGATTTCATCATTAAATAATAAAAATGATTAGTTTTATATGATTGTTGTATTTGTATTTATTTTTATATAATGATAAACTATATAAAAGGTTATGAACAATACGTATAAATATGAAAATAAATATGAATGAATTTTACGTTGCGTTTAATTATCCTTTTCGTTTTATAAATTGTGCAATAAATGATTATCGTGTAGAAAATTTTACTGTTATGATGTTTGATGATAATTTAAAAAGTGAAAATATAGATGTTAACTCTATAAATTTACCAAAAGACATTGTTGATGTTTATTGGTATAAAAAAGGAAAAAATGATGAAGAACCATGGGAATTTATTGGAAAAATAAAATGTAAAGACAAAGAGTATTATGTATATTATATTGCCAATTGTGATTATACAGGGTTTGATTGTCAAGGCGACATGAAAATGTACATATCAGAACATTTGTCTAGAATATTGACTCACGCAGTACCAATTAAATTACATAGTTATGTTAATGATTCAATAAAATAAATCTATGTTGTATGTAAATAAATTAAATAAAACATAATTATTAAATTTATAAAATAATTATGTTATCTTATTTTCTTTTCGTTCAGTGTAATTTAGCGAGGAAAGCCTACTAAGTTAGCACCAATGCCGAATCCAGCACCACCACGTGCCGAAACAGCCATGCTAGGTAAATAAGTGTCAAGAATGCTAAATGTAGCGGCAGCAGTTAAAGCAATTAAAGCCACTTCGTCAAGTGATAAATTTCTTTTAGGAATTGCAAATGCAGCAATCGCAACCATTAAACCTTCTACTAAATATTTAATAAGTCTTTTAAGGAGTTCACCAATATCTAAAAAATCTAAGAGAGACATCTTTATAATAATTAATTAGAAAAAAATATATTATTCGTAAAAAACTTAAACAATATATATTTAATAATATAAATGGCTAATTCTAAACTGTCAAATGATTCTAAAGATAATCGCCAAGAAGGAGTTGAATATAAATTTAATTTAGATGGAGAAGAGAACCCTAAATACGTTGACTTGCTAGACGAGGACAAGCCCATTGCTGGGCAAAAGTTTTGCTGTGTTTCTTTTGTGTCTCCCGAACACATTATTAAACAACGTGAACATTTTTTGATGGAAGAATTTATTAAAGGTTGGGATTTTACTAAATCCATGGAAAAATTTACTCAGTTTTTAAGTTTTGTTTCATATAAATACAATCTTAACTTTGAAAATGTCACGGAGGATTTGCAATCATTTGTTAAAGAAGAAAAGGAAACATTGACTCAAAATAATTTGTTAGATGATTATAAAAATTTTCTTGATCGTCGCGAGGATGACCTTGAAAAGGTGTTTAATGAATTAAGTAATTTTAAAACATGTACGCGTGGGCTAAAAGTTCGCGGATGTTTTCCTACTCAACAGGAGGCAGAATTGAGATGCAAAATGTTGAGAGAATTAGATCCTCATCACGATGTTTATGTTGGACCAGTTGGACTGTGGATTCCTTTCCACCCAGAAGCATACAAGACCGGACGCGTAGAATATCTTGAAGATGAACTCAATCAACTTATGTCAGAAAAAAAGAAAAATGAAGAAAAGGCAAAAGAAGATTTTGACAAGCGTGTGAAGGAAGCCAAAAATAAGGCAATTGAAGACAATAAGAAGAAAGCATTAGAAAGTGGTAACAAATTAACACAGGCATTAAATAAAGAAGGCAATCTTGTTAGTGTTAAGGACATGAATACTCAAGAAATGCAATTGCTATCACAATCATCTACTGTAACCTCAGCCGACATTCGCAGAGAATTGTTTGAGGGCGACAATGTTGTTACCAATTTAGATACTGATCATGGATTAAGTGAATTGAGCAATCTATCATTTGATGTTGCACCAAAGTAGGTTTACTAATTAAACATTAAGATTAACATATAAAGAAATAATTATATGTTAATACAATGGAAACCGAATATTGTGATGTTTGTGGAAGAACTTGTGATGGTGTTCATGGTGGTAAAAAATATAATAAAGAAAAAAAATTAAAAATTTAGTTCATATTCTTAATAGTTATGATAGGTATGATAAAAATATAGTTGATGAAGTAATAAAACAAATTTATGAAATAAGACAATTGAAATATGAAAAGGTTTAATAATAAATATATTGTACTTTAATTATAATATATTTATCCCCACAAATATGTGTGACTTAATATCTTTGGATTATAATATCCATTAGATTTTTTAATTTCATATTCAATTGCTTTTTTGCGGTTTGTTATGCCATGACTATGTCTGCTATAATAATTCATTTGTCTTTTTTTATTAGAATGATTTTTTTTAGAATATAATTTGATAGGACTTCTATCTTTGTATTGTTCATACGCTGAAGCACCAAAATGAATTGTTCTATTTTTTCCAGAATTTAAATCTTGAACAATTACCATGTATTTCTTGTCTGGATTAGAACTTTTTTGAAAACTTAATATTTTTTCCTTCATTTTAGAATTTCCACCAATGATAACATGGCGGGTGCTACGCATTCCTTGTTTTTTTGATTTAATCGCGAGTTTTAATGCCTTGCTTGTAGACGAGCAACCTTTTTTTAATATATCTAAGTCTATTGCTGATGCTTTTCCTCCGGTTATTGCCGATGCCAATCTAGCACGACCCCAAGATTTTGCGGTTTGATTTGGACGAGAACCAGACGAATAATATGCTCCCATTCCTTTATTTTCTATTTTTTTTAAAGTTTTTATAGAACATCCTGTTTTTCTAGATAATTCCTTATTTGGTAATATGTTTTTAATTTTGTAAATTTTTTTCGCGGTTAAAACATGGTTGGATTTTTTAGATTTAAATGATTTTATTTTTTTACGCGTGTGATAAATTCCACGTTTATATAATTTCCTTGATTTGACAAGTTCTTTTTTTATGGTATTTTTATCTTTTTTAGTTAAATTGGTTGGAATATATCTCATGGGAATTCTTGGCATTATATAAATTAAATTTATTTTATTTAATTAACATAACACAAAAATCAATCCTATTCTAATATGGTGAATTAATTAAATAATTAATGTTTTCTAAAATAAATGCAATATCACTTTGGACTAGTCCTTCTCCTTCTTGGTCCAAAAGAGATTCTTCAATCTCATCGCCTTCATTAAGAGCAAACAACATGCGCATCCCACGTAAAGCGTAATCGTTGCGCTCTTCTATGTCGTCATCGTCATCGTTTGGTGGATGCCAAGAGTCAACATCATCTTCTTCATCATCTATAAAGAATCCAGAATTTAAATTTTCTTCATTATTGGTATTATTTACCATATTTTCATCAATCATATTAGTTCTGCAATTAGGACACCCAAAACCGTTGCGAGAAATGTTAGTGAGAAGACAACGTGAATGAAATTGATGACCACATTCGGTAATAATATAGTTGAGATTAGGATTAAGTATGTCCATGCAGATGGAACAATCAATCGTGGTGTTTTCATCATGAGTATTGCTCATTTGTTCTGGTTTATTAGTTTTAATAATGAACAATAAAGTGTTGCAAAACAATTCAATTTTTATTATTATTTTATTAAATAATCTCAGTTATTTAATAAATATTAAAATAAATATAAATTAAATAAAAATAAGTAAAAACATGTTTTTTTATAGAGATTAAATGCCATTTAATTATTATTTATTTATTTTTTGATAAAATAAATATAAATTAAATAAAAATAAGTAAAAACATGTTTTTTTATAGAGATTAAATGCCATTTAATTATTATTTATTTATTTTTTGATAAAATAAATATAAATTAAATAAAAATTAAATAAAATAAGACAAAATGTTGAGTTTTTATAGATATTAAACATTATTTATTTATTATTTATTTATTTTTTGATAAAATTAAATAAAAATTAAATAAAATAATACAAAAACATTGAATATTATTGATTATTATCTATTTATTTTATTTATTTATTAAAAAATTTCCAAATTATATATTATATTCAAAACGGTACTTAAAGAAATTCTGTATTTTAATGAATTCTCAAAACTTTTCTGGGCAAAAAAAAAATGGACAACGAAAAAACCCTTGTCCAAAAAAAAAAAATCCTGCCAACTCTTGGAAAAAATAAAAAATTCTCCGTAACACTTTTTTTTAAAAAAAAATCAAAATTAGAGCATTATCGTCACAACACACTTTTTTATGGTTTCGGCAAAGGATTTAGACGTTTTTTATGGTCATCATATATATGATGACCGGTCCCTCCAAAAAAACGCAAAAACCCGCATTTATTTACTCATGTATAAATTGTGACTATAATACGTATAATAAAACAGATTACGTTCGTCATCTGTCAACCCTAAAACACAAGAAGCACACAAATGATGACCAAATGATGACCGACGAGGCCCATAACAGCACAAAAAACGCAAAACTATATTACTGCATTTGCGGTAAGAAATATAAATATAAACAGGGCCTCTATGTACATCGTAAATCTTGCCTACTTGATGAAGGGACTAAAGACCATTTGGAAACTAATACAACAATAATTATAAATGAAGAAAATAAAAATAATAATAAAAATAAAAATAATAATAATAATAATAATAATATTAATAATAATATTAATAATAATAATAATAATATTAATAATAATTTATATGAATGTTCAGAGAATGATTTAAATTATAAATTAATGTTTATAGAAATGATGAAACAAAACAAAGAACTTCAATCTACAATATGTGAATTATTACCAAAAGTGGGGAACAACAATGTAACACATAACACGCACAATTTAACTAATAATATAAATGTATCATTATTCTTAAATGATAACTGTAAAGATGCAATGAATATGTCTGATTTTTTACAGACAATAGAAGTTGGCCTTGATGATTTATTTGTTACAAAAAAGAAAGGATTAATAGGTGGAATATCTAATATTTTTATAAATCATTTAAATAAAATTCCATTAGTTCAACGCCCTATATGGTGTACAGACAAGAAGCGCCGAAGGCTATTCATTAAAGAAGATACATGGAGCGAAGACATTGACAATGTTAAGACAACTGCTGCGATTAAGAATGTTAGTTATATTCAGACAAAAAATATAACCAAATATGTAAAATCAAAACCAAACTGGATTAAAAATGAAAATGATAAAGATGAATATATGGCAATAATTAAAACAACAACTGATCCACTAGAGGGAAAAACAAACCCTATAGTGGATAATTTGATTGAAACTATACATTTGTCATCCGACAAAAGAGAGAAATTAGATAAAAATCATATTGTTTACTAATATCATTTATAAAGTTGATTTATACATTTGAAGATTTAAAATATGACAAAAGATTCGTTGTAGATATTAATTTTATTTATAACGAATAATATATAATATTTATAATGAATAAATTTAAATATTCACAAACTTGGTTTCTGGGTTCTGAAATCAATATAAAATTAGAATATTTTTTAGACAAATCAAAAGAAAATAAAATATTAGAGATTGGTTGTTTTGAAGGGTTGTCTAGTGTGTTTTTTGCCGATAACTTTCTTGATAATCCAAATTCAACATTAACTTGTGTAGACCCATTTTTAACTATTAATAATAACGATCATAGTAAATTTTTACAGAATAATGAAGAACTGAATTTTAATTTTAATGTTTCAGTTTGTAAAAATTCAGATAAAATAACAATACATAAATTTACATCAGATATTTTTTTTTTAAATAATAATCAAACATATAATTTAATATATATAGATGGGTGTCATGAATCAGATTTTATAAAAAGGGATATGGAAAATTCTTTCAATGTTTTAGAAAAAAATGGTATAATGTGGATGGATGATTATGGTGGCGGAGATGGCATTCAAATAAAAAATAATATGAACCAATTTTTAGAAAAATATAATGGTCAATATAAGTTAATTCATATGGGTTATCAATTGGCTATACAAAAATGTTAATTTTGTCCCATTTTAAATGTTCAATTGTGTAAATGTTAAAATGTACAATGTTAATTAAATAATAATTAAATTAATATTAATATTTATATTTACATTTATATTTATATTTACATTTAACGGCGAATTTGTTTACCAAGCGGATTTTCTTACATTTATTTTTGGTCCTTGGCCTCGTTTTTTGATTTTATTGGGGTCATACATATCTTCTTCATCGTCAGAGTTCATATCTTTGGATATTTCCCAGAATTCTTTTGACCCTAGTTTAAAATCTGGTCTTGATTCTGCTTTATACCAAAAAATTTGGTCTTGTAATTTGTTAGATTTTGCGTTGTTATTTATAACTAAACATTCGTAATTTTCAGTGCATTGATCCATTACTTGACAAAATCCTTCAAATGTAGGAAACATTCCTGCATAATTTTCATAAATTCTTTTACGATTTGCTATATATGGTTCTCTTAAAATAAAAACATAGTCAATATTGGTTCTTAAGTTTGGCGGTACACCAAGTGGATATTGCATGGTAATGATAAGCATGATTTTCCAATGACGACCGTTCATAAAAAGTAATCTCATCATTTTATCTTTTGTCCAAGCATTATCATATAAACAATCATCTAATATGACAAATGCTCTAGGGTCAATATTTGACCTTTTATAACTTTCAACTTCTTTTAGAACTTGTTTTAAAACTAATTTTTGTCTTTTTAAAATATTTTCAATGATTGCTGTATTGTATTCATCATGAATAAATAGTTTTGGAACGTGAGAACTATAAAATCCATTTCCTGCTTCTGTTCCGGATATGACTGTTCCAATAGGAACGTCTTGATGAAAGTAAAGTAAATCTCTCACAAGATATGATTTACCAGTATCACGTCGTCCGATTAATACAACCACAGGTCCTTTATTTTCATCAGGTTTAAAACTAATATGACGCATGTCCCATTTTTTGATGTCTAATGCCATTAAAATGTATTAATAAAAATATATAAATAATCCTACGAATGTTTTTAGTTTAGATTTTTTATTATTTTTATTTTAAGTAAATAAATGGGATTTGAACTTAATTACCAAAAGAATGGCAACGAGAAGTTATTTTTAGATTTAGCACAATTGTTGGATATAGAAAATCCTCAAAATTATATTCCAATATATAATAATTTTTTTGGATTAAATGATACAAATTACAATAATATTAATTTAAATCATCATTTCTCTCTAAATGAAATAGTTGATCCTGTAAAAGAATACAATGTTTTTAAATGTTGTTTAAAACCACCAAGTAATGTTGTTGAGATAAAAAATGTTTTTTTTAAGTTTAGTCCATTATTAGACCCGGTTAAGTATATGATAGGTAAATATGATGCAAGTGATAATAATTTGTTGAATCTTCCCGATTTTAATAATAATAATTGTCACGCAAAATCTAGAGACAACAATAATTCTGCTTATGTGGATGGTTTTTTTACTTATTTAACTAGTCAATTGTTGCACAATCATGGTTTCATAAATGGACTTGATTATTATGGTTCATTTTTAGGAATTAAAAAAGGATTTAAAGTAAATGTAATTGATGATTTGGAATATTTATCAGATTCTGATTTTTTTAATAAAAATAAAGGTGAATTATTTAAACTAGACAATGATTACCAAAATGATTTATTTAATTTTAATAGTAGAAATTACAAGAAACGATTATTGATTGAAGACATATATGATGTAGACAATAATGACATTTTAAAAATAGACAACCTTGAAAATATTAGTGATATAAATAATCTATTCCATTCATCTGAAGACAATGGGCCTAACATTGTCGTAGATAGTGATTTAATATATGAAAATGTAATGTTATTGCCCAATGAAAACAATGCATCTATGTCAAATACAAGCTCAAACACAAAAGGCAGTAATAGTACTTGTTCGTCTAGAACATCAAATACTGGATCATGCGAGGATGATGATGTAGTAAGCGATGATGGTGATAGTGATTATGAAGATGTTGAAAGTGTTTCTGAAAGTATATCTGGTTGTTCAACTGCTTCAGAAGACGTAATAAACGCAACATTAAATCGTTTTCCTGTTAGTATAATATGTCTTGAAAATTGTAGTACAACATTAGATGATTTAATGTGTTCTAATGAATTATCAACAAAAGAATGGGCATCTATTTTAATGCAAATAATTATGATTTTGATAACATATCAAAAAGTCTTTAATTTTACACATAATGATTTACATACCAATAATATAATGTATATTGAAACTGAAAAGGAATTTTTGTATTACAAGTATAATAATAAGCATTATAAGGTTCCTACATACGGGAAGGTATTTAAAATTATAGATTTTGGTCGTGCTATTTATAAATTTAAAGGAACTACAATTTGTAGTGATAGTTTTCACAAAAATGGGGATGCGGCAACCCAATATAATTTTGAACCATACATGAATGAAAATAAACCTAGATTAGAGCCAAATTATAGTTTTGATTTATGTCGTTTGGCTTGTTCAATGTATGATTTTTTAATACCTGACGGGGACATAAATAAAACTCCTATTACATCATTAATAAATGATTGGTGTAGTGATGATAAAAACCGAAATGTATTGTATAAAACAAATGACGAAGAAAGATATCCAGATTTTAAATTATATAAAATGATTGTGAGAACAGTGCATGCGCATACACCTCAAAGTCAATTAAGTCGTGAATTGTTTTCACAATTTTTGCTGGCGAGAAACAAGACATTAAAGATTAAAAAATTAATAAACATAGATGATATTCCATCATACATTTAATTTGCTAAATTTATTATATATTATTTAATAAATTTAGAACCCTGGGTTGTCAACAAAAACCGATACATTGTTGGCTCCTCCCATCATTTTGTCTACATTATTTTTGGCAACATTGAATTGGTCAGCAATAAAAAGTCCTACTAATGCGCTTAAATATACGTGCAATGAATCTCTAACAAGCATTTTTAAAGGTTTGTCTTCTTTTAATATAAATCTCATTTCTAAAAATTTACATAAAAAATATACAACCGAAATAATGGTGGCTAAAATAAATACATTTTCCATTTAAATTATAATACAATTATATTATTAGAAGTTTTACGTATTTAAGTTAATACATCAAATTCAATTAAAGGTTCACTGTTAGTTTTTATTTTTGTATGAGACATGTCATGTATATCTAAATCAACGAGAGATATATCCCCGCCGATTCTAAGTTTTTCATTATCATCGTCTTCATCGTCTTCTTCTGCCTTACGTCTTTCATGATTAACAGAACTAATATGTTCTAAACGTTCAATATCTTTTGACGCTTCTATAAAATTATTTGTACCATCGTGGTCAAAAGCGATGTCGACATCACTAAACTTAATATTTCCTTTAAGTGCTTCAGTTCTCTCTTTGGGTGTCATTGTAATGTTTTCAAGTGTTTCATCTGGTTGCTCAATTTCTTTCTCATATTCTTCTACATGTTCTTCAATTTCTACGTCGGTTTCTTGTGTTTCATCCATGTATGCTCTTAAAATCTCTTCAACTGGAATGCTCTCTCTTATAGATAATAAAATGCATTCTTTTACAACTATTTCTAATTCTCTATTATTTTTTTGTATTTGAAGTGGAGCAATGTTTTTTTCAAATAAATAAACATTTGTGTAAATTTTTCTGGCTACATTAATATAGATTTTGTGTATGAATTCATCTAATGAAGGTACATTAATATTGATTTTTTTTTGTTTTTGTCCGACGCGAATGCATGTTAATGATTTAAGTTTAATGATGTGAACACATGTAATTAATTCTTCAATATATCCGCATCCGCTCTTTTCAATAATTCTTTGTTTCTCATCTTGTATCATGCTTTGATTCCATTTTGGGACTCTTCCAATAAAATTTTGGAATGTCATTAAATATTTATCAAGTTCATTATTTTCTCTACATAATTTCCACGCTTCATCAAAAATGGCTCTAAATCCATCAATGATTAATGGTGTCAATATATGAACTAATCGCGCGCACCATTCATTTTGTGATTCTGTTAAACTAGATACTGAATAATCGTCCATAATACTAATATAACATTTTTAATAATTTAATTTTAAACTTATTATAAGTATTTTAATTTGTCTAAATATAAAAATTGAAATACTTATATTGTTACTATCATTTAATTAAATAATTACAGCATTACAATGAACATTAAACCTTCTGAAATTTACTTTACTCATAGCACTATAAGTTATAAATTTACTGGTTGCGGAAAGTTTCTAGACGAAACATTAAATGAAATAATTAATGGCACTACTAAGGTGGACGATATTCCAAAAATAAAAGTGTTTTATACTCAGCAAAATGGAATCGTTAAATACTTTTCTGAAAATAATAGACGCCTCTGGCTGTTTAAACATTTGGAGAAATTGGGATTGTTGGATACGGTGGAAGTTCGCATTGAGAAAACAAATAATAAAAAATATATTAAAAATACTTATTCACTTGATGCAAAAGTAAAAGATTTGTATAAAAAGAAATAGGTAACATTTTAGGCATTAAATAATTTAAAATTCGTGAGTAAATTAATATTTAAATGTTTTATTAATAAATAATTAATGAAAATATTAGTATTTTTTTCAGGGAGTTTAAGATTAGATTTATATACATTGATCCATTATATTAAAGAATTCAAACAAAATTTTGAAAACACTAATTATGAGATAACATATTTATTTATAACAGACAAATCCACTCCATTTATGTATTGTAACTATGCGCATTTAAAAGAAGAGTTATCAAAACACGTGAATGTTATATTCATAGAAAAAAACATGAACTTGCGTGTAACTACCATAAATAAATATAGTACAATAAGTTTAATGTATTATAAGCATATACAAAATTACATTAATAAAACTCGCTCTGAATTTAATTACGTAATAAAAATGAGAAATGATGCCATTATCAAAATAGATGGAATAAGTAAATATTTTAATAATAATACTTATGTAGCGCCTAGATATTGGTATTGTACGAATGTCAAAAACACTGCGAACGATCATTTAATCATAGTACCTTTTTCAAAATTTATGAACATTGATTTTTCAGACGAAAATATAAATAAATTAGCCCCATTAAATTATGACACAGAAAATTTAACAGAAACTATGTTTTTACCTGACAAACCGATTGACCTAAATGACATATTAGAATATGTATTAAGTGGTTCATTAAAATTTCATATAAAAAATAATATAATTATCTCTGGAACGTTTGATCCTTATAATTCAATTGCGGTATTACATTAATAATATTGTTTATATTAATATTAACGTGATTGTAATATTATTAAATTTTATATAAATGATATATTTTCAAGACATGCGTCTGGTTTAATAAAGAGAAAATTTAAAATAACTAACATTAATATTTTTTCATTTCTAAATTCTCTTTTAATTTTATTAAATGTTAATAGCAGTTGGTATTTCCTTGTCTCGTCCATTGTAGTTTTTTCAATATAATCCATTAAATCTAAAGCGCAATAACCTTTTTCATATAATGTATTTGACAATTCGCAATATTCATTTAATTTTTTTAATTGATTAGATTTATCTAATTTTTTTTTTAACCAATTTTCTCTCGTTTTGTCTTTTATAAATTTATAGGTTTCTTCAATGTGATGTTTATTTAAATTGGTATTAACATTATTAATAATTGGAAGTGATAAGTATATTTCACAAAATCTAGATAAAATAGGTTTTAATAATTTGTATTTGTCTTCTACGATAATAAAAAATCTGGTTGTATGACTAAAAAGTTCTATGCATCTTCTTAGCGCGGATTGACCATCTATTGTTAATTTGTCTGCGTTAGAGAGAATTATGCTTTTAAAAAACCCATTGTTTGTATGAGTCTTAGCAAAAAATTTTAATTCTTCTCTTATAAATTTAATGCCTTTTCCGTGTGCGCAGTTTACATACATTACATATGATTTAATCATGTCTTTGTCATTTTTATAAATCATTTTAATAAAATTATTTACTAATGTTCGCTTCCCACTTCCACTTGGTCCGTGAAATATTATGTTTGGAATTTTCTCTATATCAATGAAGTATTTCAATTTATTGTATATTTGTTCATGAATATTGATTGCGTTCGCTTCTGAATTTGTGTGGACAATAGAGAGTGGGTGTTCCATTGATTAAATAATGTTATGTATATTTAATTCAAAATTTGATAAATTATTATTTATTAATAATCACATTATTAAACTAAAAAAATGGAAATATGATATTTATTTTACAAGAATGAAATAACTACACTAATGCGGTCGGTATTATTTATTTACCAAGAATGAAAGAACTACGCTAATGCAGTTGTTGTTGATATGCGGAAGTAGTGTGGTTGTTGTCATTTCTGTCACTTCTGTTACTGAGTGGTGTGGTTTGGCAAAATACGTGTACCAATGCTGAAGTTCGCGCTTAATGCTGTTGAAATCCCTTCCGATTACAAACGTTCCATCGCCTGGCTCATAAGATACGAAGAAGTTTTTGTGATATATGCGATATAACTCTCTTTCTCTTCCGTATCCTTCGTAGTTGGCCATCTTGGAATATTTGTCCTGCTCTGCTAAGTCCAGCATTTTGCAAATGTTATTGTAAATTGCTCCTCCACTTGCATGATCCAGATTATCACAGTTGCATATTACGATTGTATCTATTTGCATAATAAATTCCTGTAATTTATTCTTTATAGTCGTATGTAAATCAATCCAAGTTTTATTTCCATTGCCATGAATATTGGTCTCTTCTCCTTTAATTTCCTTGTGATATCTCTCAAGGAAATCAAACAAACCAATAATTTTCCTGCATTGCTCGCAATAATTATGGTGAAATTTATTAACGTCAAACTCGTTTTTTAAGAGTTTGCGACAATCTTTGCGCAGTTGTGAATTCTCTAGTGAGTTAATTATTTTCCCAGAACGCAGGACCATTCCGTCTTTGCTGCTGTACATGAACTGAGTAGGTCTCATAGTATTGTGTAGTTTAATGCTTTACCCTAATTATGAAAAAAGTATTTCAATTTTATTTATATTACACATAATATTTCAGGTTGATTATAATGAAAAAATCATAATTAATTTATTTATAGCAATTGAATGTCCTATTTATCTATCTACAATTCTAATCAATGAATTCAAATAAAGGTTATTGACGAAGAATGTCGCGAGGTTTAAACTGATGGAAACTCTGGGTGGAGCGAGGATGTAACGAATTTATAAGGTTCTTGTGAGTGAGCATGTTGCCAATGATGTCGTATGCTTGCGAGAAAGACGAGCGGTCGCCCCTTCTACGTTGAAGTTCAATAAGATGGTACCCTTCATCTTTGAAGATTTTGAGGTTGAAACATGAAGACTGATCGGTTCCTGTCTTATACTCGCATTTATATTTAGACTTGATAGGGTTGAATGATATAATATCAATGTTTTTATCATGAAGCACTTCGTTGACTGTTTCTATGATGTCGTGTAGCGATGACGATGAATATAAATGTGTCGGCTCTACGACGAACGGTGAAGGTGGGAGACTGGGGGCTTCTATTGCACTTGTAAATACATCATTGCATTTATTAGCCATTCCAATTCTCGCATTGGCCAATACCCATGCGCTTACAACATGATCATATGATATTGTTCCATTAGATAAGTCTGCTATGATGCGATTGTTGTGCAATCTAGAACCCGTTGACATATTGATAAATGATGCAGTGCTTCCGCTTATTTTCTCAAATAAAGCAATCTTGCATATTTTGATACCTTGTACCCGTCCATAACCGCATGAAAATTTGGTAATGACGCAGTTGTCAATAATGATAGACTCCGATTTATTTTCAAGATTGTTCATGGTATGGTATTGTTTGAGATATATTTATTTTATAAAGAATTTCAATTTTTAAAATAATAAAATAATAAATAAATATAATTGACTAGATGAACCAGTTATATTTATTTAAATTTATAATGTTTATAATATACGTAAATTTTAAGGACCGGCCCAACTATGTAAACTTTGTGTATATGGATTTTGTTTAAAAGCGGTTAATATATCAGGCTGTATTCTTTCACATCCAATCTTTCCATCATCATATTGTTGGCGAGCATTAAAATGACCAATGCTATCAACTGATGGCGCGCTCATCATAGCAACGGTAGGTCCAGTTCCTCTAACCCACATTCGGTTGTTCTCGCGGTCTCCGTCACGTTTATCAATTTTAATATTTTCTTCTGGATTAAATATTTGTGTTCCTCCTTGATTTGGACGATTAATATATGTTTTATTGGGATTATTTCTCTGATTATATGCTGCGTTATAGTTCATTGATCCTTCTTGGTTTGCCCCTCCTCCGGATCCTCCAATATATGAAACGCTGGTATCTTGTCTATTATTTTGAATGGTTTGCTGTTTAGATACTATATAAGCCCCATCATTTTGATTTTGAATGTTTAAGTGATTATTATCTAATTTTCCTTCTTGCATCTCTCTGTTAGTTGTCTTGGTTCTATCTGCTGGATTGTATACACTACCGGATGGCACCATTGAACGGACGTTCTCATAAGGTCTGGCATTTCCAACAACATTTTCTTTTCTGGTAGGTCTTAATATGTCAAGTAATGGTGCAACAACCGCTTTAATGGCTCCACTAATAAATCCGGTTTCATCTGGATTACATTCGGTAGTACTCCTATTTGTAGGTAAAAATTTATATCCATCTCTTCCGTAATCGGCTGTTGTAGCGGGGCAATTACTACCTACTCCGCACGCTGGTCCATTTGTCGCATTGTATTCAGATTCGGTTCTAAATGACGGGTGATAATTTTGCGGAGCATATCCAGCCTCTCCGCCTGATGCTAATGCGCTTGAACCAAAATATTCTCTAGTGGTGCCGGGTCTGGCTACATCTTGCAATATTTCTATACCTCTTGCAGTCTGTGCCTTTTCTTGTCCTGTAGTTGTAAACCATCTGTCAGGTGTATTGTTATAATATGTATCTGGTAAATGTTTTTCTACTTTTCCTATAAATCCAGTATTTTTAATATAACTATCTGCCGGTCCTTCGTGTCCTTGTAGTCCATATGTAGTTTTTGGATTAGTTAGTACGCGCAAATCATCTACATTTTTTGGTAGCCATTTGTCTCGTGCTTCCATTCCTGAGTTAAATCCTCCTGATCCGCTTGCGCTAAATCCTTGGTTTAATCCAGGCGCAACAATTTGTTCTTCCCATGGTTTGATGTTAGCCATTCTTAAACTAGGATTGACGCGAGATTGAAAAAAATCAGTTTGATTAGGAGCGCCATAAGCCCATTGTACATTGTCTTGAGGCTTAAATAATGGGGCAACCTCTTTTTTTCTAAACATTTGTGAGCCTGAACCTTGCATGTTGTCCATGATGCTTTCTGATAAGTTGGCATCGGCGGTTGCTCCTCTTATTTTTGCTCCAAAATAAGGTGTCATGTTATTATGTTTGAATTGTTCTGGATTAACTTCATTTCCTGTTAATGACACAAATTGTGGAGGTGAAATAAGTTCCTTTGCTTGTTGTTGCGAGTTTTTAATATAATTCTCTGGATTAAAAAACTTATCAGTTGTTTGATTTGGATTATTATATTTTTTTATATTTGCGTCACTAACAGGTTTTAAAACGGGATAATTAATGGGTACGTGTGGTAAGTTAGGCAAAGCATTTGGATTGCTTGTCATGTTTGTAAGGGCCTCTTTTTTTTTATCCTGATTGGATATAACATACATACTGCCTAATGCTATAAGTGGTATTGCTAATTCTGCCATTATATATAATGGATTATATTTTTTCATTATTTAACTGAACTACAATTGTTTGTAGCGCCACACGTTTTAGACAAATCATTAAATGGTCCATTAAAAGGTCCAGTGTATAATGGTTGAGGACTAGAGTTATCTAAGCAATAAGGTTTAGCGACATAATAGTCTTTTTCTAATATTCTGGTACTTAAATTGTTTTGAAAAGGCAAGCATACATTTTCCTGAGGGTCTAATGGCAAAATATACCAATTTACTTGTTCTAAATCTCTCGCAGTCCAAGCCGGATTAGTAGCCCTTGGCTGTTCAGTTATTGTACCAATTGTTGGATATTCTATTCTACTACTTTTGACAGCAGTTCGTTTGTAATCATCTTGTCCTAAGCAATCTTTATTTACTTTTTTTGTAAGCCCAAACAAATCACTTTCTAAATTTACAGTATTAGTCATTAAATTGCCTCCCCATCCTTGCATTCTAATATACGGGTCATCAAAATATGCGGGTTTTTCACCATTTCCTGGAACATTTAAAATCCATCTTCCTTGGTCTGTGCTTTCCTGTAATTGTTTTTTAATTCTACAAGGGTCATCATGAAATCTTGTAAACGACATTATATATAATTAATATAAAAATAATTATAATTAATTCTAAACTTAAATAAATGTTATTAATATTATTTATTAATGAAAACTGCAAAAACAATATGTCTTAATATGATTGTAAAAAATGAGGGACATTTAATAGAAAAAACATTGGATATGCTAGTTAAACATATTACTTTTTCATATTGGGTAATTTCTGATACGGGTTCTAGTGATGATACAAAGAAACTTATTGTTAATTTCTTTAATAAAAAAAATATCCCAGGGGAATTGGTTGAGCATGATTGGGTAGATTTTGGACATAATAGGACAAAAGCATTAGAATGTGCTTATAATAAAACTGATTATGTATTTATTTTTGATGCGGATGACTGCATATATGGAAATTTAGAATTACCATCATTAACACATGATATGTATCTTTTAAATTTTGGAAATGGCTTTGTTTATAAAAGACCACTATTAGTTAATAATAGGTTAAAGTGGAGATTTGTCGGGGTTCTTCATGAATATATTTCCTGTGATGAAATAACCACCGAATCAGAAATAAACGGGGACTATTATATTGAAAGCGGTAAAACAGGGGCTAGAAGCCAAGATCCAAACAAGTATTTGAAAGATGCATCAATATTGGAACGTGCTTATGAGACTGAGACCGACAATGGATTAAAATGTAGATATGCCTTTTATTGCGCTCAAAGTTACATGGACGCAAATCTTATAGAAAAATACATTGATTGGTATAAAAAAGTATTAGATGGAAACAATTGGCATCAAGAAAAATATTATGCTTGTCTTATGATATCAAAAGGGTTTTTTATTTTAAAAAACCCCGAAGAAGCCGTAAACTATTTAACAAATGCTTGTAAGTATGACATTGAAAGAATTGAGAATATATCCAGATTAGTAGAATATTATTATAATAATGGCACACATTTAATGGTAAATTTAATCTATGAAAAATATAAAAATTATGAACATGACCCATGTAAATTAAATCGTAAATTATTTTTATCAACCGCAGAGTATGAATATAAATTAGAATATTACAATTCAATCTCTGCATTTTATATTAAAAATTTTATCAGTGGTTATGAATGTTGTAAAAAAATAATAAATTCTAAAAATGCCCCATTGTATACAATTAGTTCTGCTATGTCAAACATTCATTTTTATAAGGAAAGCATTGAAAATGATAGCATTAAAAATCTTAAAGAATTATTTATAAATTTTAATAGCAGATTAAATCACGGAGTAGACATAAATAAATATATTAATGGATGGAATATTATTTATAATAAAATAGATTTTAGTATATACAATGATTTATTAATTTCTAATATTAAAAATAAATCCTCACCTCGCATATTGTTATCAATTACAACTTGTAAGAGATATAATTTATTTGAAAAAACAATTAATTCATTATTAAATCAATGGACAGATTTAGAATTAATTGATTATTGGTTTTTAGTAGATGACAATTCGTCAAATGATGATAGAGAGAAGATGAAAAATAAATATCCATTTTTTGATTTTTATTTAAAACAATCGGATGAAAAAGGACATCGGAGTAGCATGAATATAGTTTTTAATAAATTAAATGAATTAAAGCCTACATTTTGGATACATTTGGAAGATGATTTTGTATTTTATGATAAAATGGAATATATCAAAACATCATTAAAAGGATTAGAATTAATGAAAGATGATAATGTAGAGCAAATTTTATTTAACGCGTGCTATGCCGAAAGAGTAAATGATTATAATGTTAAAGGTTTTATTGACAAACGCAACGGGTTTTATTTACAAGATCATCAAATAAATAAAAAATTTAATTATTTAAATCATCATTATTGGCCTTACTATAGTTTTAGACCTTCGTTGGTAAGAGTTTCTGCAATTTTAAATGTAGGCAATTTTGATAGTGAAAACCAATTTTTTGAAATGGATTATGCTAATAAATGGCGAGACGCTGGTTACAAATCTGCTTTTTTTAATAAAATAACAAATGTTCACATAGGGAGATTGACATCTGAAAGAAATGATAAAAAAATACTAAATGCGTATGAATTAAATGGAGAACATCAATTTATTAAAACAACTCCGTATATTAAAATTGTAAATTTAGAGAGAAGGGTTGATAGAAAAGAAAAAACAAAAAAAATATTAAATGAGTGTGGCATAGATTGTTTTGAATTTGTTAAAGCAGTTGATGGCAATGCCATAACAAATGAAACAGATGATTTGGAATTGTTTATTGGAAATGATTTTGGAAGTAGGAGAGGATTTATAGGATGTGCATTGTCGCATTATAATTTATGGAAAAATTTATTAAAAGACGAAGAGCATGATTATTATTTAATAATGGAAGACGATTTTGAAGTATGTTGTGATTTTAAAAACAAGATTGAATCTCAAAAAGAAGAAATGAAATCAAAATCAATAATATTTTTTGGATATTTAATGTTTGAGAAAGAGAGGAGCAAAGTTAAAAATATTTATGATATAGAAAGTGATAATATAACAATTAATAAATTAAACCACACACTTTACATTGGTGGAACATGTAGTTATAGCATTAATAAAAAAGGTGCCAAATGTATGATTGATTACATAGAAACTAATGGAATAAAACATGGAATTGATTATGTAGTTGGAAAATTAAACCATCAAATTTGTTATGAAAGTCAGCCATTATTAGTTTTTTCAGAATGGAATGAAAATGGAAAAGAAATTGATAGTGACATTCAACATTCATTTAATAGTATAATAATTAATGAAAATATAGAAGCTGAATTAAGAAGCAAATTTGATTTTATTCCAATGAAAGACCAAATAGACAATGATTTATATTTTCATAGAGGAAGTGTTAGAGAGAACATGAGAAAGGCTTTAAATGATCCAGATTGTGAAGGATTTAATACTGTTGGTTATTTTAAAAAAAAAATAATAAATTTAACGGAATCTAAGTATTTTAAATCAAATGATGGTATTTATATTAAAAAACAGATAATTTCGTGTGATGAAAAAATAAATGTAAATAAAGAAAATAAATCTCAAACTTTGAGAGTTAAATTAATTTGTGATTGGCAATCGTCTCATTATTTATGTAAAGAGTTTTCAATAATGAACAGTAACAAATTAAAATATGAAAATATACAAATTACTAGTGATGATGACCACATTGATTATTATGTTATAATAAATAAACCGGACCCATCTCAATATTACAATCCTTCCAAAACATTAGTATTTCAAATGGAACCTTGGGTAAATGATCCTACAAAAAATTGGGGTGTTAAAACATGGGGTGAATGGTCGGAACCAGATAAGAATAAATTTTTTTATGTAGGTAGTCATAAAAATGATTTAAATAATGTTCAATGGCAAATAAGAATTCCAGACATCATTCCTGACACCCGATTAAATAAAATTGTAACAATAATAAGTCAAAAGAATTTTGATGAAGGACATATAAAAAGAATAAATTTTATAAATTTCATTGAGAGAAAACAAGAGTGTTGTAAATTGATAAATGTATATGGTAGAGAAAATTATCATAAATTTAAATCATATGTAGGTAAATTAAAACAAGATAAAAAAGAAAACCATTATATAAATTATAAATATTGTTTTGCGGTTGAGAATAACTATGAAGACAATTATGCCACTGAAAAAATTTGGGAACCAATATTATGCGAAATGTTGTGTTTTTATTGGGGATGTCCTAACCTAGAAACATACATTAATAATAAGGCGTTCATTAGATTAGATTTAAACGATTTTAATGGTTCTCTTGCAATTATAAAAAAAGCAATAAAAGAAGATTTATGGAATCAACGAATAAATATAATTCGCGAAGAAAAGAAAAAAATATTGAATAAACTTGGATTTTTCCCTAGATTAAAAACAATAATTGCCAATAATTAACCAATTAATAACGATTATTATAAATTTATAAATCAAAATAATAGAATAAAAAGGTCTTGGTTGTCAATAATAAAATATTTAATTAAAAAATATAATATAGAAAGCAACGATTTTAAATTTACCGAAAATGGAGAGCATATTAGAACTGATATTTATAGTTTCAATTTAATATAATTTATTTAATACAACACCATTTCAAAAAGTTAGTCAATAACAATCGTTGAGTATAAAATATATTGTCATCAAATTGGATTTCATTTTCCCAATTGAAAACAATATAATTATTTTCTTCTTTTATGCATTTCATTAACAAATCTTTATTGTCATTTAAATGTTTTCTAAAATTTAAGATATTATACATACAAGTTCCTTTGTCATTTTGACAAACATTATTGTCATTTTGACAAACAATAATATTTCTAAATCCTAAATTACAAAAATCCTTAATTTGCTTTTCAACTGAAACTTTCATTGGATTATGTTTTTGAATTATTACGCACCTGTATTTATGCGTTCTCATTAATTTTCTAAATTCTATTTTATCCTCATAATATTGAGACGAATACACATAAAATTTAATACCAGATATTGAATATAATAAATCTTTTATCCATGTTGTCAATAAACAATCATAATAATCATAAAATATAATTAGTTTCTCTTCTTGATTTACTAGTAAATTATATGCTAATTTTTTATACTGAAGTTTAATATCATGCGTGATTAATGAGTTTAAAATATCATCAACAATAGTAATGTTCATTTCATTTTTTGCATGAAACATTCTACCACCTGATTCTTTTCCTGTTATTACTTTATTGATAATTAATGCATCAACCGGTGTAAATTCGCAAGTTAAAGAATTATATAGAGCACATGATGATATTGATGAATCTTGAACTATAGGAAATACATACTCATAATAATTTAAGTTGTATAAATCATATTTTTTTACATAACACGTTTTAAGCGTATCTTTTAATATTTGTTCAACATTATATTCAACCTCAGTCATAAAATTCGTGTCATAATTATTTTTTTCAGCATCGTCTAATTTACAATAATCAAGAAAATTAATCATTTCATTTGTTTTCTTATTTTTGATTAAATAATTAATTTGGTTGTGTTGAATAAATCCTAATAAATTTTCATCATCAACCTCTAATAAATTTTCATCATCAAACTCTAATTTATTTCTGTCATGCAATTTTCTCCACAATTGTCCTTTAAATTTTAAAAATCCCTCTTCACTTTTTTTATTAGTTATAATTACTTTACTTATGTTGGTATATTTAATCCATTCAGAATATGTTTCAATTTGATAAACTTGTTTCTCTACATCAGTTTCGCATATTTTTTCATTTGCTTTTGCTTTATATTCATCAACGCATTCCACGGTGGTTGATTGATTAATATCAACTTCTTCTAACGTTTCTTCAAGTAAACACTCATTGTAGTTATTTTCATTTTTTATTGTCAAATAAACAACATCTATCATGTTTTTGTAATCTCCTTCAAAATATTCATTACCAATATCTTTTCTTTGTTTAAACGTTTCTTTAAATTTTTTAATAACAAGTTTTTCAATATTTTTACAATCATTACAAATCAGTTGAAATAACAAAATAGAACCTTTTGGGTATTGGTTAAATCGTTTATGATTTTCTTTTTTGGTCATTCCAACCTTATAAATATTTTCTTTCGTCTTTATAAATTCTCTTTCTTGTAGTAAATAAACATAATTTGTGGTCGTGATAATATTTTCGCACATTTGTAGTTAGTTATCGTTGAACATCATTTATTATGTTGTTTCAATTTTTAAAGTTATTCATTAAATTACTAAAAACAATTAATTATTTATACATTTATGTATTTAAAAACTAATAATTACCTAATTTATATATGGACAAGACAGCAATTTTAAAAACATTTAATGACCACTTTTTGGATTTTTTAGAAGACATTCAAAACGTGTTTCCAAATGATCCTGACATTGTTGCTTCTAAAACGGCGCTAATAACAATTAGAAAAGCGAATCCGCGATTGATTATTAAAATTTGGTCAGAACATATTGTTAAAATCTATAAAGAAAACATTTTGAAAGGAGATATATCTTTTTTTATCAATAAAGATTATTCTAATGATTTGAATGAAATGGATTCTTCATCAACTATTGTTAAGAAGATAAATGTATTAAGAGAACCAATTAGAAACATGGGTACCGAAAATCAAGAAAAATGTATGAAATATATTCAAAATTTAACTAAATTGTCTGAATTATATAATTAGATAAGTATGATTTAAAAAATCTATATATATTTAATTATATAATGTCTGAACCAGAATTAAATGAACAAGAAATTAAATCCAAAATGGAATTTAAAAAAATCCTAGTTGAATTTTGCAAAGATTTATTATTAACATTTCACGAACTTCAAGAAGATTTACATGATGATTTGATTTATATATTGCAAAATGCTAACAATGATGATGATCAATCAAATGAAGCATTAGATAGAGTATATTTACATTGTAAATCCGTTTTTCCTGAGAGATTTTTTGATATTCTTTATCAAAATCAAGATGTTTTTACAAATGATGAAGTTAATACAATGTTTCTCCCAGGAATTGAATTTAAAGAACTATGGAAATGTGATGTTAGTGATTTAACTAGAGAGACAATTTGGAAATATCTTCAATTGATTTTATTTTCAATAGTAAGCAACATTTCGGATGGTGACAGTTTTGGTGACACAGCAAAATTATTTGAATCAATCAATGAAGAAGAATTTAAGAGTAAGTTGGAAGACACCATTAATAATATGAAAGAAATGTTTGATGCTAGTAATGTAGATTTAAATGATGCGTCTGGAATAAATTTAGATGGATTGCCGGACCCTCAACAAATGCACGATCATATTACTGGAATGATGGATGGCAAACTTGGTAGATTAGCCAGAGAAATTGCGGAGGAAACCGCGGCTGAATTGAACATTGATCCTGAAAATATGACTGACGCTAATACTTATTTTAAAAACATGTTTAAAAATCCGGGTAAACTTATGGGATTAGTTAAAAATGTTGGAGATAAATTAGACCAAAAAATGAAGTCTGGAGAATTAAAAGAAAGCGAATTGATTGAAGAGGCAAAGGAGTTAGTTAAAAAAATGAAAGACATGCCTGGCATGGAAAATATCCAAAGCATGTTAGGTAAGATGGGAATTCCAAATTTAGGAGGAAGGAACGCAAAAGTTGATTTAGGTGCTGTTCAAAATAATTTAGATAGAAATCTTAAAATGGCTAAAACTAAAGAGAAAATGAAACAGCGTGCGCAGGAAAAACAAAGTCAGCAAAATAATTTAAAACCGGTTGCTGTGAGCCAAGAAGAATTAGAAAAAGAAGCAGTGTTGCTTAAATTATTAAATTCTGGAAACAATGGAGAAATTGAAAACTTAATATTTAGCACAGGCGAAAAAATGGAAAAAAGTGCCAGACCTCAACCATCAAGTAACAATAAGAAAAAAAATAAAAAACACAAGGTTAATAAGTAAATATAAATAATAAAAATAATGAAGATATATATATGACGAATACTCCATTTTGGGCAACAGATCCGACTATATTATTTAATTCTGAACATATTAGTCAGATTTATCCAAGAGATAAAATGTCGGTAGAAGAAAAAATAAATGCTATTAGTAGATTAATAATAATTTTAACATTTTTAGGATATTTGCTAACACAAACCATAAAAATAGTGGTTACTGGTGTCATAACTTTAGGTGTATTGGTTTTGTTGTATAATGTAAGAAATCGTAGCAAATTTGATAATTCTAAAATCGTAGAAAATTTTTCAAGTGTAAATCCTAAATATTATGATTTAATGAAACCTAACTTTACATCTCCTACAGTAAATAATCCAGCAATGAATGTATTATTAACTGAAATTGCTGATAATCCCAATCGCAATCAAGCGGCTCCATCATTTAACAAAGAGGTTGAACAAATCATGAATGAAAAAACTCAACAATTTGTTTCAAGCGAATTTAAAGACCCAAACATTGACCAGCGATTATTTAGAGATTTAGGAGATGCTTTTGAATTTGATCAATCAATGAGAACATTTTACGCAACTCCAAATACTAAAATACCTAATGATCAGACTTCATTTGCTGATTTTCTATATGGAGATATGATATCATGTAAAGACGGCAACGCATTGGCTTGCACTCGCGACAATCCAAGATATAATTTGTATTAATCTATGTTATTAGATAGTAACATTTATTTTATTTTGAGAAACCATGATATTTGTTTTTAAATCTTTAACATTATATTCAAAGGTTTAAAAATTTAGTAAAAAATATATTTTATATAATATATAGATGGCTAGTATTAGTGATTACACATTTCAAAATATGACAAGAATAGGCAACGACAATTGTTATGTAGACCAGCGTTCAGTACAAGATGTAAAAAACGCAAATTATATGTTAACTAATTATTACCCAAATTGTCCTATGTCCAATGCTATAGCATTCGCAACAAGCCAACCAAGTGTATTTTATAATGGAAGTCATCAAGTAGGCATTGGTGGATGCAACATTGATTATAATTCATCATTAACTATAGCCGATTTATCTAAACCCAAATGTAGAATTAGTTTATTCCAGCGTCCATTTGCCACTGTGCCTTTTTTAGGTCGCGGTGAAAGTAATTCCATATTGGAATCTCAAATACAACAAGGAGATATGGTGCAAAATAGAAAGAGCATTAACACTACATCAGAAATATCATATATTCCATATTCTAATTATCCCTTATTGCCATCAATTCAATCTACTGTGACAAACCCAGCAAATTTAGTAGAGGGGGTGGCAGCAGATGGTTGGATTAGAGGAGGATTGCCTTCACGCGATTTAACAAGAGATCAAGATTATTTTAAAAGACATGGAATTCATCAATATTAAATAATTAAATACAATTTAAATATATAGTTTAAATTAAATTATATGTACGATAATACATTTAGATGCACATATAATTTAATAGAAGATGAAGCAGAAAGCGATGCTTTATACAAAATCCAATATTTGCAAGCATTAGAATTGGAAAATTGGGAAGGAGATAAAATAAATGCAGGGCTTGAATACATAACAAGCCAATTTAAAGGAAACGAAAAAGGCAGATCATTATTAAGGTTGATGAGAGAAAAATTGTCAATCGGTGAAGACAATTCCATGGAAGTTTTGTTTTTGTGCACATATGATTATTTTTATTTAACCCATGATTGTTTAATAGATTTAATTAATACATCGGACATTAGTGAAGAGGTATTTAATAAAATAAAAGAAAAGATAATTAATTAATTAAGAAATTGTGAAATCGTGAAATTATTTATAATGTTTATATTTAATAAAATTAATATTTTATATATATAAATGGCTTCAACCAGAAATAATAATACTCCAGAAGATTATAGACTTCAACAACGAAGTTATAAATGTGCTTCCAAATGGATAGATTATGCTCACTCTAGTTATGGTGCGCCTTATAGACCTGCTATACCTTGTTTAGGTATAACACCGAGTCATATGTCAAGAGATACATTGTCTTATAATTCTATAGATATTGAATCTTATTTGAGAGGAACAGGTTCAACCAATTTAGTAAATCCACAAGGTCCAATAGTTCCTGAATTTAAAAAGGTTGATAATGTAAGTTTTTTTGAGAGAATTCCTCTTTTTATTCCAGAGCCTTTGGTAGTTTTGAATAACCAGCGACCATATCCAATGTAATGCACAAGTTTAATAACAATTAAACATATAAATTAATATTTATTATTTAATGAATTACGTTTTAATCTTATTTTTTTCATAATAAATAAGATTAATGGAAAACGCAAAATACATTTATAATTGTTTAGAAAATAAAACTCCAGTTTGTTTTATAAAATTAAATGATGGAGAAATAGCAGGATTAAATTCAAATACTACTGGAATATCAAGGGGCGATGAAAAATCATCCCCATTAATGGCTGAAAAATTAAGAAATGCTTTAAATTATAGACAACCAAATTACTATATAGGATTGCCATGTCATCTATGCAACAATGAACATTATACAAATGCTATAAGTAATATAACTATAAATGATGAAAATAAAATGACCAATGTATTAGACGCCAATATATTGATAAACAGTAATACAAATAAAACAATTGATGTTATTCAAAAAACTATGAATGACCGGAATATTGTAATTGTTACAAATAATACAAATATTAAAAATATAAATAAATTATCAAAAATAAATATCAATCCTTATAAGATAATTTCAGTTTCTGAACAATATGCTTTTACTAATGATTATGAACGTATTAAAGATGAGTGGGAAAAATTAAATGATAATGATGTTGTTATTTGTTTATGTGGTCCACTCGGTAGAATATTATGTCATGAATGGTTCTCTCATAACAACAATCTGACATGCTTAGAATTAGGAAGTTTATTTGATCCTATTTTAAAAAATAGAACATATTTATATCATACAGGAAATCATCAAGTTTGTGAAAATTGTTATCCGTCACAAGATTGTGATGATTGCATTCTTTTAACAATGTGCGACGGTACATTAAATAAGGAATGTTATTATTTTTATAATGAAGAATCCTACTGTAATTTTTACCGTAATTCTTGGGCGAAAATAAGAAAAAATAGTTTAATAAGACTTGAAAAAGAACCCGACAATTTATTTTTAAAATATATGATTAATCTCTCTTACACCAAACAATTAGATGAAACCATTTGTAGCACAGAATTGGCGCTAAAAGAAGGTCATTCGTTGCAAGCAAAAGAAGAAACTCTTGATTTGAAAAAAACAATTACAATAGATAATGTTTTAAATCATTTTAATAAATTTTCATTAATTGACAAACCATTACGAAACAATGATAAAATGTTTTATATTGTTTATCACATAGCAACGATAAATGACAATTGGAAAATACTTACGGAGCGTTCATATAAGAAAATAATTGGTTCTGGCATATTGGATGATTTAAATTGTAAAAAAATGTTTATTTCATATCTTGGAGATGAATCCAATATTGATCCGTTATTAAAAATTTGGAACCATCCAAAAATAGAATTGAAAAATTTTGGATCTAATAAAGAACGATATGAATTTCCTGCAATGAAATTTATTAGAAATCTATGTAAAGATGAAGATTGTAACATGTTGTATTTCCATTGTAAAGGTTTACTTCACGAAAATGACAAGATAAAAGATTGGATTGATATGTTAGAGTATTTTAATATTGAAAAATACAAACATTGTTTAGATAAATTAATTGACTATGACATGGTTGGATGTAATTATTATCCATCTATCCATGAGATCAGTTATGTAGAAAATCCATTTCCATTTTATTTTAATTTTCCTCATTTTAGTGGCAATTATTGGTGGACTAAATCATCTTATGTAAATACTTTCAAAGATGAACTATCAGAAACAAATAGGTTTGATGCTGAATTTTGGATATGTAAGAATTCAAAAAAGAATTTTTGGAGTTTTTATAATCCTGGAATAAATTTTGGTGGAAGACAAACTGGCATTCAACACAAACCGTTTAATAGACAAATGTACGAAGGAATGGAATTTTTGAATTTCAATTATGTACCATCAATAAATAATAAAATGGATTGTTTATTTAAAAAATATTTATTAGACAAACATTTAGATTACGGACATGATTATGTTCCAGTTTATTCAGAAGTATTAAATGGGAAAAATGTTAGCAATTTATTAGAGATTGGGATTGGATGCATAGAAGAAAATCAAATGTCGCACCTTATAAGTAATGGAGTGAATTATAAAACTGGAAATTCATTAAGAATGTGGAAAGAATTGTTTGAGGGAGCAAATATTTACGGAATTGATATTTTTGAACAGGCAATGATAAATGGAGAAGAAAGAATTAATACATTTGTGTGCGACCAATCAAATGAAATACAATTATTAGATTTGATGAAAAAAATAAATAAACCATTGGACATTATTGTAGATGACGGTAGTCACTTATTAGATCATCAAATATTAACTTTTTTCATTTTAGAAAATTATTTATCAGAACATGGAATTTATATAATAGAGGATATTTTTTCAAATAACATTGAACAATGGGAGACTTTTTCATTTATAAACGAAGATTACAAAAAATATTTAGAAAATAAATATGAAATAAAAAGATTTGATAGAAGAAGACCCAATGATAGTCATTCAGCCTACATTATAACATTTAATAAAAAGAGCGATGACGTGTTTAAAGGAACATATAAAATTTTAGAACCGGATTATAGAAACAATAATAAAAGCCAATTATACAATTTAGCCTCAAATTTTTATAATCAACATGACTTGAAAAATCTTGATAGAGTATGCGATTTGTATATAGATTATTTTAATGACTTCAATGATGGTCAATTGAGAAAAGTAAAATTTTGGAGTGGATTTTCAAATTTTAATAAAAATCCAGAAAAAGCAATTAAGTATTTTGAAGAAATATACAATGACCCAGAATTAGAAGAAAAAGACAAGTTTTGTACAATGTGCAATTTAAGTAATCTGTATCCAAAAAATAATAGTTCTATTCCAAAAATAATTCATCTTCTATTTTTTGGAGAGACTGAATTTACTAAATATCATTACAACTGCATTAAATCAATGATTGATCACATGTCTGAATATAAAATTATACTTTACAATAAAAAAGAACCTATTAATAATAAATTTTGGAATGAACTAAAAGATCAACTAACAATTAAAAAAATAGAAGTTCCTGAATATTATGATGGATTTAAATTAAATTATTTTCAATATAAAGCGGATGTAGTTCGTTTAGAAGTTCTTTATGAACATGGAGGAATTTATTTAGATGTTGACATGTTAATTATTAAAAATTTTAATCATTTAATTAATACAGGAAGTGATTTCTATATATCATATGAAGTTGGTAACAGCGGAGGGCTGATAAATGCTTTTATTGCGTGTAAGCCAAAAAATGAATTTATTAAATTGTGGTTAGAAAGTTTTAAAACTGGTCTTAGAATGGAAAATTGGGCGTATCATATAAGAGATGGAAATAAGAATTTGTTGGAGAAAAATAAACATTACTTTATAAAATATAAAATAGAACTAATGGATAGCAAATATTTGTTTCCTTTTAAATGGACTGAAAGAGAGAAATTTATAAATATTAAAGATAATTTAAATGAAGATATATGTGGTATACATTTATTTGAAACAATTTTGCACAACGATTTAATAGATAATAAATATTGGACTGATATATGTGAAAAAAAACAAATTCCTTGTGACGAAATAGTTGTTTTAACATTAGAAGAATATCCAGAAAATCAATTAAGGGCTAAAAAAGAATTGGAAAATAATAAATTAAATGGAAAATTACTGATAAATAAAAAACATTCTAGTCCATTGATAGGTTGCTTGGAATCTCATATAAATGCGATTCAATATGCAAAAGATAAAAACTATAAATCAATTATGATATTAGAAGATGATTTTTTGATTAAACCTGAATTAAATGAAATTAAAAGTTATCCATCTAATTGGGACATGTTGTATTTTGGAGGAATACTTACAAATTATATTCAAATACAAGATGGATGGATAAATGGAACTACATGGTGCAATCATGCATACATTGTAAAAAATACATTATATGATAAAATATTAGAAATTTACAATGATTTGGATAAACATGACATGAATTTAAAAGGTCAAGGAATTGACTGGCTTTATACAACTCATATAAATCCAAATTATAAATGTTGGTTAAATGAAAAACAATCAATTGTTCAAAAAAAAGGATTTAGTTTAATAAATAATACAATTAGATGGACCAACTGTGATTGGTCAACGTGGAAACAAAAAATTGTAGAAGGTATTAAAACACAAGATGTAATAGCGATTACAGTTTCAACTAATTATAGTGATTTATTTCAACATTGTATAAAAAATAAAATATTTTTCAAAAAATGGTACATAATAACAGATGAAAACGATAAAAATACTATTAATTTAATTCAGTCTCACAATCAGGACAATATGTTTGTTATTTTATATCACGATTTCAAAGTAAATGGTGCAAGATTTGACAAGGGAGGCGCTATCAAAATGGCACAAAGAGAGATATGTAAAAATTATAATAATGAAATTATTATAGTATTAGATTCGGATATAATTTTACCTCTTACTTTTTCTGAAATGTTGTTAGACACAACAATAGAAGAAGATGTTATTTATACAGCGAATGACAGAATAAATTTTTTAACATATGATGATTATAAAAATAATATAGAATGTAGTAGGATAAGTGATAAAGTTAAAGCAGGCAATATTGCTTGGGAAAATGCTGGATATTTTCAATTGTATAAGTCAAATAAATTTTTTTATGAGAATTCATTCAATTGTGGTTTGTGTGACATGAGTTTTCATAAATTATTTCCAAAAAGTAATAAATTAAATATAAGTGTGTCTCATATTGGGTTAGATGGTGATTGGCAATATGGATGCAATAATTGGAATGGTAGATTAGAACCAGAAATAAATATTAAATTGTTGGTCAGCGAACATTAATTTCAAATAATATAAAGTTAATATATTTATATTATTATTATTTTGTGAATGTTTGCACATTAAAGTAATATTTTAATTTATTTTAATTTATAAAATTCTGGTTTAATAAACATTTCTCTGAAATATGCGCAATTACTATTTGTTTTTAAATACTCACTATCATCGTGTATTGCATGCTCGTATTCTAAATTTTTTACAATATGAAAATTAAAATTATTAAACTGTTTAAATACTAAAAGATTAAAAAACATTACATCGCATGCCGATATTTTTGTAAGTATATTTTTATTATTTGTAAATTTAATGTTATTAATTATGTCTTTTGTCAAAATATAATTTCCGGTATTAATTAATACTCCGAATTGATTACCATTTAAAAACTGTTTTATGTTATTTCTATTTATAATATGGTCTTGAAATAATTTAAAATTAAAATTTGGTTTGGCGAAAGATGGTGCCAAAATAAAATTATTATTAGTGTTATTCAATCCATTGTCTATTATGTAATCAATTCCTACATTGAAATAGTTTCTCTCACAGAAGTTGTCTGAGTCTATTAAAGCAATGTAATTATTCCTTGCTAGACTACAAACTTTTAATTTATTTAAAAAAACTCCAAGAATTTCATTATTTTTAAACAAGCGAAGTTTGCCATTTTGTATGTATTTTTTAAATAAATCGTATTTTATCATTTTATCATAGTCATTACCATTTTCATCACATATAACAATTTCATCAATTAATCCTTCATCTAAAAATTTTACATATTCTACACAATTTGCTTGTAGAAACTTATCAAACCGATTCAATGTTGGGATACAGAGAGAAATTAATATATTATTTAAACAATTAGGATTTACATGTTCTTTAATTTCTAAGACCATTTATTTAAATTTAATGTTATAACTATAAATTGTTATTCTTAATTATCTATTTGGCAATTGTTCGTTTCTAGATTGTTGCAATTTTTCAATAGTAACTCCGTTGCCTATTTTATCTGCTTGATAAGCGTCTTCTGGTGTAGTAATTTTATCAGAATTGTCAAGCGTTGAGTAATGATGTATTTGACGCAGTCCCCCATTTCCTTTGGCTTGTAATGCGTCAGGTGATTGATCTAAAAAACTATAATTATCAGATACCACGCCAAATCCTCCTAGATTAAATGAAAATGCCGTAGGCTCGCCATTAAAATTTGTCGCGACTTGATTAATTATTTGTTCTTGAGGCCTCAAATGTGATAAAATAGTGTCTTTTCCAATAATAACCTTATGATTATTATTAATTAATAAAAGCGCCGGAACCTTCGTGACATTTGGAGGTAATAAAATTTCCTGTTTATTTTCTAATATAATATATACAAATCCATCTGATTTTTTTACTCTATTGTCTATGCAAAAATAATGTAATTCTTCCTTAATCTTAGATTTTGATAAAACTTGTATGAGCGCCTTGCTATTTTGGCAATAATTGCTATAATACAATATTGATGTCATTATATATTCTATGGTATTTTTGAGTTAAAAATTAAACTTATATTAAAAAATTGATTTAATAATTATGTTATAATATTATAGTATACAGACAAATGGACCCTAAAATTCAGTTTCTAACCGAGGACGATGATATTCTAAAATTTAGAATTAGTGGAATTAATGTTAGTTTAGCAAATGCTATTCGTAGAATTGTACTGAGTGACATTCCGAATTTTGTATTTAGAACTTCTCCATATGCGGAAAATAAGGCAACTATTCATATCAATACATCTCGCCTAAATAATGAAATTATAAAGCAACGTCTAAGTTGCATCCCAATTAACATTAAAGACATGGATTTTAATTATAACGATTATAAGATGGAGGTTGATGTTAAAAATGATACTGACACAATTGTAATCATTACTACAGAGGACTTTAAAATTAAAAACATTTCAACAGATAAATATTTGTCTAAAGAAAGCACAAGAAAGATATTTCCCGCGGATCCAATTACCGGCGAATACATTGACTTTGTTAGACTTCGTCCTAAAATTTCGGATGACATTGAAGGCGAACATTTAAAGATGGAATGTTTATTTGACATTGGGAAATCTAAAGAAGATGGTTCATTCAACGTGGTATCTTGTTGTGCTTATAAAAATACGCATGACCCAATTGCTCAAAATAAAGCATGGACTGTTGTAGAACAACAATTAAGATCACAAGAAGAAAAAACAGATGAAATTGAATTTGCTAAAAAAGACTGGATGGCACTTGAGGCAAATCGTTATTATCTACCAGACAGTTTTGATTTTGTGATTGAGACTATTGGAGTTTTTGAAAACAGAGAAATTATTAAAACTGCTTGTCAAATCATGATTGATAAATTGGATAAATTTTCTAAAAATTTAGAACAAGAACATGAATTAATTGTAGACATTGATAACACTATTCAAAATTGTTATGAGGTTGTATTGAAAGAAGATGACTATACGGTTGGAAAAGCATTGGAATTTGTACTCCATGAAAAATATTACAAGACAAAGGAAATTACATTTTGCGGATTTAGAAAGCCACACCCACACATTAGCGCGAGCATAATTCGCATTGGATTTACAAAAAAAACAGAAAAACAAGAAGTAGCAAATTTAATGTATTCTATTGTAGAGGATTTAACACTTATTTTCAGAAGCATTGAAACTTCATTTTAAATTAATTAATAAAATTAATAAAATTAATAAAATTAAATAAAATAAAAAACATTTTTCTTTTATACTTCAAATACTAGTTTTGAATTATAAGCATTCGTATTTTTGTTGTAACAAAATGGAAAAAATGTAAAACAAAAATTAGACATGCAACAAGATGGATTTTTCTGAACATATTCCCAATTGTAAGCAGTTGTTATACAATTTATTAATATGTTTATGTCATCATTGTACCAATTATTACTTAACATTACCACTACATTGCCTTTTTTATTAGAATAAAACGTACAATCTAAAACAGACCAAGTTGTCACTATTTTAATTTGATTTCCATGTTTGTACAAAAATTTGTAACTTTTATCAAATGATTTATTAAATTCATCAAAAAGAAGTTTAACTCGTAATCCTGATAGATAAATATTTTTCATTATTATATAATAAAAATATTATATAATAAAATACTAAAAAGTCATTAAGTAATTATTTATTTTATTTAATTTATTTAATTTATTTAATTTTAAACTGTTTATTTTTTCATCTCTATGTTTGCATTTACAATAGTTCATTAGTTCTTACTTCAACATCAATGACTTGTTTTCTCATATTATAGTTGAGCAAAAACATCTGCTTTGCTGGATGTAAGTCATTAATAAATTTAATAACTACTTGTTTTGAAATGTATTGACGGGATTCACGAAGTTCATTTAGATAATACTCATGCAAGTTGTACATAATAGACCTATATTGAGATGGGTAATCTTTAAGAGGCATTTTTTTCAATACATAACAAGATACATAATTTTTGTGCAAATTAATAGTAAACCGATGTAGTTGTTCACGAAATTCAAGAAAATCTTTATTATGTTCTGGGTAAAATTCCAAATATTGCGCAATTTTACCAATCTTTCTTAGAGACAAGTAATGATATTGAAGCTTAGGTTGATTTCCTCGCAACATGCGAATTTCTTCATAATTTGGATTACGAAATTTAGTTCTCTCTCCATTAGGAGCATAAACCATTACACCTACATCTTCATATGGTGTGTTCATAGATGCATATTTTTCTACCAGTTCATCAAATGTACTAAATTCATAATGAGTAGGGAGTGTAATGTTTGGCAACTTTGTTCCATCATTTGTGCGAGTTCTATCAATTACAAATTGCAATTGTTCGCGTGCGTTGACTTCTGTAATTGTGTAGCCTTGAATCTTATATGCTTTAGCCAAATAAATTGCCTTTTCAACAATCGGGCTTACAATACGATTTTCTGGATGTTGAAGAATGAATGAATAACATACAGTTTTGTCTAGATAATTAAAATCTAGATTTACATGATTACATGCATCCATAAACATATCACGAAATGTGGTAGTATTTCCATCATTGCGAAAGAAAACGATTTTTGCCCCAACTGTACTGCGAGTAGAAATTTCCCAAGCATCTTGGTCATAAAAAACGTTAATCATTGTACCTTCAATATATTGTTCGGCACGACACTGTTTTACTTGGTCTTTATAGGTAGCCACGAACGTGTCAGGTCTCAAAGATTTAGGAGGTGAAAATGAAACAAGTCTATTATTATTAAAAATAACAGAACGAAACAATCCTGAACTCTTAATAAGGTCATCCATTAGATATTCTTTATTGTAGCGAATAATTTTATATACTTTATCATTATGTCTCCAATGCTTGACGGATAATTTTAGAAAATTCATAAGACTTTCTTGTTCGGTTTCATTATCATTATAAAACCTAGTAAGGTCCTTTCCATTCACTACTTGCAAATCATATAACATTGAAGACATTTATATATATATGTAGAAACAAATGTCTTTAACTATGTTTACTAATCATTTTTTAGCAATAAGATGGCATTCACTATAAAAATTTCTACTATAAATATAAGATAATGTCGAAGAAACCAGAAATAGAACAACAGACATCAATAAACATTCAATTAGGTGATATTATTCAATTAAATGCTCCATCGGAAGATGAAATAAATGGCAAAATGTTTTTAATTAAATACATTGACAATTCAGTTGCTAGGCTTACATCAGTAGATGACCCATCATTTACATATGACTTAATTATTAATGATGATGGAACTTTAAGAAATCAATCCATTGTTGGAATAGATATTTTGAGTAGTGACGATCAACAAGGATATTCTAGGCAGAATGGTCTATTGCCCGGCGCATGGATAGATGTATTATTTGGCGGGGATCTTCCTACAATTATTACAGGTGTTATTTCTAATTTAGAAGAAGATATGATTGAAATTCAAACTTATCCAGATAATGATAAAATTTATTTAGATTTTGCGTATAAAGGGTTGCCAACTGACTTGCCAATTGAACGAATTACAATTAGAGAGGCTCCTTATGTAATAAAACAAAAGACGCCGACGTTAACAACCGCAGAAGCGCCTTCTATGATTGAAGGTGAAGTTTCTCCACTTTCAGATTTAGAAGACGATGAATTCAGTCCCGAAGCTCCGCAAATTCCGATTGGCGAAGTAAGACGACAAATAAAAGAATTATTATTAAACGCAAATGATATTGTAATAGGTGAAGAACTTAATGAAATTAATCAAGTAATAGAAGTTCCTGAATCAGAACAGAGATTTGGAGTTGACAAACAAGCATCAGATTTGCTAGATGAATTATTGTCTGAAATTCCAAACTCTCAAAGGACTACGACAGTATTAAATAATATTCATAAAATGATAGAGAGATTTAAACAACTGAGACAAGAATTTTCTACATTTGATGAATACGGAAACGCAGACATGCCTTCCTTACAGGGGGCTAATTACAAACCTCTTGTGAATTCGTTAAAAAATTTAAATAAAAAACTTTATTGGATTTTGCCGGTATGTAAGAATAAAAAAAAAGTATACGATGTAGATGTAAGCATTCAGGAAGAATATAGTGATATAATTCCATTGACATTGGCTGAAACTAGAGTAGCTGAAACTGAAATCATAAATCAATACAAAAATAACAGAATAAATGATTCCAGTGGTGTTAATAAATATACATCATTGATTACAGGATTAAATCCTTATCTAACTCCATTTGAAAACCCAAACTATCAAGAATACAACATTACATCGCAAAATGTTAATGACAATTTTGCGGCTATAATTGATAATTTAGAAGACTTACAATCATCAATTGTTAAAAATGATAGCGTTTTAAGACGAAAATTTGTTATTCAAACGTATAACCTTGGATTATCAAAATTAGAGAGTACTGAAAATGTATCAAAGAAAATTTATTTTAAAAGAGTTCCTTTAACACCAAATGATAATATGGTTATTAATGGGTTCATTACATTACCTGAACCAACTGTAGCTTATTCACATATAAATTTGCCAAGTACTAATATTCTTAGTAAATCAAATCTTAATATGCATAATTTAAATTATTGGCAATTTTTAAAAAAAAATACAGCGGTTAATAATCATAGAATTGATGACATAAATGGTGAAGATTTATTTGAAAAAAATACATATTTAAATGACATTAAAGAGTATACACTTAATGAGACAATTGATTCACCTGACAAATATGAAAAATATTTAAATCAAATAGTTCCAAAAACACGTGTGTTATTTGAACTTGTTGAAAAATATATAACTGGTGGACTTTCTCTCTATAAAATAGTTAAATATCTTGAACCTTTCTTAATTTACCAAAAGGATTTATCATTTATGCAATATAAATCTATGATTGAATTCATTTATAATAAAATTAGAGAATTTAATAAAAATTTTGTTGAAAAACAAATGGAAAATAGATTGGCTATTACATTAATTAGAAAAAATCCTACAATCATTTCACCGATAATTTTGAGAATTTTTAAAGAAAAATCAAAATTTAAACAAATATCAAATAATGTAGAGGATTTTTATCAAATTTACGATGACGATGAACTTACAAGTTTGGAAGCACTTAATAAAATCATACAGTTTGATGGTGGAAAATTATTTAATCTTGGAATTGCTCGCGTAAATTTTTCTCTTATGAAGAGTGAACTACCTGACAAATTGAGTGAAGTAGATGACTTGATTGAAACCCAAAGCAACGCATTAAATGGTAGCAATGCATGTAAAGAATATGTTCTCTCTAAAAAATATTTAGAGATTGATGAACTAGAAGAAGATAATGGCAAAGATGTATATTTTGACAAACAAAATGACCCAACTAGATATGAAATTATTAATGAATACAAAAAAGAACAATCCAGCATGAGCAAAGAACAATTTATTGAATATTTAATTACACAGTTAGAAGAAAATGTAAAAATGTCTAGAAATGATGCTACAAAAGAAGCTACAGCAATGATATATGGAAAACGAAAAATTGACAATGGAGATTATGCTCTTTTAGAAGTTGATGAAGAATATCAAGGGAAATTTACAAAAAAATTATTATATTATAAGCGAAATGATAATCTTTGGACACTAGATGAAACAGTACAAAGCGCTGATTTTTTAGGCTCTACAAAGATGTTCTGTAATTTACAACCAAATTGTTTTCAAGTTAAAGACAAATGTGATGATTTTCCATTGGCAAAAATGGAACTTGCGGGGGATAACAATAAACAAATGCGCAATGAATATAAATATGAAGATAATGGTTATGATGAAATTAAAGATAACTTAGATCGTGGTATTTCGGATTTATTAATGTTTGAACAAGACCTACACAACATAAATCGCAATAATCTTTTAAAATACAATTACATTAAATATGATTTGGGTCAATCTGTTGATAAGGTAGAAATTAAAAAATCGCCTTATTTCAAATTAAGAGATTTAATATTAGGATTGGCAGATTTTAATAAAAAACAGGATTTGATATTAAAATTTGTTGATAAATATACACGTGAAGCATTTGATGATGAGGAGAAACATTGGTTATACTGCAATGAAACCGATGTACAGTTATTACCAATGTTTTTACAAAGGTTAGCAAGTAGTTTTATTTCTGGTGGAAATTATTTTAAAGAAGTTGAAAAGGTTTGTGCCGAGCAAGGAAAACTTAGTGATGACGGCGAAGCATGGGTAGATGAATATAGTGGTTATGAAATTACAAAAATTAGTTATAGTAGTGAAGAAGGTTTTGATGCTGAAGGGTTTAAAGTTAATAGTCGTGATTTATTAGAGGAAGAAATTAGTAAGAAGGTTTTGCAAAAATCTCCAGTAAAAGATAAATATGATACTAAAGAAAGTCAACAAATTTTTAATGTCGCAAAATCAATGACAATGTTCATGGGAATTGAAATTGACCAGATGGATTTTATAATACAAAATACGATTGAAACATTAATAAATCCTAAGGCAATGCCAACTAAAGAGAAATATGAAAAAGCTCTTCAAGCTGCCGCAGCAAAAGGACAAACGAGATTGCCTTCATATGAACAGGCGTTTGAAGAAACATTGGTTTATGTAACACTTTCTTATCTATTAATAACTATATTAACATCAATTCCATCAGTCAAAACAAGAAAAACTTTTCCCACATGTATTAAATCATTTACCGGATATCCATTAACAGGTATTGAAGATAAAACAGCAATAACCTATATTTCTTGCATTACTTCCAAAATAGGGAAGGCTTCTAAACCTTGGTCCGCACTTGGAAAAACAAATCAACCCACTATAGCATCAAAATTAGAAAAAATTATAAATGCGTTTATATTAGCAAACCCAGAAGTACAAGATAAACTTACTGCTAAACGTGAATATTTGGAAGCCAATCCAGGTGATTCCATACCAGAAGAACATTCTATTGTTAAATGGATAAATTTTTTACCCCCATTAAGACTGATTAAAATTAGTTCTCCTCAACCAATTACAAGTCAATTCAAAGAAACATTGCTATCTTATATGCGCGAAGGAAATGAAAAACAAACAGAAAGTTATCATGTAATTCAAAACAAGATTATTATTTTTTCACTTGGTATTCAGTCATTAATACAAAAAGTGGTTTCGTCCGAAACTCCCATATTAAAAACCGCATCAAATACTCCGTACTTAGAAAATTCTTGCTGTAATTCGGAAGGAATAAATGTAATTGATTATTTTTCATCTAGAGAACCCAATATAATGGCATATAACACAATTGTTAAAGAATATGGAAACATAATTTATGATGCTGAAAAAATAGCAGAAGCAAGCATTTTATTTGACCCACTTAATACTAAAATTAAATATCCCTCAATAGAATCTGGATTTTCTGAAAAGGTAATTTATCTTGCTATCATGACTTATTGTAGATTTAATAATAATTTTCCTATTAGTGAAAGTTTAAGGGCTATATGCTCTGGAAAACCGGATGATTACAACCCAGATGATAGTCTTAATGAAAAAATTAGAATTTTAAAAAGAGATGGAAAAAATTATTCACAAGCCAACTTTGAAACCCTTATGAATATTATAAATAGACGAAACATAGTTTCAATTGGGTCACTTGAGAGTGATTATTCACAAGCCGAACAGTTAAGAAAATTAATAAAATACAACATAGACAATAATCAAGCAACGAAATTTCAAACTATGTTATATGGATTACTTGACACATTTGAATTAGCATTGGAAAAACAAACAAAAGAAATGAAAGACATGAAAAACTATTTATCAAAACAAAACATTAATCTTAAAAAAGAAATTTCCAGTTTTATTATTACAAATACAAAACTAAAGAAAAATAATAAAGACAAAGTTAAAGCATTCATTACAAATATAGGTAAATTTTCTTTAACCAAGGATACTATCATAAATGAACAAGATGAAACAACATACAAAGCAATTAATTTTATGAAAAATACAATTAGAAATATTATTGATGTTTTCCCAAATATTATATTAAATAACGTAGATTATTCAGACATACCTATACCAAAACAATGGGGTATGTCACAAAACCATGCGCTTCAAATTAAACAGCGCGTTGCTGAACATTATTCTACATTGTCTAAATTTTACAAGGATATTGAAATTGAAAAAGTTTCTACTAAAATCCAAAACATTACCAGAGATTTACGGTATATGGCAATGAATACACCTTTTCTCTCTTCTATCATTAGGGACGACAAGGAAATATTTTCAGTATTTGATAGAGACATTGCATTGATGTCGTTTGAACATTATGTATTAACCGCATTTAATAAATACATGGAATTAGCAGATGACATTGAATTGCTTATTAAAGAATTGCCGGTTACTGCTGAATTATCTGAAACAGTCACAAATGTTCAAGTGCAATCAGCATTAAGGGGCGAAATTAGCGAAATAGAAATTGTACAAGGAGAGAAAAAAGAATTAGTTAAAAAAATAGCAGCTGTTCTTTATAGTTTTACAGAAATTATTGGAAATGATAAAAAAATAATTAATTATAATTATGATGAAATAATGGAAAATGTAATCAGAGTTCGGGAACGTGAAAAAGATGAAATTACCGGATATCTTGAAAAAATGTCAACTGAGGAACGTGAAGTAGAAGACATTTTTAAGAATAATAAACTTGAACGATGGAGCATTGGATTACAAAAAGGCCTTCGTGAATATGACCCTGAATTTTTTGATAAAGAAAGAGAAAAAGCAGAACAAATGGCATTACAAGACATTAGATTAGGTAAAAATAATAAAGTTACAGATTTAAATAGAGAAATTTTTAGAATGGACATGATTGATAAGGAACTAGCAGATGCTGACGCGGATAAAGAAGCATATGATATATCAATGCAACCAGACGATGACACATTTGATGACAGAGAAGGATTAGATGATATGCTTGGTTATCATTATGACATGGGAGGAATGCAACCAGATTATGACGATTAAATCATTAATAAATGCATTATTAATGATTAAGTTATGTTAATAATTAAATTAATTAATAAATTAAAACTTTATTCATATATAACTGGATAGTGTTTTCTTTCTTTTTTTGAAATTTCTCTCTTCGGCTGTATTACCTCACTAACGGATTCGTCAGATTCTATGTGAGGTACTACAATCGGAGAACTAGATACAATAGTCGTTAAAGGATTGTAATTTAAATTTTTAAAATGTAAATCTAATTTAGATCGTATGTTATCTATCATGACATCAATTTCAGATTGAACTAGTTTATCATAACTATAAGTTAATTTCAAATTTGTAAGACCATTTATGGAATTTTTTAAATCGCTATTTAGTCTTAGAGAATGTTGAGCAGATTCAATAGTATTGATTGATACTAATTCACTGCAATAATCAAATGATTTATTTAATATAAGGGTAATAAATTCAATAGTTTCTTTGCGATTATTGCCATAAATCCAACGACTAAAAAAAGAAAAATAACTACTGTCAATATTTACATACTTTCCGTTTCTTACTAATTTATTACCAATGTCTATTTTAGATATTAATGTAAGATTTATAAAAATGTCGTCTAAAGTTAATTCAATTGGTAAATTTTGTGAAACATCTTCCTCTTGTGTTTCACAAACAACGTCATTTTTATTTAATAAGGAATCACAAACTTTAATTTCTAATGTAGGGTCCATTAAATGTTCCTTATATTTTAATCTAGTCTTTTTGTTTTTATCTACTTTATTTTATTTATTAATAACATAATATTTATTTTTATTATTAATATCGTGTGCTTCATATTTTTTACCGTTTTTATAGTAATCATATATAGGTGAGTAACCATTAGAATTGTTATTTTTACCAAATATTTCTATTCTACTATCATGATATTTAATAGACGCTTCTATCGCATCTTCTTTATGTAAATAAATAACAATATCTTCCCATTCTCCATCATGTATCATTGCATAAACAAATTCCATTTATAAATGTACAATAAATTATCTTTAAATATTAAATAAACATTTATAGGTTAATCTTCATGAAATACTTGTTTATTGAAATAATTTGTAAAAATACACAATGGGATATAACTATAAATTTGATAATACCTTTCTTGATTTTTATCACACCTAATAGGAGTACTTATTGTATACATACTACATCCACCTAAAAATATTATAAATAAACACATTGATGTATACAACCATAATGATATTAAAATTATAATACAAATATAATCATAATTAGTTAAATCAATTTCATCATTCATTTGTATAATTATAATATTTATTATTATTGTTAATGATGAACGCATTAAACATGTATAAACATAAAAAATAAAAATTTATATATTTTTATTATTATAAAATTATTAGATTTAATAGATTTCAACGATGTCAATAAATTCTATGTTATATTGTTCACATAATCTCTCAAGTCTTACTGGATGGAATACATATTCAACAAGTTCTTGTCTAAAATCATTAAATTCAGGCCTTCCTTGCTTCATATAATTATAATTTATTTTTTGAAAGAAATTTATTGCGATTGGATTGAATGGCAATAAGTTCCAAATATTTTTATTAATGTTGTTTTTTAATAAATCAAAAGCATTTGGATTTTTAGATAAACGAGTCCAACAAATTTCATCAATGTTTTGTTCTAACAAATGAATTGCGTTTGGATTCATTGACAATTCATCAAAATCTATTTCATTAATGTTTTTTTCTAATAAACGAATGGCGCCTGGATTGCGCGATAAATAACTCCACTCTATTTGTTCAAAATTATTCTCTAACAAATGAATAGCGTTTGGGTTTAGTGATAAATTGTCCCAATCTATTATATCAATATTTTTCTCTAATAAATGAATTGCTCTGGGATTTGATGACAAATTGTCCCAATCTATTTTATCAATATTTTTTTCTAATAAATGAATAGCACTTGGTTTTCTGATAAACCTGACCAATTAATTTTATCAAAATTTTTCTCTAACAACTCAATTCCATTTGGATTCATTGACAAAGCATCCCAGTCAATTCTATCAATATTTTTTTCCAATAAATGAATAGCGTTTGGATTTTCTGACAAATGTTCCCAGTTTATTTTATCAATGTTTTTTTCTAATAAATGCATCGCACTTGGATTCAATGATAATTCACTCCAATTGACTTTATCAATATTTTGTTCTAATAAATGAATTGCATTTGGATTTGATGACAAATTATAATAATCTATTTTTTCAATGTTGGCATAAATAAACTTTGGTTCAAACATTGTTTTTATTTATTTAATAACTATTTATATTTAATAACTATTTAAATGTATGTTTGCTGTAATATAATAATATGATGACTTCAAATGATTTTAACAAAGCCACAGAAGAAGAAACTAGATTGTCTAGTTATTATTTAAAAAAAATAGAATCTTTATGTAACTCCAACTGGTTTAAGCAAACCGAATCCATCCAATTTAAACCAGTTCCCGAGGGAGAAAATAATATGTCAAGTGAAGAAAGAAAAAAAATGGAGGAGCGGGTTATTCAAAATTACAAAGAACGTGAAGAAGAAAATAAAATTGTAAATATGCATAAGACGTCAACTTATACTGAAACAAAAAGAAATAAAGTACTAAATAAATCCTGACGAAATGAGACCTATCCATCTCCGCCCAAACGAAAAAATGCATTTTTTTCAATATAATGTAATAAAATGAGTTTAAAACAATTCTACGTATATGGATATTATGAAGGTCAAAGAAAATAATTCAGTTGAAACTATTTCTCGTCATAAATTGGCTTATGATCTGCAGATTAAATTATTAATGATTGGAGATAGTAGCGTTGGTAAAACTTGTCTTCTTTTACGTTACGCGAATGATAGTTTTTCTTCTATGTTTATCACAACAATTGGAATAGATTTTAAAATTAAAAATATTGTACTTGATAATAAACGAATTAAGCTTCAAATATGGGATACCGCAGGACAGGAACGATTTCGCACTATTACAACATCTTACTTTCGCGGTGCGCAAGGAATTTTCATCGTTTATGATGTAACCGAACGCGAGTCTTTTAAAAATATTTCAAATTGGCTTTCCAATATTGAAATGTATTCTGATTTTAGTGTTGATAAAATTCTTATAGGAAATAAATGCGACATAAAAGATAGAAGAGAAGTAAGTTACGAAGAAGGAAAGTCATTAGCAGATAAACATGGCATTTTGTTTTTTGAGACCAGCGCAAAAGAGAATACGAATGTATCTGAAGCATTTACTTGCATATCATTAAATGTTATAAAACGATTAACTGATGAAAACGGTGAAGTGGTCAGCAGTCCGATTGGAGGAAATATTAAAGTATCGTCCAATGACAAAAAACCTAATAAACAAAATAAGTGTAATTGTGCATAAATTAAATTATTTCAATGAATGATTTATTATTTAATTAAAATATTTATAAATATTAAATGCCTATAACAAAAAAATCAGCATTGTTATTAACTATTTTTATTTCTCTCTTAGCGATAGACATGCCAGTGTTAAAATTATTAAAACCTTTATGGGAACAAACGGTGTTTGGCGTTCAACACAAACCTCTTGTTGTAAATCCATATTACGCTTTTATAGTGTATATTATAATGGCTTATGGGTTATATATTTATGTTTATAAAAACATAAATGCTGATAACTGGAAAAATGATACATTATATAAAGGATTTATTTTTGGTATTATATTATATGGAGTATTTGATTTTACAAATTTGGCAATATTTTCTAATTATTCTTTGTCAACAGCAATAATAGATACATTATGGGGAGGTGCATTAATGGCTCTTACTACAAATTTTGTTTATTATTTATTTGAAATTAAAAAAATAATTAAGTAATTTAAATAATTAAAATATAAAAGTAATTTAAAAAAATAAAATATAAAAGTAATTTAATATAATATATTATTATGTTTTTACGGTCTTTTATTATAAATAATTTTAATTTATTGTCAGTTTCTATTTATTTGAAAATAAAAAAAATAATAAAATATAATAAAAATTTAACAATTAAGTAATATAAAATAATATGTTATAATATATTATGTTGTCACGTGGTTTTATTAGAAATAATATTAATTTAGTAGCAATTTCCATCTATGTTATGGTATTTGGAATACTTATTTATATTAAACCGAACTTTTTATACAATCCTGACGGAAGTTTAAGAGAATTTGGTCTAGGTAGCAATAAAAAAACGGTTATTCCTGTTTGGTTGGTATCAATTTTAATAGCAATCATGTCGTATTTTTTTGTTTTATATTACTTGGCATCTCCAAAGTTAAATTATTAAATAATATACTAAATAATAAATAATTTTGTTTAATAAATTTTGTTTAATAAATTTTGTTTAATATATTTGATTATGATTTAATCTGATATTTTATAAATTCTTGGTTCACCATTCTCATCATTGTCTTTAAGAATCTGTTTTTGTTTGTCTACATAGTCTTTGTGTCTATCTTCAATTTCTTTAGCGGTTTGTTTACATCCAGCATTTACAATGTAATTATAACTTACAGATGTTACTAATCCACCAGTTAACATGTACCAAATGAAAAGTGATACTGTATCTTTCAAATTAATGTAACTTCTTAATTGTTCTTTGTATTGCTCTACATTATCTACAAAAAATTGGCCATTTGTAGACATTTCTGACCAAAAATTGTCAAAATTGCTCTCAGTTATTTTATTAATTAACAATGTTGGATTAGGTCGCATATATGCTAAAGCTTCATTGCCTAATTTGTCATCAATTGTTGTACCGGTAAATTTAGGAACTAACATTTTTTTAAATAATGAATCAACGTCTGTTAATTTAGCGGCAAGATACCCGAAAGTATTTGAAAACGGAACTAGCCAGCCGGGAAACATAATTAACATCAAATTTAATAAACCAAATATAATAATCCAAGGTATCATTGTAACATATATAGCAGTAGTGTATTGAGCATTTCCACATAATTGATTTGTTGCTGTCAAATTAATGAAATATTCTCCAATGATCACTGTTAAGAAATAAATTATTGTCCATATTTTTGTTGTTTGTGCTGATTTAGACGATAATTTGATTGCAAAATAAATACTTGTTATGACAAAGAAAAATAGTAATCCAGATAATGCATTTGGTGTAGAAGTTTGTTCAACCATTTATAGATAATATGCATAAATTTTTTTGTTAAAATAAAAGTAATAAATATGGACAGTTTGAAACCCGCATTAGTTGAACCAGGTGTAAAATATTTCATAGGAAGTACTCTTAAACAGTGTCGTGAATTCAAGGATAAAAATATTACTATATTATTTAATATAACACTTTTCATAGTTTTTATTACGATAGTATCATGTATACTTATTTATAGATATAAAGGGAAACCTACTATTGCTGAAATAGAAATAAAAAATAGAAAAAAACAAGAATACATTATTTCAAAGTTACAAAAAATAGCATTCATTAAACAACAAAATAGCGAGAGACTAATTACTAATTTACCTAGTTGGAGTGATCATCCAGAGTTAAGTAATTTGACAACTGTTAGAGTATAATGTATAATACGATATTATATTATCTTATATTATCTTATAATGAGCAATACACGTGGAGAAGAATTAGAACAAGAAGATGAAACCGAAATTTCAAAAACTTCTACACCAATTTTAGTAAATTTATTTGAAGAAGAAATTGGAGAAGAAATAGCCCCTGATTTAAGTGAACAAACAATCAGTAACATGGAAGCAATATCTAATTATTATAAATTAAAATCCCAATATGAATCTAAAATAAATGATTTTAAAAGAAAATTATTAGGAAATGCTGGGCTGACAAAAAAAGAAAAACGAAAAAAATTTAAGAGTTTTGTACCTAAATGCATTGTTTGCAAGAAAAATGGAGGAACCATATTTTCAAATAAAAATAGAACTCTAAAAGCAGTTTGTGGAGCATCTCCACCATGTAATCTAGACATTGAGATTGCGCATGGAATTTATGTCTCTAGAGAAGTGATAGTTAAATTGTTAAAAGAAGAATTTGAAGAAATTAAAACCTCAATAATAAAAACCAAATTAAATTTATTATTTAATTATATTGATGAACCAACTGCTATTAAAACGTTTGAAGAAAAAAGAAAAGAATTAAATGATGTTGGAGAAAATTATAAAAATAAATTAGTAGAGACATTATTAATAACAGACAATCCTACTAAAAAAAATAACATTGAAACTTCATTAGCCACTCTTTACTTAACAATTCAGCAATTGCAAACTTTAATATCAGACTTTGATGCGGAAAACAATGAACAGTTAATAACTGATGCGATTGAACTATACAAAGGAAGGATTTTGCCGACTGCTGACAGAATTAGAAATCTAAAATATTCATATAATGCCGTAGAATACAATGATGACAATAATACTTATCATTTAATACAAGATGATTATACTATTGTCCAATTAGAAACTGATGTAATGAATGAGGCAATTAAAGTAATTAAAAATAATTATTAAATATATATGTTTTTAAATTACATTTCTCCATCTATTTTTTTAACAAGTTTAGCGATTGGACTTTTTGTGGTATATCTTACTGCTGTTAATCCTACAGTTATATATGTTTATCCAACACCTAACAACATTGATAAATTGCAATTCAAAGACAAAGCAAATAACTGTTATGAATTTACTCATGAAGAAGTACAGTGTCCTTCCGACAAATCACAAATGACAAAAATACCAATTCAAAATTAATCTCATTTTAAATATATGGGCTTTGATAAATTCATTCACACTAGTTCTGGAAAAATAATTTTGTCAATTATTTTAGGTTTAGGTCTCTCTACATTGTTTAGGAAAGCATGCAATGAACGAAATTGTATAACATTTAAGGCTCCGCCTTTCAAAGAAATTGAAAATAAAGTGTTCGGGTTTCAAAATAAATGTTATAAATTTAAAGAGAATGTTACAAAATGTAACCCGTCAAAACAAACAGTTGAATTTGCGTAAATAATAAAATCAATCTATCTAATCTTTTATTAAATGGCTAGTTTAGACTCAACTGATATTAATTCTTTACCTATGAATCCAGCGATGGGTGGTTCAAATTTGCCTGCGAACATAGTATTGCAAAAAAATGAAAAACTTGATGTATCAATTGATCATATTTCACAAATGAGAGAAAATGATTTAAAACAAATGAATCAAGGACCTGCTAATGTTGCTTCTCATATGCCATCTGCTTTAGAACAAAATACAATCAATAGTTTTATAACTGGATTACAACAAGCAAGTGCGGCAGGACTTACAACATTGCCATCAAGAGACATTCCTCAAATGACAACCGAACTTACACACGATCAAGAAATTAAACCAAATTATATTCCAACTTCAATTAATAATAATTATATCAATGAACATACCACATCAAATGAAATGATGCAACATCATATGAGAAATCAAAATAAATCAAATAGCATTGATGTCATGTATGAAGAATTACAAGTTCCCATTTTATTGGCAATTTTATTTTTTATGTTTCAATTGCCTATTTTAAGAAATTATTTATTCAAGTTTTTGCCATCTCTCTTTAATAAAGATGGAAATCCTAAACTATCTGGTTATGTTGTGAATAGCATGCTTTTTGCACTACTTTATTATGTTATTAAAAATATATTAAACTATTTTACAACTATTTAGAATTATTGGTTCATATAATTTTATTATTTCATAATATAATTATAATGATACATCCTATCATTTTTAGCATTCCTAATGAAAAAATATGTAAATCCGACAATGTTAAAATTAAAATATTATCTAATTTAATACCCGGAAATCCATCAACGTATATTTTCAACAGCGAAACAGAATATTACGATGAATATAAAAAATCTTATTTTGCTATTACAACAAAAAAAAGTGGATGGGATTGTATGAGACACTATGAAATAATGGCAAATGGTTGCTTACCATATTTCATTGATATTGAAAATTGTCCAATAAATACTATGGAATTATGTCCAAAAGATTTATTCTTAAAATCAAATGCTCTATACAAGAAATTTAGTAATAAAAAAATAAATGAAATTAAACATGACGAAATGAATGAATACAATGAATTAAGAAACCAATTATTAGAATATATAAAAACCCATTTAACCACTAATAAAATTGCAAAATACATATTACAAAAAACCAATTTTGAAAATGTTAAAAAAATTTTATATTTATCTGGTAATATTTATCCTGATTATTTAAGATGTTTGGTTTTACACGGATTTAAAGAATTAATTGGAGAAAATTGTCACGATTATCCAAAAGTTCCGCACATTTACAAAACAAATGACATAGATTATAATAAATTGTATGGAAAAGGCATGTCATATTCTAATTTGTTGGATCCTATGTTGCATAATGATAATTTAGATTATAGTATTAATAATGACATTAAAAATAAACATTATGATATTATTATTTATGGGTCTTATCATAGAGGAATGCCGTTTTATAATTTGATTTGTGAAATTTATAAACCAAATGAAATAATTTTATTGTGCGGAGAGGACATTCATTGTTGCAGTTATGATTATTTTTTTAAAAAAGGACACAATGTATTTATTAGAGAATTGTAAATTAACATTATTAATTTAATTTAAATATTTAAAATTTTAAATATTTTTCTAGTTTTGCTTTTAGTTCTTTTACTTTTCATTGTTAAATGTTTGGTCTTGTTGTTGGTCTCTGTTAAGTCTGTTTTTTTAGATTTTTTATTTTTTTCTTCTGACATAGATGTTTTTGCTTTATTTAGTTTTGGAACATATTTTAAAAACCACGCTTCGTACTCTTTGGTTCCCTCTTTTTTTTTAAATTCTTTAAACTTTTCTGCTTTTTCAGAAAGGATGCTTTCTTTTGTAGGTTGTTCACCATAACAACTTACACTAAATCTTCGCAATAATCCTTTCTGAGACAATCTATTTCTCTCTTGAACCTTAAATAAATATTCAGTCATGCATAAAATTCGGTTTGTATCATAATATGGCAAGTCTGAATATAAAAATGCCAAATAAAAACTTAACATGGTATCAATTGTTGCAACTTTTATTTTATTATCTTTTATATTTAATACATTATAACTATGACATCCAAGCGGTTCATAAATAAATGTGACTGTTTCGTCGCCTACACGAACTTCATAATGGGTTGAAATAATTTCTCCAACAGGGGGCATTTTAACTATTTTTGTATTTTTATATCCTTCATTATTTAATCTTTCTTTTACAATTGTTGCGGTTTTGTATGGGTCTTCTGATAAAACATCAAAATCTGGATAATCTCGCATTTTATTACCTATTTTTTTTGGCATATATTTACTATACAAATTTACAGCATATCCACCAAAAAAAACAACACCTTGCGATATCAATGTACTTTTTACAATATTATTAATTTCATCTTCATTTTTATCATTCTCAAATGATCGTTGAAAATCTAATGCATTGCATTTTTCTCCTTTTAATGGATAATGCTTATTTAATAATAAAAGTCTCTTTAATACTTTTTCCCATCGCGTAGTATCCCCAGCAGGTCTAGATAATTCTAAATACATTGACATTCTCAGTAAATTCGGCGGAGCATAAAGAATTCCATTTACCTTTAATGCCTCTTGTTTTACTTTTTTAAATATTTTTTTATCTAAAAGTGTAATGTCAGCAACTGGTATAAAATTAACAAATACTTTATAAGTTCCAAAGTGTTGTCCTGCTTTTGCCTCTACTTCTTCATATCCATTTTTATAATATATGTCAGCCAATTCCTTAGCATCATCCACTGGACTGGGGCTAAAAAAATCATAATCTGGAATCTCTATATCTTTATTGTAAAATTGCTCATTAATTGGCAATAAATTATTTATTGCTGTTCCACCATAACATATTAATTTTTTATTTCTTATAAAAGTTTCAACAATTTGTATCATATGTTTTACCTCTGGTGAATTAACAATTTTTCTACCGGATTTTTCTTTAGCAAGATCTACCGCTTGACGCAAAATTGCTAGTTCTTTTTCATCATTTGTTAAATTTGTATAACATTCTTTCATTTACTATATTATATAATTATAAATTTATAAAATATAATTAAATAATTAAAATTGATAAAATCATTAAAATTGATAAACTAAACATTATCTTTACATTAAAATGAAATATTACATATTAAACTTGTAAAAATCTGAACTAACATTTCTCTCTTGATAAGAATAATCAGGATTTGGTGGTGGAGGTGCCGGTATTGTTACTTCAATGAACCGCAGATTTTCAGGTTTTAAAGTAAAAGCGCTTCCAGATTTATCAAAAAAGAGTGAATAATATTCCATATAATTATCAAATGTTTGAAATGACATTCCAATCATCTGACATCCATAATTCATAGCAAGCGCAGCAGAAGGATTTATTGCGTCTTGAGATAAATCAGGGCGAACAATGCTCATATTTTTTTTATTAAATTCTATAAGTTCTGATGTATCTTGAGTATTCTTTACTTGACTATAAGTATAACTTCTTAAAAATACAGAACCAGACGCTATGTTTACATATTCATCTAATGGGGTTTGTTCAAATAAAGGATTTGTTCGGTCAACCATTATTACTACCTTTCCCATTAATTCTTTTAATGGAACAATTCCTAAATTATTTCCCTTATTTTCATAACTATATTCTTTACCTAATATTCTGTTTTCTAATTGATTGTAAATTTCATCTGCCATAATTTTATAAATTTTTTGGTTATTGCTCATTATTCTAAAATTTAATAAAAGCGGATCGCCTGGATTAGGACATGTTCCACCAGAAAATGCATAATTTGAAATTATGTTTATAGCATCTCCAAAATCTACACTATTATATGTACCCTTTGTATAATAATCATCTACAGATGATGCCGCTATAACCGGCCTATCATTTAATGAATAGATTTCAAAATCTAAACATCTGGCACCTTGTTTAATTGCGGATTTAAGAGCACATACATTAACAAAATCATTTTTTACTTGACCTGCTAAGCAAGCATTAAATGCGGTCTTTATGTAATAATCTCTTAAGTTATGACTAAATCTTTCTTGTGATGTGTCAACTGTTGAGACTTTTGCAAAATCTGGATATATTTTTGAGAGAACATCGCAATTTTTATTATTAAGTCTCAACTTTGAATAAAGCCAATATCCTACCAAGCATATAATTAAAAATACTAATACATAAATAATCTTGCTTATTGTCTTGGTATTATTTGTTAATAAATCAATATAAGATTCCGATTTGTCCATACTTATATTATTGTATTATTTTTATAAAATAAGTTATCCAATTTATAAAATAAATATTTAAAGATTGTAATTTATCCACCAATTAAAAAATAAGTTATCTAATTTATAATTTAAAGATTGTGAATGTTATTGTTACAATGAATAACAATAACATGAAAGATTTTAATAAAGATTTTAATAAAAATTTCCCTAGTTTTGAAAAAAATTATCTAGCACAAAAACAAATTAAAGATTCAATTGAAAAACAAAAAAAAACAATTTTTATTAAAAATAAATTTAATAAAGTATATCCAAATGTAAATTTTGACGAGTTGATTAGTGACGAAGATGCGGGAAAAGAATTGGGAATGATTAGATCTACTGATGACGGATGCATCCGTTATAGACACAATAAAACAAAAGAAGTTTATGTGTGGAATTTTATAGACAAACAATGGAAATCATCTGTTATAGACACAATAAAACAAAAGAAGTCTATGTGGGATTTTATAGACAAACAATGGAAAATGTAATAATTTATACTTTATCAAAATAAATGGAAAAACTTAAACTATATTTTCCAGTTTCAATACATCTTCCTCTCTCATGTGGATTATTTGTTACTCTAACTATTTTAGTATTTTCGCCACAGCTTATATATCTAATGTGTTTAAGTTTGTAATCTTTATGAGTTTGATTAAATTTTTCAAAAAAATAAGGACACACTGGCTTTTCATCCGATTTGTGTTCCATCATAAATTTACACAGTTCATTATAGGGAATGTCTCTATATTCATAATCAACAAATGATGTATTTACTTTTAATTTATTATACAATCCGTCCATCAATTCAGTAATTGAATTATCATTTCCCATATTTTTATAATAATAAAAATAATATTTAAATACATTATTTTATAAGTTAATAAGTTTTACAAAATACAATGATAATTATTTAAAATTATAATTATCATTTTTATTGAATTTGTTTATAATATTGGAAATCTAACCCATCTTCATGTGCATCATCTCCCATCTAGCATCAACTTTTGCTTGCTCCTCTTTATCATAAATAACATACAAACGTTCATTGCAGTTCATCCTCTTTTTCTTCTCTCCATCCTCACCTACTTCAGTCTCGCTATCCTCAAAATAAGACCCCTTTATGTAATACAAACTATCTACACCACCATGCTTGCGATCCTCAGCACTCGTATATTCCTCTGCCATTTCATAAAATCTTTCCCTAGCACGCTTAATAGCATTTTCCTTTGATTTATAATTCCCGATATTGTTTTTATACGGAGGATAATAAGGGTCATCGCATTCGGTCTGCGAATAAACAACATAAAAATCAAAGTCAAAATCCCCTTCAGTTATCTTTTCATAAACAAAATCCTCAACTGACATGTTACAATAAATAAAGAAAAATCTTTATATTCATTTCATATATGTATTTTTGATCTAACAAATTAAACTACAATGTATCCCAATTAAGTCTTAAATGATAAACTACGTTATAAATATTCGCAAATGTTTCTTATCATTTCAGTCGGTAACTTTTGTAAGATATTGTTATGTTTGTTTTTATAAGAAGATCCCAATAAAATTTCTTTACGTTCTAACCATTTTCTCTCAGACGTTTCTATTATGTCATATTTAATTATTACATTATTTTTAATTTCCAAACTATAATGATAGGGTCTAATTTCACATAACCATTTGGCAACATCTAAATGACCATTATCACATGCATAACTTAAAGGTTTTGAATTAATATAAACATTTTCATAAATTTTAAATAACCATTTGGCAACATCCAAATGTCCGTTACGACACGTAAATGCGAACGTAGAAGTTTTACAAGCATAGTTATTAAGTTCAGGATTAATTTCTAATAACCATTTGGCTACATCCAAATGTCCATGGGTGCAAGCAGGTTCAAATGTAAAAAGGTCAAAACTAGAAATAATAAAGTCTGGATAAATTTCAACTAACCATTTAGCAACCTCTAAATGTCCATTTTTACAAGCATAATTAAATACATATTCTCCATTAGTGGCAATATCAATGTCAGGTTTAATTTCTAACAACCATTCGGCAACAATCAAATGTCTATTTTGACAAGCCGACTGAAACGCGTCATCATTATGAAATGAAATGTTAATGTTTGGATTGTTTTTCAATATTTTTTTTGCCATGTCTAAATTTCCTTTTTCACATGCTGATACAAAATTTAATTGATGTAATTTGACATTTTCTCTGTGATTTGTCATAGTTTATAATTGATTTATTTTATTTATATTATTTATTTTAAAATATATCAATTTTTAAATAAATAAAAAGTTCACACACATTTACATTAAGTTTACTTTATATGAAATGATTCCAAAATTGTCACATTCCAATATATAACGTTCATGATTTAATGATTGCAACCACTTGGCTATAGCAGAATGCCCTGAAAAGCAAGCATTTTTAAACAAATCGTCGCCGTCCACATAAATATCAATGTCTGGTTTAATTTCCAATAACCATTTTGCAATATCTAGATGCCCATGGGTACAGGCATAACGAATCGCATCGTTGTTTTTTGCGGAAACATTTATATCAGGTTTAATCTTCAATAACCATTTCGCAATATTTAACCGTTTAGTCCGACAAGCGATTCTGAAAAAATATTCATTTTCAATGGAAATATTGATGCTGGGTTTAATTTCATATACCCATTTGGCAAGTTCTATGTTTCCATTTTGACACGCGGTTCTAAACACAAATTCATTGTATTCAGAAATATTAAGATTTGGATTTAATTCATAGAAAAATTTGGCAACATCTAATTTACCATTTAGACAAGCTCTTCTAAAACAATATCTGTATTTATCAGAAAGAATGATATCTGGTTTGTGTTCTAGTATTAATTTTATAAAATCTAAATATCCATATTGACAAACATAATCAAATGAAGTATCATCCATTGCAGAAACGTCAATATCAGGTTTAATTTCTAACAACCATTTCGCAATATCTAAATATTTCCAAACACAACAAAGTCTAAACGCATGTTCTTCTAGTGCAGACACATTAATGTCAGGTTTAATTTCAACCAACCATTTAGCGACATTAAAATGCCCGCTCATGCAAGCAAAACGAAACGGTTCTTCATTGTTTAAAGAAATATTAATAGTAGGATATTTTTCTAACAATTGTTTCGCGATATCTAATTTTCCAGCATTGCACGCTGAACTAAACCATCTTTCATTAATTGATGGGCCAACTGAAAATGTTTGTTGGGTTGTTGTATTCATGTTGCTCATATATTAATTTTAAGTATGGTATTGTCTTTATGTAAATTCAATAATTAAAATTAATTAGTAATACAATGTTTTATGATTTAATTTTTTGCCATTTAGTTTATTTTAATTTTATTTTATTTTATTTGTTTTATTTATAAATGGCAAATGAATTTAAATTATTCTCTAAAATAACGTTAATTAAGATTTTAGCGATTATATACGTGACATTTGTTTATGCAATTGGTGGTTTATTAATAACAATATATGCTGATAGGAAAATAATTAGACCATTTTATGATACATCTGATGGTGCTGAAGAAAATATATCAACCACTCGTCATTTCATGGAAACTGTATTAGTATTGTGCGTATTAGGTGTTTTAACATATATTGGACGTAATGTATTACAAAAAATACCATTTCCTCTAGATGGTGTAGCGGGGTTTGATTATATGAGAGTGCCTGAAGTAATAACTGGTGGCCTTTTAGGTTGGACTATATTAATATTTTCAGGTGTATTAGACAATAAAATCAAGATTATTAATAGTAGATTATCTGAATTGCCAAGATTAAGACATAAAAAAAATAATAATTTTAATGTTATAGTTTAAAATGAATGTTTTAATGCCAACAATTTCAACAGACTTAATTTATTATTGTGTTGCCTCATTGTCAACATCTGTATCATCCACTCAAAATTTATACACATACATAATAAATTATTCTAATAAAAATGATGATTATCAAATTTATCAAAATAAATTAATAAATACTGACATTTCAAATAAATTACAAATAATTAGTTTATTAATTACTGATATTATAAAAAAATATCATCTTAATAATGAAGACATAAATTTAATTGAATGGTGTGATAAGTATTCTAATATAAATATAATAGAAGAAGATGATTTTAATGTATTATCAAATATAAAAAATAATAACATTATAAATGATTTACCAAAACCATTAAAAATCATTATTCAATGTTCACTTGAAATAATAAATAACATAAATGAAATTCTGCAAAAAATACAAAATAAAATTAATGAATACAATAATTCTTATTTTTCATATTTTTATAAATTAAACATTCATGGAGAAGTTAATATGTTAGTTACATATTGCGACATATTTGATAAACGAATAACAATATTATTTGACCTTCTTAAAGTTTATAATAACATATTATAAATAAATAAATTGTTAATTACTATTTAATAAATAGTATTTTAAATTAGTTAAATAATATTGTTATTATATAATATATTATGGCTGGTGGTTTATTAAATATAGTAGCATATGGTCAGCAAAACATTATATTAAATGGTAACCCTTCTAAAACATTTTTTAAATGTACTTATGCTAAGTATACAAATTTTGGGTTACAAAAATTTAGAATAGATTTTAATGGACAACGAACATTAAGGCTAACTGAAGAATCTAAGTTTACATTTAAGGTTCCTAGATATGCAGATTTATTAATGGATACATATTTGGTAATTACATTGCCATCAATTTGGAGTCCAATTTATCCTCCGCAAAATTGCGAGAGTGAATGGGTTGAATATGGTTTTAAATGGATTGAAAATATTGGAACACAAATGATTAAAGAAATACATCTGTCAATTGGTGGACAAACAATCGGTAAATTTTCTGGACAATACCTTTATAATTTAGTAGAGAGAGATTTTAGTGGTGCAAAGAAAGATTTATATTACAAAATGACCGGAAATGTTCCAGCGTTAAATGATCCGGCTAATTCTAATGGAAATGTTAATATATATCCAAATGCCTATTACAATCCTTCATCTAAGGGACCAGAACCTTCCATTAGGTCTAGAAAATTATACATACCAATTAATGCTTGGTTTACATTAAATAGTAAAATGGCACTGCCTCTTGTAGCACTTCAATACAATGAATTACATATAGATGTCACTCTTAGACCAGTTCAAGAACTTTATACAATTAGAGATATTGGAAATGAATTTGGAATTTATCCATATGTGCAGCCTAATTTTAATAATCCTTTACAAGGTTTCTATCGGTTTTTGCAACCTCCGCCAGATATTGAATTAAATTTTAATTCTTACCCAGACCAAAGAACCAATTGGAACGCTGATATTCATCTTATATCAACTTATGCATTTTTGTCAGAAAATGAAGTAAAATCTTTTGCTGCGAATGAGCAAAAATATTTAATTAGAGATGTACATGAATATAAGTTTTACAATGTAACTGGAAGTCAGCGAGTTATATTAGACACTCTTGGAATGGTATCAAATTGGATGTGGTATTTCCAGAGAAATGACATAAATCTAAGAAATGAATGGAGCAATTATACAAATTGGCCTTATAATTATTTACCTTATCCTTCAATTGAAGCCACCTCAAGTACATATAAAATAACCAATCCTTGTAATCCCGATACAACTATAGGTCCAGGAGACAATCCTCCAGACGGATCAAAAACTGGGTTTTTTATTACACCTGAATACACCCCTCAAAATGAAAAAAATATTTTAAAAAATCTTGGAATATTAATGGATGGCAAATATAGAGAGAATGTTTTTGATGCTGGCATTTACAATTATGTAGAAAAATATGTAAGAACTGCTGGCAATAGTGAAGATGGATTATATTGTTACAATTTCTGTTTAAATACAACCCCTTTTGATTTCCAGCCAAGTGGTGCCATGAACATGAGTCGCTTTACAACAATAGAATTAGAATTTAATACAATTTATCCGGTATTAGACCCTTCTGCCGCATTTTATACTATTTGTGATCCTAATACAGGCACAATAGTAGGTGTAAATAAACCTTCATGGATTATTTATGATTATAATTATGATTTAACTTTATTTGAAGAGAGATTTAATATATTAACATTTATTTCAGGAAACGCTGGATTACAATACGCAAGATAAAATTAAATTATTATTTAAAAAAATTGATTTAAATAAATAATATTATACGACAACAATTGACATAATGAATTTGCAAACAAGATTTCCGATAACATATAATTTATGTAAAAAAACAGCTATAAACATCATATTTTGCCTTATTTAATTACTCAAAATGGAATTACATATGACAAACAAAAATTTCTATATTATCACAAGATGAAATTGATTACTTTGTAAAGTTGCAGATGGAAAACCCTGATATAGTAAATAAATGTTTTGACTATCTCATAGAAAATTTAGAAAATTTAGAAAAACAGATGGTAACACGACATAATAAAAAAACAAAAATAAAATCTCCTATGAATAATATTTATGAGACTCTTACAAGTACAAAATTATGTGACGACCAATTTATGATAGATAAGTGGGTATTATTTATTAAATCGCAGGGAGATTTTAATAAATTTTATTAAGACTTATTGTATTATGTAATTAAAGAAATTATAAACAAATTAATAATTTATATTTTTTCTAATTAATTAATTACCATCATTTGATGCGGGCAATCCACATTCTGTAAAGGTATTTGTAATGTTTGCCGAACATATCATGTTCCCTGGGTATTTTAATTTGTAACCATCTCGTTCATCATAAATTTTATTTAAATCATTCATTGCGTCGTCTAATGCTCTTGCTTTAATGCTAGAATTCATAGTTGTGCTTCCATCAGCCTTTCCAACTGGAATGACATCATTATATACGATTTCTGACATATCCATGGTGTCATTTTGGTCTTGCGCTATGCCCGGATTATAATTTTGGGTTTTTCTAAACCCTATACATGGCACTTCTACCTTTGTTTTTCCACATCCTTTACAACAATCATTATAAATACATTTATCTAAAGGACTTTGGCATTCATAAGCGCACTTCATAAAACATTTTCCATCGGGTCCTTTGTAAATAGATGATTCGCAATTGTTAGAGAGAAATCTAGGTTTAATACATCCTTTCATACAACGATTGTCAGAACATAATTTTACACCAATCGCAGGAGAACTTTCCATTCCTTCTTTGACTTTGTGAGAAATATAAAAAATAAAATAAAATAACATAGCAATTAAACCTAAAATACTTAACTGTATAAATAATTTTGTAATATTTTTCATATATAAAGAATTGACAAAATTAATTTATCTTTAAATATATATGTCGGAAGAAATTAGCCCAATAGATGAAAAAAAAAACAACCAGAATAATGAATCAAAACAAAAAATAAATTGGATGGGATTTTTAATACAAATTTTGATTAACATAGTAATAGTATTGCTGTGGGGTATTATAGGTTCAAACTTTGTTTATTTCATGCATAGTAATTTAGATGCTTGGTTTCCCGATGATCCAAACTTTCCGCCATACATGGAACGAAAAAGTGGATCATCTTTAATTGGCTCTATTAAATCAGCATCAAAATTTTTTAAAAAAAAACTTTCTGGAGGTAAATATGTAGATGGCTGTAGTCCTGTTTATGAAACAAGCGAAGCAACTGCTAAATTATTAGAACTTAAAGATAAGTTGGGAATGAACAAACTAAGTGCGCCATATGATGGTATAAGTGATGATTTTGGCATAAAACCATTATTTAGTAATATGTTTGGTTCATCTGCTAGATATTCCTATGTAATGGGTCGCCGATTATTAAAAACAATTTTTAGAGGGTTGCAAGGCATGGGAGGAAAGGGAGAAACTATTTTGTTTTTAATTTTCCCTTTGATTTTATTAGCAATGGTATTCCAGTTACCATTTGTGTTTGGATTTGTTACAACATTATGGGGAGAAATTACAAGTAGTAGTTATGGATGGTTTTGGACTTGGTTTTTCTTATTTGTATTTGGTATATCTTTATTATGGCCATTAGCAATTGGAATTACTCAGTCAATACAATTCGCGGTAACAATGTTAGTTTTGCCATTGTATGCTAACTTTGATATGATTAAAGAAATATTAGCATGTAACTCTCATTTATTAGGGGGAATATTTGCGTTATTAACAATTAGTGCTGCTGCGGCCAATTTGAATGGAATACTTACAATAGTTACAGCAATTATGATGTTTTTTTTATGGTATACTCGTAAATAAAAATAATAAATTTAATAAATTTAATAAATTAATAAAAATTAAATAACATTTTATAAATGTTATATAAACATAATTGTATATATATAGAATATCATGGTAACAAATAATAAAAAAAACAAAGATAGTAATACAAAATTACCATTTGTGAGCATATGTACCCCTACATTTAATAGAAGACCTTTTATTTCTGCTATGATAGAATGTTTTAATCATCAAGATTATCCAAAAGATAGAATGGAATGGATTATAATAGATGATGGTACAGACAAAATAGAAGACCTAGTATCAAATATTCCACAAGTAAAATATTTTAAATATAGCCAAAAAATGAGCCTTGGCAAAAAACGAAATTTAATGCATGAGAAATCAATAGGAGACATAATTGTTTATATGGATGATGATGATTATTATCCGCCCCAAAGAGTATCACATGCGGTGGAAATGTTAATTTCCCATCCAAATGCGTTATGTGCTGGTTCAAGTCGTCTATATATTTATTTTAAACACTTGGATAAAATTTGGGAATTTGGCCCGTATGGTCCTAACCATGCAACCGCAGGTACATTTGCGTTCAAACGAGAATTATTAAAGCAAACTAAATATGATGATACTGCTGCGGTAGCCGAAGAAAAAGCATTTCTTAAAAATTATACTATCCCATTTGTTCAGTTAGATCCTCTAAAAGTAATTTTGGTTTTTTCACACGAACACAACACATTTGACAAGAGAAAATTATTAGATATGCCCCATCCGACATATTGTAAACCATGTGAATTAAAAGTAGATAATTTTGTTAAAGAATCAAAACTTAAAAGATTTTATATGAATGACATTGAACAATTGCTTAAAAATTATGAGCCTGGTCGCCCAGAAATGAAACCAGATGTTTTGAAGCAAATGGTTGAGATTGAAGACAGACGTAAGAGAGAGTTAGAAAAATATAATAGCGGTTTTATAACGGTTCAACAACCAGGAAAACCATCATTAAATTTAAATTCTGAACAAGTGGTAGACCTTCTTAGAAAACAAACTTCTGAGATATTTAAATTAAATAAACAAGTAGAATCAAATAATTTATTTGTTAAGTTATTGAAAGATAGAATAACTGAAAAAGATATTATTATAAATGATCTTAAAAATGAAATTAAAAATTATAAACCGTGTGAAAGTATAAACATTTCATTAAATGTGGTAGAGAGAACAGATTTGATTTCGGAGGATGAGACAGAAATTAATGAGGATAAACTTTTGAGGGAAATAAATGAAGAAAAATAATTTATAAAATAAATCATAAATTATTTTTTATTGAGTTGTTAATTAATTTATTATTATTTAATTTATTCTTCTTCTGTTACAGGTTCAACCTCATCTACTTCGCAATCTTCCTTTGTGTATTTATCTAAATACCTATATATTCTATTAATGTCAAGTTTTCCAATTTCATAATTTTGTAATTGTTCATAAATTTCATCATCTGTAAAATTATTTCGGAGTTCTAAAAAATAAGAAAATGTATCTTTTTTATCGCTTCCTAATTGCTGACACAAATTTTGAATAAATAGAGAATTATTATATTCAGTACTATATTTTGTAAGAACTTTTGTAAATCTGACTTCAGTAGGATTAAATTTTGGTTTAGGTTTTTTACATGTTTCATGATAAATTTTATTATTATAGAAGGTTTTAATGAGAGAACTCATTTCATTAAATTGCCATATTTGTTTTTGAAATGTAATGCGATCAATGAAATCTGCATAGCATATATTGTCTAGTAATTTCAAATACAAAGGTACACTATGATTTTTTGGTGTTTTTGCCAAAACATCTATTATATTTTCGTGCCATAATAAACTCACGATTGTTCTATCGGTTTCATTCATTATTGTAATATGTTCTTCTAATGAAGCCGGTGAATTAATTAATTTTTTAGTAATTTCTTTTGTGTCTTCATTATATGATTTAGGTTTAAAAATATTTTGTATAATCTCATTTTTAAGTATACTACATTGATTTTTATAAATATCGTCAATGGACATTAGTTTTCGCAAATCCCCTTGAATAAATTTGACTATATTACAGTGTAAATCTTGCTCTAATGTTGGCATTGTCATTTTCATGATGTTTTTAATTTGAATAGTGGTTGGTGTTTTTAATTCAAATGTTTCACAAACCTTCATTAATTCTTTAATTTTTTTATCCATGTGATAATTGCTAATACATATAATGGGATTAAATGTGATTTCTTCTAATTTTTGTTTTTTTGTTTTTTTGGGACGAATTAATTTAATTAAACTATTAATTCCACCTTTATCACCATTATTCATGCCATCAATTTCATCCATTACTATTGCTATTTTCTTTACTTTTTTTTGAAACATACTTATAACATTTTTATCTGACATATTGTGTTTAGTAATATTGTCAATCACATTTTTATTTCTAATATCACCTGCGTCATACTTAACCACATCGTAATTTAATTCTTTTAATATATCCATTACAAATGTAGTTTTTCCAGTACCTGGCGCTCCATATATATAAATACTTCTCTTGATAAGAAGGTTTGATTTATTTTTATCAAAATCGGTCAAAATGTCTTTAATGTTTTGTGCTATTTTAGTTCTATCTAACATTTCATTAAATTTTAATTTGTCCATCTAATAGAAGTATTAATTATGTTTTTATGTTGTTTTTCATTTATGCCAAATATTTTTATATATTTATCATTTGTAAGTAATTTATTTAGACAATCAATTGAATCATTCTCATTACAATAATATATTAAAAATTTAATGTAATTAGAAAAAATCATATTTTTATATCTATATTTTTTCATAAATAACCATTTATTAAAATTTTCATTTATTAATTGCTCAAATGGATAATAATGATTTTTTTTAATTATCTCTCTTATGTAATGTTCTAATCCAGAAGTTTTCACATTCATTGACATATTCAAAATCATCGGTCTAATTAAATGATGAAACTTATCATAATAATATTTACTTAACATTATTTTTTTGTAATTAGGCAAAAAATCAAAAATAATAGAGTTAAGCTCATTCGGCAATAGTGCTATTTGTTTCATAACCTCCATTATAATAACATGATGTTATTTCTTTGTTACAGTTTTGTTAATAAATTAAACAGTTTGTTTGGAACATGTATCAGTGTTATTAGTGATGCCGTCCCATGTTAAGTCACATGATCTTGCCCATTTAGATTTATTGCACAACCCTCCATCCCCCAACCAAGGAAAAACATTAAAATTCATGGTTTTAGCACATTCGTTTCTGCCTAAATTTTTAACATTTAAACATACATTATTAGTTCCATCGTTTTTGGCTATCCAATAATCCGGGCAATCTCCTAATACAGGCGGGAAACCGTCATTAGTTTTTGATTTATATAAGGCGTATCCGATAACTACTAATACAAGAACTAACATAACTAATGCTATGATTACTACAGTTTTTTGAAATGTCATTATAATTTAATTGTATATAATTTTTTCTGGTTAATTATATATAATGTCTTATGATTGCCGAAGTTCTAATGGAAGAATAGATATAGAAGGTCCTAATACAGCGACTAGATTTTCAATGATGGACAAAATACCTGTTAATGATTGTACTTCATTTAGGGACGCTCTTAATGGAAATTGGAATGATACGACACTTTCATTATCATTTTTTTGTGAAAAAAATATTGAAATTTTGCAAAATGGAATACGGGCAGGTGTTTATAAAAAATCTAACGGACAATATTTAATAGACCGTCAAGATTGTGACGTTCTTAAAACAATTATGCGAGGAATTTATTTACAAAATTCTGTAAACATTCCTTACAATTATACTGAACAAATTGAAGGCCTGAATAAATTGGTAATTGAGTATTCAGTTCAACAGATTATAGGAGAAGCCGATGGTTACATGAAATATAAGAGAGATGCCAGTAACATGTATACATTATTACCCCCTCCAATGTTAGAAACAACCAAAGACAAGGTATTGGAATTAAAAAAATGGTTTTAAATATTAATTAAACTCATAATCATTAAATGAATAAATAATTTAATGATTTATTTTTAGATTTTTTAGATTTATTTTTTAATTTATTTATTTATTAGATTTTTTAACTTTTTTCTTGATACCTTTATCCATAATTTTAATCACTGGCATTTTTTCTGTTTTTAAACTAATGTATTCTTCCGTCAAATTATCTAATTCTTCAAGCCACAATTGATTAACATTTTTAGACATAAGAATTTCTAACGATTGAGTTTTACTATCACGGTCATTCATAATACGAGCAACATTTTCTTCAGATACGCTATCCATTGGCATTTTAACTAAATATTTATAATCATTATCATCGTCAATTTTGTCATATCCTTTATCTTCTAATATTTTAATAATTTCATCTTTTTTCTTTTTTCGTAGGTCAAGAGTGTCATCAATCAACTCTTGAATATAACGAGCCTTATTTCCAAGAAGCAATAATTCTTTTGTCATGGAATCAATCATATTTTGTTTTCTAATTTCATAAAACCCATAGCGAACTGGATAATAATCTTCAATGATTTCTTCAGCGCTGTCATATTTTTTTAGTTTCTCCTTTGCATCAAACGCGTGTATGTTTGTAGTTGTTTGTGTTGTATATAGTTTAAGCAATTTTTCTAAAGCATTACATCCGTATTCGTCTGTCTGACTTACAAGTTCTTGAATTGCCCCAGCATTAAATGTAATAGTAACATCAATAGTTACATCAGTGCTTAAATCTTTATAGTCTTTAATCATTCCCGCATTTTTTTTTATTTTTTTCCCTTTTTTCTCTCCATCTTTTCCTTTCTCCACCTTTTCTGGTTTGGCATTTGCCATATTAATTAATTCTTCTAGATGTTCCTTAAAATCATCTGTCCAAAATCCAACCGGAAGTTCAGTAACACGAATGCTATTTGCGTCTAAAACTTCATAACATCCTTTTATCAAATATTTATTTTCATTTATGATAGAAATTGCTCCATTAAATCCTTCATAATAAGGTCTAATTTTAATCGTGTCTTCATTTCCATTAAGTTTATTTTTAATATAATTAATAATGTCCAATACATTGTAGCACATAATATCAGTGCTGAATCCGGTGCCAATGCCTTTGCTACCATTTACCAGAATCATTGGAATGATTGGTACATAATGAATTGGTTCTACTGAAACCCCATCATCGCTTAAATATTTCAATACTTTGTCGTCTGTTTCTTGGAATATCAATCTAGTAATGGAATTCAAATGAGTAAATATATATCTTTCACTCGCTGAATCCTTTCCTCCTTGTAGACGCGTTCCAAATTGTCCACAAGGTTCAAATAGATTAATGTTATTTGAACCTACAAAATTTTGTGCCATTCCTACAATAGCACCATTTAAACTTTGCTCACCGTGATGATACGCTGAATGCTCTGAAACATAACCACTAAATTGTGCAACTTTAATTTCTTTATTTAGATTTTTTTTAAATGCCGCAAATAATATTTTGCGCAAACTAATCTTGAGTCCATCCATGACATTTGGAATAGATCGGTCACAATCATACTTTGAAAAGTGAATCATTTCGCAATTTATAAACTCGTTGAATGACACGGCATTCTTACTAGTGTCTAAATATAATTCGCGATTATAATCTCCTAGCCATTCCTTTCTATCATCCGCGCGTTTTTTATTAAATACCATATCAATTGCATTTGTACTTTCAGCGCCATCGTGTCTAAATGTAACAAATTTTTTATGTTTAAAATATTCTTTAAATTCCTTCGCTGAACTTGTTCCCAATCCCTTGTAATATTTGGTTGTCCATCCTTTTGTATCGTTGTCATTTTTCCATTGCTCATATTCTCCATCATTGTAGAATACAAGTTTTTTCGTCCCCTTTATAGCGGTCAAAATCGGTGTATTCATAAACCCAATAAATCCTTCAATCTTTGACAATGATTCCCACTCGCTATCAAACATATTAAGTCCTAAACCTTTAATATGACTTCCGTCCAAATCTTGGTCAGTCATAAAGATAATACGACCATATCTAAGATATTTTTCTACATCTTTGTCTGTATAATTTTTACCAGTTTCTAAACCGAGTATTTGTTTGATTTCTTTAATTTCTTTATTTTCTGATATTTTTTTCTGTTGTTCACCACGTACATTTAACAACTTTCCTCTCATAGGATAAACGCCAATATAATTTCTATCATCTGTAGATAAGCCTGATACAATACCGGCTTTTGCTGAATCTCCTTCACAAAATATAATTGTACATTCTTTTGACTTGTTTGTGCCTGCATAATTTGCATCAATTAATTTTGGAATTCCTCTAATGCTCTTAGTCTTGGAACCATCTGTTTTTTTAGCAGCCTTGTGTTCCTTTACCTCTGTAAGTGCACAAGCAGCATCCATTACTCCCATTTTGGCAATTTTTTCTACAAACTTATCAGACACTACACACGTAGAACCAAAATTTGTAATATTTGTTGTCATATTGTCCTTGGTCTGACTATCAAATGCTGGATTTTCAATGTCACACCTAATGAATACCATAATTTGTTCCTTAATCGTTGTGGGTTTAACATCTATTTTTTTCTTTTTACTGATAATCGCTTGAAGTTTTCTAACAATTTGATTTACTATGTATTCTACATGTTTTCCACCTTTACTTGTGAATATGCCATTAACAAATGATACTTGAGCAAATTCTCCATTAGGCGCTAGACAAACAGCATATTCCCATCTTTCATTCGCTTCTTCATAAACACGAACAGTATCATCCTTATTGCCAATATAAAGATCTACATATTTTTGAAATGTTTGGACTGGAATAATATCTGAATTATATTTAACTTTTACACTTTTATCGGTGACTGCAGCGATATCGCATACGCGTCGGCGCAATAGTTTAATGAAATCTTCGCTTAAACCTGTAAGCCCAAGACGTTCATAATCGGGTTTAAAAACCACCTTAGTATATGGTTTGCTCTTAGTTTTTGTAATTGTAGGTTTACTAATAACAGAAAGGTTATCACTAAATTCTTGGACATATTTCAGTCCACGAACATGGTCAATGGTCTCAATCCTACCATAAGTAGACCAAATTAAAACAAGCTTAAATCCGAATCCATTTTTTCCACCTACGATTTTTTTCTCAGTTTTATCATAATTCGTAGATGTACGAAGATGTCCAAAAATTAATTCTGGAATCCAAATGTCGTATTCAGGATGTTTAGCAACATCAATTCCATTGCCATCATTGACAAGAGTAATTAATCCGTCATCACTAATCCCAATATCAATGCTTGTTACCGGAATAATATTTTCTTTACCAGACAGAATTGATTGTTTACATCTCACCACATGGTCGCGACAATTAACAACACCTTCATCAAATAGTTTATATAGACCCGGATTAATCATGACATTTTTACTAATAATTTTCCCTTCTTCAAGAATATAAGAGTCGCATTCTACATTTTCAATGGACCCAATATACGTATCAGGTGCATCAAGAATGTGCTGACGATCGGTTTTCTTTTGATATTGTTGAGAAAGAGCTGCTTCAGCGGACATTATGATTCGTGTATTTATACTTAATCATTTGTATTTAAACTATTTCAATTTTCATTTTTATAATTATATGAAAAAAATCATAAAATAATTCATATAAAAATTAATATATTAATTATTTTTTATTTTATTTAATTTAATTTAATTTAATTTAATTTATTATTCAATGCATAAATTAATTGAATAATTAAAGCCATTATTAATACAGAAATAAACATTGTATTAGTTATATTTTTAATGAGTAGATTATGATTGTATTCATTAATTAAATTTTTAACCATATAAGTACCTTCTAGATTGTATCCACATTTATTTTTATAATATTCACGTGTACCTACGCCAGCAATCACCGCAATTTTAGTAAAATTATTTGAGACGGCTAATTCTTCTGCAGTTTTAACTAATAATTTTCCATAACCTCTATGTTGAGATGATTTTAGATTATTTTTATTTCCTCCAACTCCAAGAGAATAACCATATACATGAACCTCGCGTATCATCGCGCATCCTTTTAATTCTTTAATAATGTCACCCCCTGCGTTTTTGTCAATTCTTAATCTACAAAATCCAATAACTCCATTGTAAGTATCTAAATTTCCTGACCAATAAATTTTATTTCCTGTAAACATAAGATTAAAGTAATATTTCATCAAAAACCAGTAATATCCCATTTTGTGCTCGGTTGTTTGTTTGTTTGATTCAATTGAAATGTAATATTCGGTTCCATTGGATGCAGAATATTTTCTAACTACTAATTTTGCATCATTCATTAAATCATGATTATCTCCAATTTCCATACAACGAATACATCTACATTTAGTTCCTTCTAATTTCATTTCATCTGCAATCATTTGGCGCAAATTACTTTTTTTATCATATCCAGCCTCAATTGATGAAGATGGAATATCACGAACAAGACGTTGAATTCTTACCCATGGTTGAATATTAATTTTATATTTTTTTAAAACCATTACAAGTGACCTAATATTTTTTTCAGCATATGGAACGTACTCTCCCTTGTCATACCAATCTGCTATATCAGATTTAACAATTAGGTTTGGATCATTTGATTTGCATACTGCGGTTGGGTAAATTTTAACATCGTCAAACTGTAGGTCAGGTGAATTAGTTGCTTCGCTAAACATCCATTCATCTAACTTAGGGGAAGAGCCGGGCAAATCAGGCATTAAATGACATACTACTTTGAATCCGGTTTGCTTTAATATTCTAATTGCCTTAATGGTGTCTTTAGTAAAACAATCACGATTAATTTTGCTTAAAATCCCGTCATCATAATGTTGTACTCCAATTTGGACCCTTGTAACTCCCCATCGCCTATAATCTTTAATAGACGTACGTGTAATAAAATCGGGACGTGTTTCAATTGTCATTCCAATTATTCTATATTTAGATGTTTCATTTATTTTAACTTCATCATCAAATGGCATTATCTCTCGTTCATTCCCGTAAGTATTTGCCGCATAATAAATTTCGTGCATTACTTGTTCACGATAATCATATGAATATGATTCCCATGTACCTCCTGACAAAATCATTTCTAATTTATAGGAATTCTTATTATCATCTGAAACAATAATATTGCCAGTTGATATATATGCTCTAATTCTATCCCACAGTTGTCCTTTTACATCAAATTTATATTTGAGTGCGCGTAGCATCGCTGGTTCGGATGATAGATATGACTTCGGTTGTGTAGGAACTCCTTCAAGATTAGTTTCAGTAGGACAATATGAACAATTTTTAGGGCAACTAAATTTATCAGGTTTAAGTGTAATAGTTGAAACAAGAACACCCGAACGAGAACGTGTAGATTTTTTAATTAAAAAGCGACCCATTACATGATTTAATTCTGGAAATTCTTCTGTTAGAAAAGTTTCATAAATATAACGCATATGACTTTTTGTGGGTGATAATTTATATTTATTTCTTAACTTAGACATTGTTTTATTAATTTCGTTATCTTTTGGCTTAATCTCAGGAAGACCAATGTTTTTTAATAAATCTCTTACAAACATTTTAAGTTTATTCTCGTCTGGAAGAATAGGCACATTATTAGAAATTGTTTCAATGTCGTCCATCATATTGTTATTGTGATTTGTATAGTTATTAATTAAAACTAATTAATTCAATTTTTTTAAATATTTATAAATTTTAAATATGTTTTTTAATAATAAAAAATTGAAATAAACTTTATTAATTAAATTACACTCAATTCAACCTCAAATGACAACTCAACAATTAATCAGTGAATTCGGCGACGATTTATTAAATTTTAAGGAATACATGGATTACAACGCATCCATTCGTAATATTTCCATTGATTGTTTTGAAAAACAATTTTCAAAAGGTTCAGACAGATTAAAATCTTGGTTATTGCTATATAATCACTCTGCATATTGGCATCCGATTAATAATAAAAATAAAATTCGTGATCCTATGTTTGAATACATGGAACATAGTAAAAAAATATTTTGTCTAACGGTTGCGATGATTGTTTTTCAAGTTTTTGGAGATGGTAATCACCGAACAGCTTATTATTTCTATGAAAAAAATGTAGGATTTCCTTTATCAACTGAAGTTAAAAATGAAATTAATAGGTTCCTATCATTTCAAGAATTCTCAATGATTAATTTGAATTCTGAATTTATTAAAAATGTTTTATGTATTTTGAAATAGATATAGTTTAATAATACAATTTTATAGAAAATTTACAATAATAGATGCGCAATCACTATTGGTCACGTTGTTTGATAAATAATTATAAATCCAATTGATCTCGCTTTGATGAGCGCGATTAAAATACCTATGCCAATGTGTAAGTTCATTTTTAATTCGTGTAATATTGTGAAATGCGTTGCCATTGCGTTTTACTTCAATGAAATTTTTATTATGCAACCTATATTTTGTTCTCTCTTCGTATGCCACATAATTTTCTATGTCTGGGAAATCAATGCTCTTGTATATTTTATCTAAATGCTCATGTTCACACCACAGTAGTGTATGCCATCTACTAGAAATTAAGTTGCATTTACAAATGTTATGGCTGTTTTCAATAGCCAACATAATTTTTTCAACATTTTTTCCAATTGAATAGTAGAGCGGAACCACATTTTTATTATTTTTTAAAACATGATAATATTTTTCAACAAACTCTAGCATTTTGAATATAGAACCGCATTGTTCCCCGTAATAGAATATTATTTTATTTTTTAATTTTTCGGCTGATTGGGCCAATTCGCTGTTGTTGATGCAATTTATAATTTTACCGGAACGTAGTCGCATTCCCTCTTCACTTGAGCAATAGAACTGAGTAAATTTCATGTATGAAATATGATTTGTAATTTAGGAATTATTTATTTTTTAATTTGTGAAAAGTATTTCAATTTTTAATTAATAATATAATACAATTTATTATTATATTATATGATTAATATTACACGTTTATTGTATTATATTAATATTAATACAATACATATATAATGTCAAGCGGAATTGGTAGAAAGTATAATCCCGGTTTAAGTGCTTGGTATAAATGCGAAGGAACATGTCCTGACCCTAATACATATGCTTATTTTAAAACATTTACTGAGATTAATGAAAATGGTGAACGAGTAGATGTAATAAGAAAGGTTCCAGTTACACCAAATTGGCAAAGATACAGTGACTTGATACGAACTTCCACATTTTATACTGCTGGACAAAGTTTAAAATATGCCAATAGACCTACAAATGAATACGGTTCGTGGGCAGGAGCGCCTGGTGGTTATGGACAACCTCCTAGAAATCAATTTAATTAGCCTTGCGTTAATATTTAGAAATATATTTTTTTCTCTCATACATTTATAAATGAAAAGAGTTTCCAAAGGCAACGACGGTAAATACCATATCAATGGTAAGGCTTATGAAATGTTGATAGGTTCACGTGCCCAGGTTCATCATGGAACCGCATACAAGACTCCCGGAAATTTGACTAAATCTCAAATTCTTATGAACAAGAATGGAAGAATTGTATCGGCTAAGAAGCATGCTACTGCCAAACGCGAAAAACGTCTTGAAAAGGCTGGCTACTTCACTCGCAAGGGTCAATTTGGTTTTGTTCAAAAAAATGGTACTCGCAAGAGTAGATCTAACAAGAGACGTTCCAGTCGTTCTCGTAAATAAATAATATTTGATTTATTTAGTTTAGTTTAATGTTTATTAATTAATTATAATTTATATTTTAATTAATTAAATTTATATTTTATAACTTTTTTAATTACTCCACCAAGAAGGTAAAATAATATTGTCAATGTCAATATGTATATCTCCAATATACTCTAACGCAAATTTTTCAAAATATTGTTTGCTTACTCGGTAAGCTTTATTTGAATACAATTTACAATAATAATCATAAATGTTATACAAACTCTCAGTTGTGTTAATATCTTTATTAGTTGTTTTAAAATGTTCTAATGCTGTAATGATTTCAGTTTTCTTATCCCACAATTTACAAGTATAATTCTGAATATATTTATCGTCTTCTATTATAGTATCGGGATGAAAATGTTGTATTAAATCTAAAAGCATATCTTCATTGATTGAGTATGCAGTTTTTCCAGCCCAAGATTTAAACATGTTGCTTATTTCGTCAATTTCTAATTCAGTCTCATCTTCATCTTTTATCATAGTTTCGTCCCAAAATTTCATAAAACTACTGACTTGTGGCAATAACACACTTGTAATATTATTAAATGAATCAGTTTCATCATTGTATTCCAATTTTTGAGAAAGTAAAGTTTTTAATTTAGCATTAAATGCGATGTTTGGTACATTCATGGTATCTAAAAAATTTTTCCATAAATAAAACATGTTTTTCCATTTAACCGACACTCCTACACATTTTTCAATTGATTTATTAATAAAATTATCTACAATATTTTCCAAATCATTATTTTTTAAATACAATGAATGATTAATTAATGTAATATTTCCAGAGTTTTCTAAAAATTTGTCAGAACATCCATAACGGTTGGAATAATAACACGCAACGCATAGAAAATCCAAAATGTGTTTGGATAAATCACTATCTAATGTAGTTTTTTGTGATATATCATTAATCATTATTAAACGACAATCTTGATAATTGTGATCATAATACTTATATTTTATACAATTAAATATGTGAGTTATTCCTAACATATCATATGCTTGTCTTAAGACATCCATGCATATACCTTTTGCCCTAGGAGATATAATATAAATTAAGTTCTCATTTTTTCTAAGTATACTATCACCAATTAATGTTAAAAAATATTTAGCCCCGTCTTTGTCCTTAAATACAGAAGGATGAAGTTTATTTATTACATATTGAATTGTATTTGTTTCTGGAATAGAATTTAATGGCGAAATTTCTTTTATTTGTTTAATAATATTTATTTTGGTTTTTTGTTTAAGTGGCAATAGATTTTGACCTTCTGTAATTGAAATTAATATTTCATGTTGTATGTAATCTTCTTTATAAATAGAATAATGCATTCCATCATAATTAAAAAATAATTCTGTGTTTGGACAATAAGAATAATTATGTGTTTGTAAAAATTTTGAAACAAACATGTCCTTTTCTTTATTAATTTTCTCTCTTTGTTTGTCTTTTTCATCTTTTTCTTTGAGATTTTTACGTATTACACTTGCCAGATTAATTACATAAGATGACATTTTATTTAAAGCATATGTATTATCTTTGTATTCTAGAAAAAGGTCACTTAATACATTGACGCATCCAGCCCATGCTTTAACATATTCTTCATCAGATACAACATATTCTTCAGTTTCAACGGATTTAATCTGTTCAACATTCATTTATTTAATTTATAAGTTATTTTTATATATTATTTATTAATCTTTATTTTAATTTAACGCGTTAGTATTTAAAGATTTTGGAAATATTAAATATAAATGTCTTTGTCTGATAATAAGTCAAATGTCCTTGAAATTAAAACTGTTCAAATCGCTCCGTTTAGAACTCTTATGACCGCGCTAAAAGATATTCTACTTGAAACTAACATCACCTTTCAAAAAGACGGCATTCGCATTATTAACATGGACAAATCTCATACTATTTTAGTTCATTTATTTTTAGACTCGGCAAATTTTGAACAATATAATTGCTCTAAAGATAAAATTGTAATAGGTGTAAACATGTTTCATTTGTTTAAACTTATTAATACAATTGACAATGATGATACACTTACAATTTATATTGAAAATCAAGACTATAATGACGGTATTGTTTCTTATCTTGGATTAAAATTTGAAAATGGAGAAATTAAACAGTGTAAGACTCAAAAACTTAAATTAATTGAACCTGATAGCGAGGAACTAGAAGTACCTAATGTAAAGTTTTCTTCTATATTGAACATGCCATCAACAGATTTTCAGAAAATTATCCGGGATCTTTCTTGCATTTCTGATAAACTAGAGATTAAGTCGGTTGGCAATGAATTAATATTTAAATGCAGTGGACAATTTGCTAATGCCGAAATTCGCCGAACTGAATCAGATGGAAACATGGAGTTTATACAAAAACAAGATAGTTCTAAGATTATTCAAGGAGAATTTTCTCTTAAAAATCTAGGATACTTTATTAAATGCACCAACTTATGTAATCAGATTGAGATGTATTTAGAAAATGATTTGCCATTTGTAGTAAAATATGATGTGGCAAGTTTAGGAAGCATTAAATTGTGCTTGGCAAGCCTACCATCATCTTAAATTAAACTAGTAGCAAGATTTTTTGTTACTATCATTTTATTTGTTAAATCTTCTGTTTTAGGTATTATTAAATCAAGTTCTTCATTATGTTTAATTAAATACTCATTAATTTTTAAACCAATGAAATGTAATTTTATTAATTCGTTTTCTAACTCAGATAATTCTTTATCTTCGGTGTCAATTGTTTCTATAAAATGTACGTTTGAATCATTGTAATTGAATTTATTATTTGACATATCATTAAATTCTTCATTACATTCATTTTCATTTGTTTTATTTGCTTCACAAATCACTTTTGGTTCAATTGCGGTTCTAGTAAAAAAATTTATTATCCATCCAAACCAACTCATTTTTCTTAATATCCTAATTGTATTTGATAGATAATAATCATTGTATTCTAATTTATTATCTGTTTGTTTTATTAAATCACCTTGAGATGATAATGATGTAATAACATTGTTGCCTATTACATTTGTCTCTTGTGCACATTGACTTATAGATTTAATGTTTATTCTAGAGGTATGAACATTATCATTCATTTTAATAATTATTATATAATATTAATAATAATTATTATTATTTGTTATTTAATACTCAGGATTATGTTTTTTGAATAAACATCCCTGAGAACTAATATCATTAACTTCTCTAATTATGTTTGGATTCTGATGATTACAATCTGATAGCCAAATCTTAATAATGCAAAAGTTTTTTTTAGGTGAAATTGTAATCCCATTAATAAGTGTGCTATGCGTCGGGTTCATTGCTAAATTTTCTCCAATTAAAGTATAAGCCAATTGCTTCCATGTGTTAGCAACTGTTTTGTTACTAATTTTATAAGAGAAACATCCACCATTTCTATTTTTAGGGTCTTCCCATAACGGTTGAATACCGTCCTTCATAATAAACAGCATGCAATTCTTAACCATCTTCTCGGGAATAGTTTCAAATAATACAATTGATTCTTCTACTGTGGACAATTTATAAATGTTTTTATAACTTTTAAATGTCCAATCAGTGTCATGTGGCAAATGCGCCCAAAAATGCCATGAAGAATTTAATTTATGTTGTTCATTAGAGAGCTCTTGAGTATTCATCCTATTTGCGGGAGACCCCATTATATATTCTAGTATCAATTTTTTTTATATCCTTTTAACTAAATGTTTACGTTTGTATCATTGTTAACTTAGAACTTCCTAAATAATAGGAAATGACCAACCTAAAATTCCATAATCCAAAGGAGATTCAGTTGGTTCAAGTTCGTTTGTATCATTTTCTATTTCGTTTTCTATTTTTTCAATATCTTCATCAGTTTCATTTTCATTATTTGTCAAATCCAATGCTTCATTAGTTGTTTTTTCTATTTTTACACTAGGCATATCTAACATCATAACGAATTGGTCTTTATTTTTTTTATTAACCACATATGAATTGCTACGTATCAAAATAAAATCGCCATATTCTAATGTTAACTCATTAACATCATTGTCTAATAGATTAATTTTGTATGATTTAATATCGTTAATGTCAAAATCATTTTTAAAATATTTTTTGCAATACCAATTTACAAAAGGTACCTCAAAAACTTTATTTAAATTTAAACAAAAATCATTAATTTCAAAACTCTTTTTAATTATTTCATCATTTTTTAATGTAAATGAAATTTGACAACACATAAACGATACACTTGTATGCACACAACAAACATCAACATCATTTCCTTCGGGGATGTCATTTAAATCATTTAATATCATTGTTCTTTTACTGTTCAAATGAAATAAAATAAAATCATAATCCGGTGATTTATAAATCATAGATTTATTTTGATAAGATGCTATTTCATTGCCATCTTTTACAAAAACAATTCTTATTTCATCCGCGCGAAATAAATCTATCATGTTATGTATTGGAGTATAAATCCAATTTTTAAACGGAGGCATTATGTGATTATTGTAAAAAATATTAAGTTTTCCGTAAATTCTTAAAAATTCCCAACAAGATTTAGTTACCACATCTTCAACGTCGTCATATGTCCAATTTTGTTCTATTACTATGACATAAATAGCATCCATTATAGCAGCGCATGCGGCAACATTAACAATGAATAAAAATATGTTTAAAAGTGATTCAATCATATTTATTAAATGTAATAAATATTTAAGTTTATTTAATATATTAATTATAATTATTGATATCATCTGGAGTTCCAGAATTATAAATGGTTGGATCATATTCATTATGATGCGTTTGTTTTCTTTTTTTGTCATTTATTACTACATCTTTGTTGTCAGAAGGATATTCAACATTGTAATCAAAATTTCCTTTAGATGGAGATAAACCAAATACAAACAATAACATAGATGTTATTATAGTCATTAAAATAAATGGAATGAAAACTAGCATCCAAGCAACTACACTTAAACCACTAGCACACATAATATTTAACACTATGGTAAATACTATCATTACTATAAATTTAACTATTGCTGTATTATACATGTTTTTAAATATGTCAATTATAATTTGAGTTAATGAAAAACCTAAATACAATAAAGCAGGTGGGCATAAATTATCCAACATTATACATTATGAATAGAAATTTATAATTTACTATATATATTTCATTTGAACATAGGCGTACCATCTTCTAATTTCCCAATACATGCACCAATTTCACCATTATTTTCTTTTATGTAAATATTACTATTCGTGATGTTATTGACGTAATAATTAATATTACTAATTTCTATTTCAACTACTTCTTTTTCGTCCTCTTCCTCCTCTCCCTCTTTCTCTCCCTCCTCTTCCTCCTCTTCCTCATCTTCTTCTTCCTCTTCTTCCTCATCTTCTTCCTCATCTTCTTCTTCCTCATCTTCTTCTTCTTCCTCATCTTCTTCTTCTTCCTCATCTTCTTCTTCATCTTCTTCCTCTTGGTTATTAATATTTTTTTTCTTATTATCTTCATCAAGACCAAACCCAGAGATATAAACGTTTTTAACATGTTCATCTAGATCAACAATCTCATCCTTTTCTTTTTCTACAATTTTAAACTCAATAAAATTATTTGTTTGTTCTGATAATGTTAGTTGACATTTATTGCATTTTTCGTTTTTAATATTATTTATTTGTTCTTGTAAATTATTATTATTTATTTTTTGTTCAAGTTCAAATATTTTTTGTTCAAGTTTAAATATTTTTTGTTCAAAATACATCATTTTGCAATCAGTGAATTGGTCTGATACATAATCATTATTTTTTCTCTCAATTGATGACTGTAATGCGTTACGCAACGCATTTGATACTATACCAACAATTTTATCAATTTCATTATTATTCATTCTTATATATTATTAATAGTTAAGTTTCGTTTATTTCCATTTAAATATAATAATTATAGTTTAATATATGGACGTAGTACTAAATGAAGATGAAATTGAGATTGTTTTGAGGCAAACTACATTGTCTCGTGATGAAGTCGTAGAGAGATTGAAAAATAATGGAAATAAATATTTAACAGTAATTGAAGATTTTATGGGAATTGATAAAAATAAAAATAAAAAGGAAAACATCATTACATTAAATCAACAAATATACAAAGAAATAAGGATTGTAATGGATGATGCTGCGGCCCAGTTTAAAATTAATAATTTAAGTTAATAATATTTATATTATATTATATAAATGGTAACTTGTTGTCGTCATAAAAAAAAAGATAAATCTTGTAAACGAACTAGTGATAACAAAAAATTTAAATTACCTCGCAGATTTAGTAAAAAAAAATGTATGGGTAAAATAAAAGGATTTTCAATGAGATCTTCATGTGCACCATATTCAAATTGTAAAACGCTCAAAGGAGGAAATCGCCCTTCCGAATATCCACAACTTTCTAACATGTTAATTGAACCATACTCTCCAAATTATAATTATGCCGATCTTACAAATTTAAGAGTAGAACCATACAGCAATTCATCTAGCGCATCATCATTTGTTGGTGGAGGAAATCGTACAGCAGTTTCTGTATTAGCAACTAACAATAATGGTGTAAGAGGTACTATTTTATTTACTGAAACTAATGCCGGATTAAAAATAGATTATGACATTGATGGGCTTGGTGATGGAAAACACGGTTTTCATATTCATGAATATGGTGATTTGACAGATGGATGCGAAAGTGCTTGTTCGCATTTTAACCCTTTTAATAAAAAACATGGAGGTCTAAATTCGCCCGAAAGACATGCCGGAGATTTGGGAAATATTATTTCAAAAAATAAAAAATCAAAAGGTACAATCATGGACCAACTTCTATCATTAGATTTTACTAAAAAAACTTGTATAATAGGTCGAATGATTATTGTACATAAAGACGAAGATGATTTAGGTTTAGGAGCAAATGAAGAATCATTAAAAACTGGCAACGCAGGTAAACGTGTTGCTTGTGGAGTGATTGGATTAAAAAGTAAGTGTTAATAAAATAAATATTAATAACATTTTATAAATGATATTAATTATAATTATTTATTTCCAAAGTTTTCATTAACTATAGAATTTTTTGTTTGTTTGGTAACATTACGGCGAAGTTTATATTTAGACGCAGACGGAATAGAATTATGATTTATAATAAAGTCATCGTTGTCTTGATGTAATTCAGGTAATTGTCTAGTAAGAGGTTTATCAACAACCAATAATAATCTCTCATTCTTGAGAAGTTTTCTATATTCTTGAATAGTTAAATTTCCATAATATTTATTTAAAGTGTAAAAAGGATTCGGTGCCGGTTTTACGTTTTTTTCATAATTGTATATTTTGCAATAAATATGATTTAATAAATGATATCTCTCAAATTTAGATGCTGTATCAATGTTTTCTTTCATTAAGAATGCTGTAGCACATTCTGGACTACAGAAACATCCATATACGTGATATGTATTATTGAGTTGATAGCGAGGAATAAAAATAGGAGGATTGTCAAAGTCACATGTACACCAAAAACAAGCTGATTTTTTATCAGATACATCATTATTATGTAAACAATTTTCAAGTTCAGCAAGTTTTTTCCATATATCTTTTACATTGTCGCAGTCTTCTTGAGAAACATCAGTTGGTTGATTAATAAATCTTTCGACATTTGAAACTTTATTAGTTTCATCATTATTTTCAGTTGGTTTAATAAAATCATATGATAATTCTTTATTATTCTCAAATGAAAAACCATCTACATTTTCATTTGTTCTTGACGTTGAATCTAATTCCAAATTTGATGAAGAAAAAATGTTTTCGTCAACGTCGGCAATACTACATTTTAAATGTAATATTATATTTTGCTTATTGGGTTCATCATCTTCGTCTTTAACTTGTTGTTTTATAATTTTACCTCCTTTTGGTTTTCTTCCTCTTTTTTTCGGAATTTTTGGAAGAGAATTACTTTCATCATCATGTAATACAACTTCTTCTTCAGGTACAACACTAGACTTAACAATTAAATCCTCTTTTTTTTTATTTATTTTTTTATCACCGACCTTTTTTTCTAATGACATATAAATTATAATAGTTAAATTAATTTAAATAGTTTTATTAAATGTTTAAAAACTTATTATCCAGATTCTACATTTACACTTCCAATTTGTTTTTTTGAATAAATTTGATAACAACTACGACAACAAGGTTTATAACAATCAGACCCTATTAGTACCTGTTCTTTATTGTCGTCCAATCGCAATGAGAACATTGCGTTTTTTCCACACATAGAACAAATTGACATTAGTTTTCTAATCTTATCGCACAACGGTATTAAATCTAAAATAGTTCCAAATTTTTGTCTATTAAAATCTCCATCTAGTCCACAAATATAAATTTCTTTATTATTATTTTCAACCATGTTTTTAGTCCAATCATAAAGGTCTTCAAAGAATTGCCCCTCATTTATCAAAATCACCTCTGCTTTATTAATTTTTTCACAGTTATTAACATCCTCCATTAAATCATATAATTTATTTGCCTGAATGCATGGTATCATTTTAAGATCATGAGTTGAAAGCATAGATTCCGAATATCTTTTGTCGCTAGAATGATTAATAACAGCAACGTTAATGTCTGACAAGATGCATATATTATATATATCTAATATTTTTGAGGTTTTTCCAGAAAACATAGGTCCTATAATTAGTTCAAGATATCCGCTCATTGTTTGTTTATTTTCATTTAATTGTTTATGTTAATTTCAAATCAATTTTAAATTAAAACTAATTTTAATTTAAAAAACTTAATTATTTAATAAACTTAAAAACCCAATACTTATATTAATTAAAATGAATGAAAATATTTCTATTCCTTGGGTTGAAAAATATAGACCAACTGATTTTAATAAAATTGTATTGGATCCTTTAAATAAAAAAATAATGGAAAATATACTTTCAAAAAATCATTTTCCTAATTTATTGTTATATGGTCCGCCCGGAACAGGTAAAACAACTACAATTATTAATTTAGTAAATGCTTATCAATGTATTTATAATCAAAAAAATAAAGGACTTATGATACATTTAAACGCATCCGATGAGAGAGGCATAGACATTATAAGAAATCAAATTAATTCATTTGTAAATTCGTCTGGACTTTTTAGTAAAGGTACAAAGTTTGTCATATTAGATGAGGTTGATTACATGACAAAAAATGCACAACAGGCATTAAAATACTTACTTCAATCATATAATAATAATGTTAGATTTTGTTTAATTTGCAATTACATTAGTAGAATTGATGAATCTCTCCAAAATGAATTCTTAAGACTTAGATTTAACCAACTTCCAGAAAGCGAAATTGTAAATTTTTTATCTATAATTAATGAAAATGAAAACATACAATTATCACCTATTACAATTAAATCTATACAAAAACTTTATAAATCAGACATTAGAAGCATGATTAATTATATGCAATCTAACCAAAATCTAATAGGGCATAGCGAAGTAATAGACAATGATGTATGGGAAGACCTAACTTTATGTTTCTTTGCCAACGAAAGTAGAGAGAAAATAATAGAAAGATTTATTACAATAAGTACAAAATATAACATAGAAATTAAAAATATTATTAAAGATTATTTAAATTTTATAATTCGCTTTAAACCTGTTTATGTAACTGAAGAATTTTTAAATTTTATAGAACACATAATGCATATTCAAGAACCAAACATTTCGTATTTATTAAGTTACGCAATTTTAAGATTAAATGGTTTGCTTCATGAATCATAGGAATTTATAATATTAAATGATATACATTGATTTGTTAGTTACATTTATTGGTTTACCCGAAAAAATTTCTATTCTCTCTAACAAACGACTTGTCCAGTTGTTTGGAGGAGAACTTTTATTTGGGTCAAAGCAATGCTGTTTTAAACAGTATTCTTCTTTGTTTGAATCCGAAATAAATGTTTTATTATTTATAATCGGAATTGCTCTAGAAGTTGTAACAGTTTGGGTCTCCGTGTACATTTGTTATATATAAAGAAAATAATTGAACTAGATTAACTTAAAGAAATAGTACGTAAATAATATAAAGACAAATGACCTCTCTATTAGACATTGATGATGATTGGGAAAATTTTTGCAACAACGATTTTGATGTGATGCCTCCTGATGTAAATATATCAGACATTGCCACAGAAGTTTTGGAAAATGGAGAACTTCCTAAATGCTCTGATATTTATATTTCAACAAAAACAAAAATTTCTTATTTGTCTCAACCAGTTAATTTAAAAGATACATTTTGGAAAATTAAAGTATCGCCATATCATACAGCGCAAAATTGTATTATTAAAAAACAAATGAAATTTAATTCATTTACTGAAGAAGATTTAAATGATGTAATGATGAGAGTTAAAAATGAAGATTATTGGGAAGAAAACATAATAACACGCATTGTAAATCCAGATGGTAGAATTAAATTTAAAGATATTCGCAAAATTAGCGTAGGATTGTGTAAAAAAGATATCCTTAGTTACAGAATTAAAAAAAAAAGCGCGTTTTATAATTGTTTTGTAGTCATAATGCGGATTAAACACAATGACGTTTTTAGAGAAATTCATATTAAGGTATTTAATACTGGAAAATTAGAAATACCAGGAATACAATCAGATGACCTACTTACTAGCGTATTAGAACAACTCATTGAAACATTAAAAACAATCATTTCACCGGACATTACATTTATGCCAGACAAAAACGAAACAGTTCTTATTAATTCCAATTTTAATTGTGGGTTCTATATCAACCGAGAAAAACTATATGATATATTAAAATATAAATATCATATAAATAGTGGTTATGATCCTTGTTCTTATCCAGGCATTCAATGCAAATTTTATTACAATAAAAAAACAAAAGAACAAACTGGACAGCAGCCAACAGAAGAAAACATAAATTCATACACCAAAATTTCATTCATGATATTTAGAACCGGAAGCGTACTTGTTGTTGGAAAATGTAACGAAGAATTATTAAATGAAGTTTATTTGTTTATCAAACTAATGTTACAAAATGAATATCTTAACATTTGTGGAATAACTCCGTGCAAATCAGATTTGAATTTAACTGCTAAAAAACGCAAAATTAGAAAAAAAACTATTATTACAAATTAACTTAAATCATGAGTAAAATCAATCTGAAAATAACCAATTAATTATCTTCTTATTAGAATTATCTATTAAAAAATCATCAAAACCTTTGCTATTTATTTTTTCAATTATTTTTTCTGAATTACTTAAATCAAAATTACTTGTTTGACAAGACATTTTTTTAATAAAAACATCAAATAAATTAAAAATTTTATTTATTTCACAATCCTTATTTTTAATAGTTTCAATAAAATGTTCTATTATTTTTAATTGTTCTATGTAATCTAACAGTTTACTATTTGTAAATAAATTAATAAGATTGTTTGTAACTCTTTGAACATTTATTGTCATTTCATTTAAAAGTGATGATTGATTGTCGCTAGGGAATTCATGATGCTCTATTAATACATATAAGAGACTATTATAAATTTTAATTAAATATGCAATTATATCCATTGCAATTTTATCATTATTTAATATTTTAAAATTAGACCTTTTTTCATTATTTATATCAAATATTGTTTTTTTATAAACAAACAAAGTTGAATCTTTTAATGTTAATTGCAACAATTGTTGGTTGTCTCCTGATATTTGTCCAACAAATTCAATGTAATAAAATAATGATTTCTGACAATGATGATATGTAAGTTCTAAATTCATTGTATAAAGCAACAACATTTTAAACACATGCGCCAATGTTTCAATGCCTTTATTTATAATATATCTATTATAATTCACGTTTTTAAAACATACGTTTTCACAACATTGAATAATAAACTCATTTATTAAATTAATGTATTTTATGAACACATCAGACACTGTGTTTGATAGGGAGGAATTGTAATTTTCTACGTTGTGTAAAGAATAAACGTTTATTGTCATAAATGTATATTAAATGTTTATTTAAATAATTTTATTATTATAAGTATTTAAAGATTTATATATTTTTAAATATATAAATGACGGACAAAACTTCAGACAGTTCTTATCAATTACCTCCTTTAATTGTATTTAACCATGCTTCCAAAATCGCAATTGTAGAAGACAAACCAATCATGCTTGATTATTGGGTAGATAGTTTAAATACTGGGAGTGGGGTTTTGATTGGAGTTAGAGAAAATGGAGAGAAATTACTTGTTAAAAGCGAAGATGAATACACTAGTCCTATTGGAAAAATTTATAAGGTAGAAGATTGTTTTATATGCGTAACTGAAAATTCAATATATTTAGTTTCTGCAAATATTAAAACCAAACGCATTTCATAAAGAAAAATATTATAATTTAATTAATGTTTATTATATTAGATTGAAATAGATTTATTCTTTAATTATTGAATTAATCTATTATTATTAATTTCTCTCTGCGACGCTTGGCTGGCTTTGGCTTTTTTTCACATTCGTCCTCACTTGATGCTAGACAGTTTAAATGAGGATATTTTTGATATAAACGCATTATCGCTTGTTCCTTTTGTTTTGCCTCCACCATAATGTCAATTGAAACACCATACCTACTGGGAATTTCTAATAAATAATTAGGAATTTCATCAATATAATCGCTATGATGACCAATTCGCCCACATCCTTGCTCGCTAATATGGAACTTAGGTTTAATACGTCTCTTATACCAAGTGTGGAGAATTTGTTCCATGTAATGTTCAGGGTCCAATAAATCCTCCGTCGGATGTAATCTTTTATAACATTCATAGTGATGCGTATCAAACACAACTGGAATGTTTACTATTTTTGATATTTCTAAGCAATCCTCCACCGAGAAACATTTTTCACAATTTTCTAAAACCAAACGACGTTTTACATTCTCTGGCAATAATTGAAATTGTTCACACCACCTTTGTTTTGTTAGTTGTTTATTTCCGTAAATGCCACCTCCATGCACAACCATCACCGAATGTTGATCAAGACCCATTAAATCCAATACATCCGCATGGTATTTTAAATCATTCATAGTTTGCTCAAAATATTTTTTATTAGGACTACCAACTACATTATATTGACCCGGATGAAATGTCAAACGCTGATTATATAATTTGGACCGTTCTCCTATTTCTCTTAGAAGGTCTAGCGCAAAATCAAAACTATATTTTTCTACTTTGGGATTAGATTTATGGGGAAACAATTCGCTACTTAGACGAAATAATTTGATGCCATTGCGTTCGTTCCAATCCATCATTGTTAATACATCATGCAAGTTTTGTGTAATTTTATTTTTAAGTTCATCAATGCCTTTGGCCTCAATAGATTTTATTATCATTTTACGCGAAGCAAATACTGGGGGCTTTTGATTGCGCAAAATGGTATTAATGCAACATAAACCAAGTTGAATACGACGATTTACACTCATGTTATTAATAGGATTGTTATTTATTTATTAAAAGCATTTAAACATTTCAATTTTTTAATAAAATATTATAATTAACATAAACTAACACGGTTGTAATTATAATTATAATATTTTTTCCAAACTGGATATTTGGTCTTCACTAAGTTTTTCAGGATAATTCACTGAAAATATTATAATTAAATTTCCTTTATGACCATCTCGTTCTAAACCAAGATTTGGAATTACTTTTTTATATCCATGGTTTATTATTGTACCGCCTGTATTATTTATTTTAAATGTCTTACCTCCCAAATAAGGCAACTCAAACGTAAAACCACAAAGTGATTCCTTGAGAGATAAGGTCTTATTAAATATAAGGTTTAATCCTTCTCTTAACAATCCACTATTATTTATTATTTTAATAAATATTTTAACATCCCCTTTATTATCATCCGAAATTACATTCCCTTTCTCTCTTATAATAATTATTTCATTCTCATCTATTCCTTTTGGAATTGTAACATAAACATTTTCTTTCTCCATCTTGTTTATATTTGAATCCTTTATAATACGGTCTATTTCTATTGATTTTGTACAACCCTGATATGCTTCATCAATTGTTATTTCAATCGTTTTAATAATTGGTGTTGGTTTTTGTAATGCTTGACTCATATTAAATCCATTCATGTTAAATTGTGTAGGCATTCCATTTCTAAATACGTGTACATTCGCATTAGGAAACATTCCAGGCATTGGCATTCCACCGCCAGATGCCATATTAAAAAACATACCCATTAAATCATCCGGACTTATTGGTATATCATCTTTGTTAAATCCATGTACACCTCTCATGTCATATTGTTTTCTCTTTCTTTCATCACTTAAAACTTCATATGCTTCATTTAATTCTTGAAACTTTTCTTTTTCACCGCTTCTATCTGGATGATGTTTTAACGATAATTTTCTATAAGCCTTTTTAATTTCGTCTTGACTGGCAGTATTTGGTAGTCCTAAAGTTTTGTAATAGTCAGGTTCCATTAATATAAATTAATTTGACATAAACTTAAATACTTATTAACGAATATGTTTATGGAATTACCATTTATACAAAAATACAAACCATTAAATTTAAAAGATTTTGAGATTGAGGAGGAACTTTTAGATTTAATAAATACATTCATTGAGATTGATAATTTAAATTTATTATTTGTGGCTGATGGTGGCACAGGAAAATCGTCTATCATAAAAGCAATTGTGAGCGAATATTACAAAGACAATTATGACAGTGAAAACATTCTTTACATCAATTCATTAAAAGAACAAGGAATTTCATTTTACCGAAATGACGTAAAAACATTTTGTCAAACAACTTGCAGTGTATCAAATAAGAAAAAAATAATCATTTTAGATGACATTGACATCATAAATGAACAGAGTCAGCAGGTTTTCAGAAACTGTATAGATAAATATAGCCACAATGTTCATTTTTTGGCTTCTTGTTGTAATACACAAAAGGTAATTGATAGTTTGCAATCCAGATTAAATATTGTTAAAATAAAAGCATTAAAAACTGAAAATCTTAGAAAAATATTAAAAAAAATTGCGACATGTGAAAATATAGCAATTGATAACTTGGCAGAAGAATTTATTCTCTCTATATCTAACAATTCAGTACGAATTTTAATAAATTATCTAGAAAAATTCAAATTAATATCCGAAAACATTAATGTTAAATTAGCAGCAGATGTTTGTACAAACATTAGTTTTACAGAATTTGTAGCATTTACAGAAATGTGCATGCAACACGAACTAGCAAAAGCAATTAAAATTATTTATACCATATTTGACTGCGGATATTCAGTAATGGACATTCTAGATAACTATTTTTTATTTATAAAAACTACTAACATAATTGATGAGACAAATAAATACAAAATTATTAAATTATTATGTAAATACATGACCGTATTTCATAATATACACGAAGATGAAATAGAACTTGCGCTATTTACAAACAATGTAATACAAATATTTTCTAATTCACCTAATTAATTACAATTAATCCTAATATTTTATTTCATTGAATTTGAAACATTCGTTAAAAGAAGTTTTCCAATAATAGTATTACTTTCTAATACTTGCTGTTCACTCATTCTAGGGAACCATTCAAATTTGGTTCTTTTTAATAATTGATATGCTGGAATATATATCCCGTACAAATTTGGCATGAAACTAATATAAGTAGAACCCATTAAATCGTCTATCGCAATCGGACCTCCCATTTTACTTTTAACACCTAACATTCCACCACATATTTTATTAACTTTATTTTTTTCTATTAATTCAAAACATTTTCTATTAACGGTTCCATCAAACAAAGCCTCACTAGTATAATCTTGTGAAATCATTATCTGAATATAATTAACCAATTCTAACATATTTGGGCATTCTTTTTTACACCCCATTAATTTTGTACTTGGCATAAAGTTTACAGCACCAGATTGATTCGTTACATTGTTATTAATAAATTCCCCAACAAACATGCATTTTCCTTCATTGCTTGTTCCGGTTTCATACATCGGCAATAAATCTCTAGTACAAATAAATGAAGATGGTACTATCATTCCTCCATAATGATATAATAATCTTGACAACGCTAATTGTCTAAAATACATTTTAATTGGATTTGGTATGCGAGACATATCATGAGTCCATCCGGGTATAATTTTATTAAAAGTATTGTCATCAATTATCACGACATTAAAAGATTCAGAACAATGATTTATTATGCTTGCAACAGTTAGGTTTTGATAAGGCTGATTAAAATTTTCACTATTTCGCGAGTAAAAACTTTGCCACCATCTAGCATTTTTACTATAATCCATATGTATCCATAACAGCGGTTTCTTCGCGTTAGCTAAAGATGAATCTTTTAAAAGATATTTTTTAATCATTTCATATTGTTTTTCTTCGCCATCCAAATCAAACTTTTCTTTGTATCGGTCATATATCATTCCTATTCCAATTAAAATAATAAGACTTCCAGCATAATTAATGTAATTCATTATATATAATTACTAATATTTTATTCATTAGTTAGAAATTTTAATTTACTCCACCAATTATTATTTATTTTTCGCATTTCCTCCTCTTGTCTAGCGAGTTTATATGCCCGTTCTATATCAGTTTTAAGTTCCAATTCTTTTATGTTATTAAAATACATTTTTGATTGTTCAATTGACAATGGAGCATTATTGTGATTTCTATCGTTTTGAAATTCCATTACATTGTTGTAACGTTTTTTATTAATATAGTCATCCATTGTTACAGGTACAACTGTTTCTGTATGAGCCCGTTTTAAATCATCGTATTGAAGTTTACTAAATAAATCTGAACTATAACTTTCTGGACGCTCCTGAGTTAAACAGTAGAGACCATTATTATTATTCAATTCTGAAATTGAATTATAAACAGTTAATTGGCGAATTTCTCTCTTCTTTTCATCAATGATAGTGTTCATTGTATCTTTTGTGGCTATTCTGTTATCTAAATCTTCATTTGATGACATCCAATCTCCATAACCATCCTGATTGTCCTCATTTTTTACTTTAGTTGCATCTTCAAACATTGAATTAAACCAACTATTAAAATTTTTTTTATGTTTAATTGACTCTAAAAGCGCTTCATTGCTTTCATTTTTTTCAACTGTGTATTCTGTGTTCTTATTCTCGGACTTATATCTGAATTCATATATTTTATATATCACTTTATACGCAGATGAAAAAAACAAAAAATAATCTTTATCAAGACCAGATTTGTCTGGATGTGTCATTAAAACAATTTTTTTTGCTTGTTTCAATTGTCTTTTGTCAAAATCATAATCTAAATTAAATAAATTTAAAATGTCATTTAATTCATAGTTTTTTAAATCTAAATCCAACTCTTCCATTTAAACTTAATAAATAAATAAATAATTATTTTTTGTCGTTAAATATAAAAATTGAATTAAATAATTTATTTTATATTAAATACAAATATTTACATTCAATAAATGGAAATTGAATTGTCACAATTGTCAAAAATTAAATTATTGGAAAAATGTGAGAAACTAGGCATTATAAAATATAAATCAAAAAATAAAACTGAACTTATTGAAATGATAATAAAAAAAAATGACTACATTAAATCTGAAATTCTATTTGAAAATGATAGCAATGAAATAATAGATAATAAAAGTGAAAACAACGAAGAAAATGAAATCATAATTATAAAAACAAAAAAACACAAAAAATATAAAAAAAAAAAATCCTTTCAATTAAATGCAATTGATTTATTTTGCGGATGTGGAGGAATGAGTAAAGGATTAAGTGATGCAGGTGTTAATATCATTGCTGGTATAGACATTTGGGATAAAGCCATTAATAGTTATAAACAAAATTTTCATCATCAAGCTATTTGCGAAGATCTAACAAAATTGCCACCTGATGTATTTGACAAATTATATAACAAAACAAATAAACCAATTGATTTATTAGTTGGTGGACCGCCATGTCAAGGATTTAGTATCGCTGGAAAAAGAAATACAAACGATCCAAGAAATTCATTGTTTATGGAATATGTTAAATATCTTAATTATTTTAATCCTAAAGCATTCATTATGGAAAATGTAATTGGTATATTATCAATGAAAACTGAAAAAAATGAAAAAGTAATTGACATCATTTTAAACGAACTTAGTAAAAATTATAATTGCATCGTAACTAAACTTTATGCTAGTGATTTTGGAGTTCCTCAAAATAGAAGAAGAACCATTATAATTGGAATAAGAAAAGATTTGGAAATTATTCCAGAAACTCCAAAATCAATATTGAGTGTTGAAAATAGAATACCTGTAAAAAATATTCTAATATCAAAAAATGATGTTGAAAAAAGTTATTATTTAAGCGAAAAAGCACTTATTGGAATTCAAAATAAGAAAAAAAGGGCAAAGGAAAATGGTACAGGCTTTGGAGCTCAATTTTTGGATTTTGATAAACCATCATTCACAATCCCCGCTAGATATTGGAAAGACGGTTATGATGCCTTAGTAAAATATAGCGATACTGAAATACGACGACTAACAATAGTTGAATTAATGAGAATTCAAAGTTTTCCAGATGATTATATATTAGAAGGTTCAAAAAAAGAAATTATAATGCAAATAGGAAATGCGGTGGCTTGCAAATTTGCTTATCATTTGGGAAAACATATCATTAAAACTCTTCAATAATTAAATTGTCCCAAAACCTAGATGAACTTCTAAATTGTGAATAATTTCTTGAGTTTCCTTCATACATGCCACTATCAAATATAATGGATTTATTTTTTATGTTTTCAATAAAATAGTTGAAATCAAATGGGTTTCCAAAACATATTTTATCATATGTATTTTCATTTTTTTTACAAATAAAGAATCCTTTATTATTAAATTTTTTATTTACATTTTGTTTCAGTTTCTCGCATTTCCAAATTGCGATTGTAATATTTTTTTCTTTCACAAATAAAGGATAATTTATTTTACATTCTCTTTCATCTTTTTCATAAGAGTAATTTACACACAAATCTAAACTATCATTAAAATTTAATGATTGTCCACAATTATTCCAAACATCATATTTTGGTACACAATTACCAGACCAAGAATATCTATTATTTTTTAATGGATTTGGTGTTCCAAACCATCTAATAAACTCATTACGTGTAATTGAGAATTCATTTTTATTCCATCCATTAATGATTTCCAATATATTTTTATTTTTTGAAAATAAATATTCACTTGCGCTAAAATCTCCAAATGATATTTTTGAAGAATGTTTTTTCATTTCATATCCAAAAATATCAGGTTCATTTTTTGAATTATGGTTAATTCCCATTTGTTTTTCCAACCAATGTCCTTCACTTCCACAGTGAAGATAATTACCTAACTCTATTTTTTTCCCCTTCACATTTGACATGAATATATCTATTATGCATTGTTTATTTGTGGATAAATCGGATGAAATGTTTTCTTTTTCAGTTTGAATGCATTGATTAACTGTAGTTTCAACCTCATTTTCTTCTATAATTATCAATTTCTCACGTTTAGGTTTTCTTAGTTTCTTTTTAACTTCCATTATTATTAATTTCTCGCATTTTGATGTTATATTTATTTTCTCTACATTTTTGTTACTTTTAAAAATGGTGCGTTGTGCCAATTGCATGATTATATTTTATAGAAATATTTAATATAATTTCAATTTTAAAATGAAATTATAAATGCATGTAAATACTAAAATTTATTAGACATTTCGTTACATTTATCAAAAAAAACATTAATTTCTTTTAAATTAGCGCCACTTACGCTTAAATTAGCAAATGGTGTAATGTTGCCTTTAAAAAATGCTAATATAGACGGTATCCCATTTAATTGACGGTTCTTCTTAAAAAATCCGTAAACATCTGCGTTGTCATCAACATTTAAATCACAACATATTATATTAGGACCGCATTGTGAAAATTTAGTTTCTAACAAATCCTTTATTACTCTACACGGACCACACCATTCAGCACCAAACTTTATTATAATTATGCCCGGATTTACTTTTAAACATTCTAAAAAATGTAGCCTATCATTAAATTGAACAATTACTTCTTTTGGCGGTGCCATATAACTTAAATAATTCTTTTATTTTTAAAATAATAACTAATTTAATTGTTAGATATTATTAATTATTCTATTATTAAACATTATTTATTTTATTCATTAACTATGAAACTATTTGTTCTAATTTATTAATGTCTATGTCAGGCATTACCACGTGCGCTTCCCAAAAATATTTACAAAATGACCATTGGAAACCATAATCAAGTCCATACCAATCGCTGTGTTCGCTTAGTAATTTATCGTGTATAATTTTTGGAAGCAAATTCAAACTATTTCTAGGAAGAACATAACAAAGTTGAACTAGATCACTTACTGGATGACTATTACTGCTAATAAATTCAGTATCAAAATAAGGTACATATTTGTATAAATCTGTAATCAGTGGAGCATAATTGTATTTGTACGACCAACGCCAATCAGGGCATCCGCTGGTATAATATTTAATAGTCCATTCCAATCCCTCTAAATAATTTAAACATATCTCACGTCTCCTATGTTCGTCAACATCAATATAAAATAACATTTTGTAATAACGTTCTTCCCATCCAATTGTTCCTGGATTAATGTATTTTTCAATTTCTCTCTCTTTAATAGGTATCAATTGAAATTTTTCCTCTTGTTCTTTTGAAGTTTCACAAGCAAGGTTTCTTTTTTCCCATTTGGCACGAACTTGCATTTCATTTTGCAAATTTATTAATTCTTGATTTTTTAAATGTTCTATAAATTTTCTAAGATTTTTCCAAACAATTCGTTTACCATTTGTTAAATTTTCAGTTGTATTGGAATTTTTAAACACATGTTTATAAGTGTTCATCAAAATGTTGATGCCTTGGGTTCTAATATTTATTGATGGAAAATGAGGCAAAAAATCATTGCCCAATAAAAAACAAATTAGAATATAATCAAATAATAAATTATCACCTTTAATTTTTTCTGGAGAAATTTCATTATTCATGTCCAATATTATTACTTTTGATAATTCAGGAATATCTAATAAATACAATTCATTAGGGTCTAAAGTATTATCTAATGTTTTAATAAAATGAGGGGTTTCTCTGAATAAATACATTTTATTTGTTAAATGAAGATGATTTAATGTAAGCATAATAAGGTCGGCATCAAGACCATAAATAACTGTTTCGCTTTGGCGATGATAATCCGCATTGTTTCTAATGTAGTTATAAATTTTATGTTCTCCTTCTCCTTGTTCATCACTACATGAAGTAATTATTCGTTTTACATTTCGGTTCTTGTATGATTTAAAATATTTTTTAACTGTTTTACACAGGTTTTTCATAAATTCCGTACCAGGCGTGATGCAAGTGCTATCCCATTCTGGAGTTTCTTGTTTTAATTCTTTTAAAATCTCGCCGTGAAACCATGATTTATATCTGCGATTGCGTTGTTGCTCTAATTTAGCAACTGGCGCTACGCCATCAAACGCAATAAATACGGTGTTGACTGGTTTAATTATGGAAATATAATAATCTATTTTTTTACATACATCATCTATAAGAGTTTTTTCATAATTTATTTTATTATCAAATACTATTTCTCTCAATGTATCATAAATGATAGAGTTACAATCCATATACAAATTGTCAATTTTGAGTGACAAGTGATTGTAACGTTTAACAATGTTTCTATGATTTTTTACTATAAATGAAAAGTAACTAGGTATGCCCATTAGTCTAAGTTATTATTATTTGAGAAATTCTATTTATGTCAATATTATAAATTATTATAAGTAGTAAATAATATTTTAGTATATTAATATATAATAATGTCAATAACTCAAAATGATATTAGACAAACCCATGCGGCTGAAATGATAGCCATTAATGAAATTATAAATACTACAGAAACTACTGAACGTTTTCAAAAAATTAATGGCGAATTTAGAGAAAAATATGGAATGGACCTAGGATTTGAACAACCAGAAATAATAAATCCTAATAGTAATTTTGTTGTAGTTACATATTGGTGGGGTAGAACTGTCCCAAATGTTAATACAGCAAGACCCTGTACTGCTTTTTTTGAAATTATGATAAGAAGAATTGTAAAATTGACTGTTAATTTTTTAAATACTTTACAAATAACAAGCCAAACCATACCTGATAATGTATATAATGAACTTGAACATTATGTTACTAAATTGTCAGATTATAAAAAAGAACTCAAGCAAAAATCAATTCAATATTTAAGCATGCTTTATGATTATTGTAAAATTAGTAAGACCAGCAACAATCATAGTCAAAATCTTTTAGCATGTTTAGAAAAATATAAAGAATTGAACAAAACCCCGCAAGATTTTGAATTTAAAACGGAAACCAGAGTTGCTTATTTATTACATGTTTTATTTACTCTTTCGTTAAAAATGATAAAACCTCAAATTAAAAAATTATGGGAAAATAAATTAAAAATTAATAAATTAAAGGCAGATACAGAATTAATTAAAAATACAATGTCTCTAGAAGAAAAACGAGCGGTAAAACAACAAATTAAAGAATTACAATTCGCAGAAAAACAAATAATGTTAGAAATTGGAGCAAGAAATAGAGTTAAATTAACAAATGATGATTTAATTCTGGAAAAAACTTCAACAAATGAAGCAGTTAATAAATTCCCAGAATATGTTGGTAAAAGTGTTATGGACCTAATGCATGAGGAATTAAGATTTGTTAAACCACTTAAATTTGAAGAAATGATTGAAAAATGGAAAACTGAATGTAGAACGTTTGGATGCAACTTTTTAGCAGTTGAATATCCAGAATTCACAAAACCGGGAGGTTATCAACTAGCAATTAATGCAAAACCATTATTTATCCGTAAAGCACTAGAACTATGTGCGCCAAGAAATGTGTTGTATATTGATGGAGATATGTATATTAAACATTACCCTAGCATATTTGACCTAAAAGATGTTGATTTTATGGCTCGTGGTTGGTGGATGGACCCACGTTCCAGTTATAAAATGGATGAAAGTATAACGTATGATCCATACACATTTGAAACATCCGGAGGAACTATGTTTTTCTCTCAGAGCAATGAATCCAAAATTTTATTAAACAAATGGGCAACTGAAGCATCAACATTAAGACAAAAAGGTAGAGCAGATGATAGAGTTCTTTCATTGATTTTTAATACATATAAATTATTATGCAATATGAAAATAATTCAACTTCCTGTAAACTATTTATGGCTTACTCTTGATTATGATGACAGATTAATTGAAAGCGAATACTATGATTACAATATGGTAAAGATGAAAGATGCTATTTTTATTGAACATCCAGAATGTTTGACCACAGAAGAAACCGCAGGTGGTAGCGGAGCAGCGAGTGACCGCTCAGCAATGTACGCATCATTTTTAGAAGAAACTAGTCCTGTATCAGAACAATTTCATGAATATTTAGTATTTCCAACAGAAGCAGAAACTGATGGATTTAAAGATTATTTGAATTATATGTCAACCGTACATTATATAGATGATGGCAATGAAATTTTATACAAAAAAATGTTAGTTACACAAGGAGCGCCAACTGAAGAAAATGAACAGCCACTATATGTTACGTCTTATCAAGATAAGTTTGGAAATGTACCAATAAAGGATGAAGATGGATTAACCCCCAATCAATTGTCAGAAATAAATTATAAAAAATCTGAAGAAATAGACCCTGATGCATTGGGAGGATTACGCAGAGATAATAACATATTAGTATTTGACCAAGACGATTCAGAAATAACGGGCGGAATGATTATACCATTCATAATTAAAATGTTGAAAAATAATTTTACATTCATATACAATCCACTAGGCGCAGAAGGTTACTCAACATCAATTTATGCACGTTTAATTGCGGAGTCTAATAATTTATACAAAGGATTAGATTTGGTTTTCAATCCGACAATTACAGGGTTTGATTTCACAGATTTTTTTAGACCAATTATTAATTTGAATCAACCCATTCTATTTAGACCTGGTAATAGAGTATTAGTTGATTTTTTGTCAATGCATGCGTCTCTAAATGAGGTGTCTGATGCATTAAATTATGGTTCATATGAGTTTATGTCAAATGTTCGTGTAGGTTATGTAAAAGAACCAAAGCAAAATCGCTCTTCTGTACAACAATCTATTGAACAGACCGGGGGTACTCATATAAACATGGATACAATGTTTGATGAATACGAAATAGGATTAGAGTTAATGAATGGAAATTCTCAAGAAAATCAGCAACCGGCGGTTGGAGGCAGAAAAAGAAAATACACAAAAAGAAGGAAAAATAAAAGAAAATCAATTAAGAAATCTAAACGTTCTAGAAAATAATTAATATCTAATTAATATCTAATTAATTAAACAGTTTAACCATATATCAATAAAAATTGAAATTGATTTTATTTATATATAAAAACTTATTACAACTATATATAGAAATGGAACTTACCCCCGAATTGAATAATGTAGTCATTGAAGGTAATAATTTAACTGAACCTCAAAAGAAAATTAAAAAGACAAAACTAAAAAAAGAAAAACTTAAAATCGTGAATATTGAAGAAGAACCTATAAAGGTAATTAATAAAGGAACTGGTGCTGGAGGTGCTAATACAAATTATTATGGTAAAAAATTTGAAGAAAAAACAAATAATCATTTAAGATTATTAAATAATGGATATAATAAGAATAGTTTTACAAAAAAACCAAAAAAAATTTCTGATTATTATTTATCCAAAACTTTTGAAGATAAAACGATTGCGTTTGTATTACAAAATGGATTAAAAATGTATATGAAGAATAAATATAATATTGAATTGTTTAGATGTCCTGATGAAGCATATATCATTGAATACAATAATGGAAAAAAGATAATAAAAATATTAGAAAAAAAAGAACAAAATGTAGAAGGTTCAGTTGAAACTAAATTATGGAGCGGTCCATCTTTAAAAAGAGAATATGAATTAGTGTTAGGAGATGATTTTGAGGTTCATTATGGATTTTGTGTAAGTGAGTTTTTGCAGAAAAAAATAATCTCAAATGAAAAAAAATATAAAATATTAAATTCAATATTTAATGAAAATAATATTGTTGTATTATTTGGTGATAATGAAAATTATTTTGAAACGTTTGACAGTTGGTTTAATAATTCTTTATAATAACTTCCTTTGCTTTTGCTTGTGGATTTTTAGAATTAATTGCTCTTTTACACAAAATTGAAGTGATATTGTATTTTTCATTTATAAAATTATCACGAACTAAACTTACATCTGCATTACTTAACATCACTTTTTTATTCGTTTCAGTTAATTTATGTATTAAATTAAATAAATTATTATGATTATTAATATTAAATCCATTTTCAGTATATCCAACAAAGGAAGTATCAGTTTCAGGCGCATATGGAGGGTCAAGATATACATAATCATTTGGTTCAACATTATTTAATGATGTATTGAAATCACAACATTCAAATATGACATTTTTAATTAATTGGTGTATTTCGTTAAGGTGTTCTTGGTTAATAATTTGAGGATTATTATAATGTCCGTAAGGCACATTAAATCCTTTTGGACCAACTCTAAAAACACCTCTAAAACAGGTTTTATTCAAGAATATAAATATAGCAGAACCTTTTGGAGTTAGTTTATCTGTTAAATTTAATTTATTGTATTTACTCCTAATCCAATAATAATAATTTTCTTTTGCAATTTTTGCTTCATCCATATTTTTAGGATTTCTATTAATTTCACCATTGCCACACGAGTTAAATTCTGTAATTAAATCTTGAATTTCATTATATAATTCAATATGATTTGATTGAATATTTTTATATACATGTATTAATGGTTCATTTAAGTCATAAGCATATATATTTCCATGTATTTTTATAACACCATTTTTAACATATGATAATAGTGTTAACAAAACACTACTACCACCTAAAAACATCTCACGATAGTTATTTATTTCAGTTGGAAATTCAACAATAAGTTTATCTAATATTTGCGTTTTTCCACCAACCCATTTTAAAATAGGTTTGGGAACATTGATTTTTTTAATATCAATATCCTTTACAAATGTATTATCATATATAACATCATCTTCATTAATAATTTCAAACTCAATAGATTCGTTGTTTTTAATTTCAACCAATTTTTCTTTAATCGCAGTATCAATCGTTTCTTTAATTTTGCTCTCAACAACACAATGTTTTTTTTTATTCATATGTGATTTATATTGAGACTGTTGACTAAATTCTTTAGCACACTTTTCACACGAATATTTACCCATTTTAGTTATTATTAACCTTAATATAATAATTTTAGTTCAATTTTTTAAAAATTACTAAATAAATAAACGATATTTACCTAAAACTAGTTAAAGCCAACATGTTTAGTAATTTTTAAACAATAGTAGATTAGTATTTAATAAGTTAATAAAATTTTTATTAATTATTATATTAATAAAAAACGTTTTTTTTCATTTACATCCTTGAATATTTAAAATGGTTGAACCAAATTACAGAAATTTCTTATTCCATATAAATATATCAATAAAAATTGAAATGCTTTTTCATACTAGGTGTAAATCATACAACGCGACAACAACTATGAGCTTCACTCAATACTACGATTCAGGAATGGTTCTGCGTTCTGGCAAACATATTAATTCCATTGAACATACCGATTTGTATTCAGACTTCATTCGCATGAAGAATGGATTGTGTTTAAGCGCACGTGAAGACAATAATGGGATTTGTTCGCATAAATATGATCACTATGACCCACTCTGTTACAGGGCATTTGTGCTATTTGAATATTTAGAAAAATATTACGAGACAATGCGTTCCAACTATTTTAAAATTCGCTATCAACTAACTCTTCACAATTATTTCTATAAATCTGTTGTGCAGTACATAAATGATGTAGTGCGCAAATTGAAGACATCCAATCACCAGTGCTCATGCAGATTCAATAAAATTAGAGGATGTGATGACTCGCTTTTGATGATGGATTATCAAATTCTATACAACGAACGTGCTTATAACATGAGTAACGACCCAAGTTTGGTAAAAATGGAGACGTATTCAGGTTTCGCAGAAAAGGCAAAATATCGTCTATATCACATGAACTATATTCATCTTGTAAATCACTCTACAATTGACATTGAGGTTGCTCAGAATCATTTAGAACTTCCGCTAATTGCACAACACGACATTTCAAGGATCACAAAGGAACTACTACACTGGCTCAGGTATTTCAATAATCCACGCGCATATACCGGTGTAAAAAAATCAGAAATAAAAGCAAACTAAGCATTCGTTTGAAAACATCCAATTTTGTTGAATTATAAAAATAAGTAATAGTAGAATAGAATAAATTTTATCATTATGTTAATAAAACCGTTATTTTTTCATTTATTAATTGGTATGTTAATAAAAAAACATTTTTAATGCAATTATTTTATATTTAATTTTTTTAAATAAATTACAGAAATTTCTTATTCCATTTATTTGTTCCGGTAATAAAATTACTGATATGAGGATCATATGTAAGATAATTATTGTTGTATTTTGCATGTCCAAAATCAATTAGCCATAATTTTTTATTATGCCTAATAAAATTATAACCTGTAATGTCTGGGTACTCAACGTGCGCTTGATAAAGTTTAGTAACGACTTCTCTGATCTCATTTAACACTTTTTCAGGAACATCTAATGTATTTTCTCCATAAAAATCTGATATACTCATGTTATCAATTTTCTGCATAACTAAAATCTTTCTATCAGCATCATAACTGATTATCTTTGGGACATTTATTATTTTTAAATTTTCAACATAAGCATGTATAGCATATTCTTTAAATTCAACATTTTCTTTTATAAAATAAGATTGTTCTTCAAACTCTTGCTGAGACAACTTAGTATTACCAAGCATTATATTATTGTATGTTACTATTTATTTATATGTGTTATTACTAATCAATTTTTTTTTAATTAATACCTAATACTATTGGATCATACTCCATTCAGAATCATATTAATTATATTAATTATATTAACCATGTTCATTAAATTAATTATATTAATTAAATTATTTTTATTAAATGACAAACCAAAATATTTAGATAATTAAAAATCGCAATGTAAAACTATTTAGAATATTATAATCACAATATAATATAAAGATGGAAGACAAAAATCGCATAATTGGTAACCCTGAAATAAATGGTAAAAATGTAAAATCTAAACTTCATATTGCTTTTGAAAATAAGATTTTATATTTTCAAGAAATAATTAGAAAAACTATTATTTCTGTTCAAAAATATAAATCAATGGAAATAATTACCGCAAATGACCTAAATATATGTATAACCAATCTTGAAAAACAATTCACTTGTTTAATGGGAATGCTAAATGCTCTTACTCTAAAAAATAAAATAGACATTGATTCATTTGCTGATAAACTTCAAGAAATTAATGATGAATTAGCAAATACATTTAAATCATATGGAACCCATCATATTGAAGATTTAATTAAAATATGTCTAGGAATTGATTATTTAACTAAACAAATTAATACTCAAGAACTAATGAATAAATATGAAATATTAATTAATTATTTTCATCCCATATCATATTCAGTTATTAATTGGAAATCAGAAAAGGAAAAGGAAAAAGAAAACGAACAAAAGGAAAAAGGAAAAGACAAATGCAAGGACAATACAAATAAGGGATTAAATAAAAATAAAATTATTGATGATTCTATGATTATAGAAAAATCACAAACATTAGAATGTTTTGACTTGGCTAGAAATTTTAAAACTTTTCAAACAAAAGTATATGGTATTAAGGTTGCTCTTCACAATCCGGAACAAAGAAAAACAATTGTTGTATTTGGAATTGTAGATGACATTATGATTGAATGTTTAAATTATACATTCATAGGAGGGAAAATCAAAAACTTAGTAAATAACAAACCAAAGGACAATGATTTTAATTTAGAACCTTTTAATAGATACATACAATGCCTAACTCTAAAAGATTTAATTGTATACAATAATGAAGATTTATATAGCAGATACATTGGATATATAAATAAAGTTAATCTAATCAAACAAAAAACTATATCACAAGTTGTAAATGAATTCATTTCTAATGACACGTATAATCAGAGGGCTACTCTTATACAATTATTACTAAAATCCAATGAACAAGAATATCAATACTTAGCATATTTGTTGTATGACCTTCTTTCAAATCACGCAAATGGCAACATAGACACCCGTGAACAAACCTTGATTTTTGACAGTTTGCCATGGAATGTTAGAAAGTTTTTTAGGGATGCTATGAGAAAAACAATTCAATACACCAATAATCTTTCTAATTTTGATAACAATAAGATACCACTAGAACAACAAATTTGTTTAATAAAAGCCAGTGATTCAGTTAAAGAAAAAGCAATGATAAAATTAAAAGAAGTAAAAGCCAAGGCAGAAGATTCAGGCTCAAAAGCAAGACAATATTTAGATGGGTTGTTAAGAATTCCATTTGGCATTTATAAACAAGAACCCATATTAAATACAATGAATGAAACCAGAAGAACATTTAATGATTTAATTACAAAAATAAATACAACCTCGTTGCAATGTCTACCTTTCCCATTAAAAGAAAATTATACAAGCATTGAATTGTTTCAATATGGAAAATTATTAAGAGATAAATATTCAAATAATCTTACAGAAAACATTTTATCTAATATAAAAAAAAAAATAAACGAACATAGCCGAAGCGAATTAATAACACACATAATCGCAATAAACGCTATTAATAAAAAATATAAAATTAAAAATCACAAACTTTGTCATTCTGGAAAAAATTCAACTTATATGAAAGAAACAATATCTAATTATTTAGATTTTATTAAAAATGACAAAAGTAATGTCATCATTGAATTATCAGAATATTTTAATTTGTTAAAACCGGGGTCTGATAACATAGTAAATTTTGTTAACAAGACAATTGATACAATGGACATAAAATTTAATAAAATTAATGATTACATAACAGATGTTCATGCCAAATTAGACAATGCTGTACATGGACATGAAAAGGCCAAGCGCCAAGTAGAGAGAATAATTGGGCAATGGATTAATGGAGAAAAAAACGGCTACTGTTTTGGGTTTGAAGGTCCGCCTGGAGTTGGAAAAACATCACTTGCTAAGAAGGGAATCGCGGAATGTCTTAAAGACGACAATGGAGTTTCTAGACCGTTTTCATTTATTGCCATTGGAGGCTCATCAAATGGAAGCACATTAGATGGACATAATTATACATATGTAGGCTCTACATGGGGCCGCATTGTAGATATATTAATGGACAAAAAATGCATGAATCCTATTATATTTATTGATGAACTAGATAAAGTAAGTCGCACCGAACATGGAAGAGAGATTATAGGAATATTAACACATCTTATAGATCCTACACAAAACGACGCATTTCAAGATAAATATTTTAACGGAATTGACCTTGATTTATCTAAAGTACTTTTTATTTTCTCATATAATGACGTAGAAGCAATTGATAGGGTATTATTAGACAGAATACATCGTATCAAATTTGACCATCTAACACTTGAAGACAAACTAGTAATCACACGAAAATATGTTTTACCTGAAATTTTCGCAAAAATGGGATTAGGAGATGTTATTTATTTCTCAGATGAAACAATAGATTATATCATTGAAGAATATACATTTGAACCCGGCGTGAGAAAATTAAAAGAAATATTATTTGAAATCATTGGCGAAATTAATTTGACAATTTTAAAAGAAAATACGGAATTTAATTTGCCTATTAATGTAACAATGGAAGAAATACGACTTAAATATCTAAAAGATCGCCACGAAATTAAAAATAAAAAAATTCACAAACAACCAGACATTGGTATTATAAATGGATTATGGGCTAATTCTCTTGGAAAAGGAGGAGTTCTGCCAATAGAAGCCAAATTATTTCCATCTAGCACATTTTTAGAATTAAAACTAACAGGCATGCAAGGAGATGTAATGAAAGAAAGCATGAATGTAGCCAAAACATTGGCTTGGTCATTACTAGAAAAAGAACAAATGAAAGAACTAGTAAAAGAATTTGAACAAACTAAACTTCAAGGGATTCATATGCATTGCCCAGAAGGAGCAACTCCAAAAGATGGACCGTCGGCTGGAACAGCAATCACTATTGTTATTTATAGTTTATTGTCTGGAAAAAAAATCAAAAATGATGTTGCTATTACTGGCGAAATTTGTCTACATGGAAATGTTACCGCAATTGGAGGTCTTGACCTTAAAATTATAGGAGGCATCCGCGCAGGTGTAAAAACATTTATCTATCCAAGTGAAAATGACAAAGATTTTAATGATTTTTATGAAAAATACAAAACAAATCCATTACTTAATAATATTGTGTTTCACAAAGTAACACATATACAGGAAGTATTAAAATTAATATTTGTAGAATAAAATCCAACATAAATAAATACATAAATTAATTTATAAATAAGTATATATAAATGGAATTTCTAGAAAATAATAGTAATATGTTAAACATATTAGCCTCCATTTTATTAATCATAATTTTAATAAAATCAATATATAATAGAGAATTTAAAACTATCATATTTTGGTCAGGATTTTTATCATTGGGATATTTTTATAATAAATCGCAAAATCAAAACATAACAGATGTTAAACATATAACATTTTATGCAATTGACGCATTACAAGAATGGGCCATGTACATTATTGAATTTGGGTTGGAAATTTTACAAATATCTTAAACTATGCCATATCAACCATATTATACTATTATTATCTAATTGTATAATATAGAAAATGGGAATGGATTTAACATTAACCAATGTATTTCAATTTACATCAGCCATATCACCACTATTATTAGGGTTCTTTTTGGTCGTAACATCAATATTTAATCAAGACTTAAAAGGTCTTGTATATTTAGCAGGGGTTTTATTTGCAACATTCGCAAATGTGTTTTTGTTATATATGATTGGTAGCAGAAATTTCCCAGATGCTTCACCTACTTGTAGTTTAGTTAATTTGCCATTTAATATGTCTGGATACAACAATCCGGCTTTAAATAGCGTTTTAATCGCATTTACAATGTCATACTTAATATTGCCTATGCAATTTAGTAACCAAATGAATTATAGTATTATTTCTTTCCTTTTCGGATTGTTTGCGATTGATGCCATAAATAAAATTACTAATAAATGCACATCAGTTACAGGAGTTATATTGGGATTACTAACCGGAGGATTATTTGGATTCTTGTGGTACACCATATTTCATGCAGCGGGATATGATACATTACTATACTTTAATGAAACCGCATCCAATAAAGTATTTTGTGCTAGACCAAAAAAACAAACATTTAAATGCGCCGTTTATAAAAATGGAGAACTAGTTAAAACACTTTAATTAACCACTTACTCAAAATTCACTTTGTTAACATTTATCCAAACAATAAATTGTTTAATAAATCTCTGACGATGAAAGGTTTCCATCATTAAATTACTATTTTTTGTACTAAAATTAAATGAATTCACAAAAACTTCCACTACATTCTTTAAATTCGCAGTTTGATATCGTTTATCATATTCTTCCTTAGTAAACACTCGGTAGCCTTTTCGTTTATTCACATTATTATGAAAATCAAATAAAAATGTTTCTAAATTTTGTTTTGATCTTAAAATAAGACCCTTCTTCGCATTCTTCATTGCGACCATAGCATGATTACGACAGTCAGGACAAGGCAAATTGTTACAAATTTCATTTATCAATTTCCATAATTCTTCTTTTATTGTTTCAAACTTTTCATTTTTTACTCTTGTTGCCAAACTATGCATTAAAAACCAACAAGGAGGACCCCATATAGATTTACTCATGTGTTATAAAATTATGAAATATAAAATTTTAATTAACTTAATTCATACAACATTAAATGCTAAAGAAGATAATTTATAAATATTTAAAGATTAAGTGATAATTAATAATAAATGAATAATTACATCATTCAAGGAAACATTAATTTTTTTGAAGAATTGATGAAAGATGATAGTAACGACGATGAAACTAAAAATGACAATAGTAATTGTGAAAACATGTGTCTAATATCAAACCAAACATTAGACAAAACTAAAATCACGCTAGACTGTAAGCATTCATTTAATTATATACCGCTATATAATGAAATTTATATGAATCAAAAAAACTTATTTAATAATTCATATGCCACTGATAAAGTAGGACATCATCAGATTAAATGTCCATACTGCCGCACAATTAAAAATTACATATTGCCTCAGACAATTGACATTGAAAATGTTACAAATAAAAGATTCGTAAATGTTCCAAAATCTAAGACCATGACAATTAAATGCGAGTTTGATAATTTATGCGAGAGATTTTCGTATGTAACACCCATTGGACATTTTTGTAAATTGCATCACAAAAAAACTAAAACAATAAATGATTCATCAATTAAATCATTAAAAATAAAAACAATTAAACCCAAAAATATTAAACCTAAAACCAATGATGTCAATTCAGACCCACATAATCAAACCATAGAACAGCAAATGGACACATTTGGAAAAATGCACACTATTAATGAGTTGAAAGCAATACTTAAATTAAATAATCTTAAAGTTTCAGGAGTTAAATCGGATTTGATAAATAGAATATTTAAATTTGAAATAAATAAATTATAGTAACGGTTGACTTTTAAGTTTTTTATAAATATATAAATAACTTAAAAATAAAATTAGTGGTTTATATAAATGGCTACAAAAGAACAACTTATTGGAAATATTAAAGAATGGATACAATATGATAATGATATCAAGCATCTTCAAAAAGAAGTTAAATTGCGAAAGGAAAAACAAAAATTATTGACTGAAAACATTGTAAAAGTCATGAAAGCAAAAGAAATTGATTGCTTTGATTTAAATGATGGAAAACTTATTTTTAGTCAGAGCAAAACAAAAGGAACTATTAATAAACAACACATACTTAATTGTTTAGAAAATTATTTTAAAAATAATAAAGATGAAAACATGATTTCAGAATTAACTAATTATATTTTAGATAATAGAGAAATTAAAGTCAAAGAAACAATACGACGTAAAATGGAAAAAATTATAGAATAGTAATATATATGTTACTTAACACGACCAGACAAACTATAATAGACAAATTCAACATTAAATTAAATAATAAAGAAAATATTATTAATACAAAATATAAACAAAAACAAAAAAATAAAAAAACTACTGAATTAGACGAAATTTACACAGTTGAACACATGAATATTGAAAATAATAATAACAAAATACAATTACAAAATAATTTAAATATTCCAATTGACAAAGAAATAAACACTTATTTACCCAACATTAATAATTTTATTGAAATTGATTATACTAAAAATCAAAAACCGTATAATCATGACATTAAATTAGACCATGGGTTTCCATCTGGAGTTTATCCAAAACAAAACATTAAAATCATTATTTACCAAATAAATCATTTTAATACTTTACCATTCATAATGTATTTGTTGTATAAAAATAATATCAACGAAGATCCAGATGAACATTTGATTTTAACTGAAATTGAAGCCGACCACATAAATATAAAATCAAAAAGTACAAAAATGTTAAATGATGTAATTTTTAAACATTATGATGAAAAACCACAATACAAAGGATATAGAGAATACAAAAACGAATATTATTTATTTTTTGAACACTCTCCAAAAGAACAAGAAATAGTTGAAAACATTAAAAGAAATAGTCAATGGGTATGGGCAGTCGTGTATGAGTTAATTGATACACAAAAAATATTAAATTTTCCAATCAGAAAAGACGTTACAGATTTCTTTTTAAATAATTTTGATGTTAATAATATATACACCCCAGACAATACAACCACATATGAAATGCCCATTACATCATATCACGGAAGTTATTATAAAAAAACTAAATTTATTTCAGTATTTGGCATAACACGCGCAACAACAAATGCTTCATTGGGACCTTTTTATTATTTTGCTCCATACGACAATGCAGTTAGATACGCCATGTTTAGTCCCACAAATAAACCAGAAACTATTGACGGAAATATTATTACAGTTGATGAACAAGGAAGATATGAAAAGGGAGGTTTAGTTAGATTTGTAATATTTACAGGTAAAATGAAAATTTTTGATGATATTGAACAAGGATTTATACAAAAATCTCTTATTACAACAAACCATAATCCCATAATTGAATGGAGAGAAAAATACAATTCGGTATTTACTGGATTATACAACAAAATTATTGAAGACAAACCTGTTACCATTTATTCAAAAATTGTAATAAAACAATATGAACAGCAAATTCCTCTAACATATCATTTCATAAATACTAACACAGACGGAACTGATTTTGGAAAAATTAAAATAGAATAAATACAGTTTATATAGTTAATATATTTTATATAGTTAATATATATTAACAATGAATATCTTTGCAAAAATTATTTCATATTTATTTGGATTAATTATGTTTTTATATGTAACAACTACCATTTTAAGTTTTTTTGGCACTATTTATTCAAAAAATGTAATAAAACAATATGAACCGAAAATACCTCTAACATATCATTACATTAATACTGACACCGATGAAACTGATTTGGAAAAATTAAAATAGAATAAATATTTTATATGGTTAATATATATTAACAATGAATGTCTTTGCAAAAATTATTTCATATTTATTTGGATTAATTATGTTTTTATATGTAACAACTACCATTTTAAGTTTTTTTGGCTTAGGAATTTCATCATATGGAGCATACTTATTCTGGATAATTGCGGTTGTAATTTTTTTTCTTATATTGCCCGGAAAAGGTAACCCTAAATTTTTAGAATAAACATTTCATATTAAATTCTATAAAATAAGACATTCTTATTTGCAATAATTGATAATAGCAAAATTTAAAATATTATAGTTTTAAATTGCGCTTAACCATATCTCTTGTCGGTCACTTGGAACGTTTAACTCGTCAAGAATTGCTTTAACTTCTTTAATGACATCTAAATCTTTATTTTGTTCACACCTTCTTATTGTAGCAATAACCGCATTATTAATTTGTTCGTTTTCACTTATTCCAATTTGAACTTCATCAACAAATCCAGATAATGTATTTACTAATCTTGTAACCTTTCCAGTAAAGCAAACATCTTTGCCAGCAATAATTTCATCGCGCAAAACGTTTCTAATTTCGGTTTTGTATTCATGTATTTCACTAATAGCCCATATTCTTTCTAATATTTCTGCATAAGTAACACCATTGCGAGATACAATGCTATATGAAGAAAAATTTAAATTAACTATATATAAAAATTTTAGATTTGCAAAAATATTTTTACCATCTAATACATAATACATCCATATTTTCTTTAAACAATCTGATATTTTAGGCGCTGGATTTTCCATAATATTAGTAACTGATTTAGAGAAACTATTTTGAATATCAGAATTATGAACATTCTGTGATTGGTCGGCAGTTGTTTTCCTATCTACAAGATTAATTGCATTAGCAAGTATGACTGGATTGGTAATTGTGGTTGCATTGGTACCTGGAGGTCTATTAGCAATAGGTTTTGGGATTATTCTATTAGCAACACCATTGCTTATATTTCTTGTTTCTATTAATTTTGTTCTCAAACCATATCCAAAAAACCTTTCTGCTATCTGAATATGATAATCATAGATTTTTTTATTTAAACTAATTTCTGAATAAGCATTAAACCAAAATCTATTATTCAATAATCTTACTTCTGATGCTGGATTTAATTCTAATAACCATTCGGGCAAATCTAATAAAGAATTATTTGATAACTCTATAAATTGTATATTTTTTGAGAAACAATTGGCGTCAGGCAATTTGCTTATAGAATTACTAGATACATTAATTGATATTAAATTTTTTGGTAAATTTTGCGGCAACGATCGCAATTGGTTAAATGACAATACAACAGTTTCTATATTGGATTGATTATCAGAAAATAAATGTTCACAAGAACTTAAGTAAGATTTATTAATATCAACGTATCTAATGCTATTTGGCAATGTTCCAAGATTGTTACAATTTTTTGAATTTGTGATATAAATTTCTTCTAACTGTTTTGGAAAAACAAAATTTTTATCAAAACAACAATTTTTAATTTTTAACCATACAATTTTGTCATAGTCATTACAATTTATTAATTTATCTATAGCATCACAATTTATTATATTGCCACCTTTTATTCTAAACTTAATGAGTTCTTCATCCATTATAAATATAATTTTAATTCTTTATGTATTTATAATGTTTGTTTTATTTTTCGGAAAATGTTACCAGACTTTTACACCATTTAATTAACTAAATAAATTAATAACTAATGTTAATTTATTTATGTTTTTAATTTTTACTTTATTTTTGTTTTTATTTTTATATTAATTAAATAAAATAATAATTATTAATAATACAGAATATATATTGTTAGTTTATTATTTATTTATTTTAATTTAATTTAATTTATTCTAATTTATTATTTTTACAAAACAAAATTCTCAAGAGTCGCCAGCCGTGAAAAAAAATGGACAAGGTTTTTACCCTTGTCCAAAAAAAAATTTCCGGCAGGACTTTTGTGAAAAAAAAAATATTTTTCCGTAACACTTTTGAAAAAATGAAAACTCAATTTAGAGCATTATCGTCACAAACCGTTTTTTCGCATAAATTTCTTCTCCTTTTTCGTTGTACCATTGGAATGGTACATAATGGTATACGTTTCGGTGATTGAAAAGAGATGCGACTATTTTATTTAATTTGTTACGAAGTATGATTTAATTTTTTATTTTATATAAAAAAAGATGAAACCAATAGTCCATTATAGGACCCGAATGATAGCAAATGATACATCAAAAAGAGACAAAAGGAGAAAAACTCGCATTTTATCATAAAAATATAATAACGGAGACTATAAATGATGGCAAATCTAACCAAATATCTGATATTTAGTGAATTATTTCTTATAAAAATCATGTCAATTATCGGCAACTTAAAATAGTTAAAATAAAAAAGTCGGGTTTTTGGGACATAAATTATGATGTTTTAGGATTTTTAATTAAATTAAATTAATTAATAATTAAATAAATGACTGTTTTTAATAAAAATTGTTATTTTTCATTTATTTTAATTTAATTTTATTTAATTCTTGTAAAAATTATGTCAATTATGGACAACTTAAAATAGTTAAAATTAAAAAGTCGGGTTTTTGGGACATAAATTATGACATTTTTAGATTTATTAATAAATTAAATTAATTAATAATTAAATAAATGACTTTTTTAAATAAAAATTGTTTTTTTTCATTTATTTTAATTTAATTTTATTTAATTCTTATAAAAATCATGTCAATTATGGACAACTTAAAATAGTTAAAATAAAAAAGTCGGGTTTTTGGGACATAAATTATGACATTTTTAGATTTATTAATAAATTAAATAAATTAATAAATAAGTAAAGTTACTTTTTAATAAAAACATGCAGTTTCACTTATTTTAATTTAATTTAATTAATTTTTATTTAATTCTTGTAAAAATCATGTCAATAAATTCATCACTTAAAATCGCCAATAATAAAAGTCGGATTTTGGGACATAAATTTTGACATTTGTTTTAATAAATTAAATTAATTAATAAATCAATATCATTTTATAAAAAATAATGAACTTTCAGTTATTTTTATTTTAATTTAATTTAATTTTTATAAAATCATTTATTCAACATTCATAAGGTTATTGTGACGTGATATGTCATTGTTTCTAGTACCAACTTATAAAATATACATCCCTTCCTGCCTTCATTTCTTCCCGAGCAGTTACAATGCTCTTCAGCACATCGTTTAACTTTTCATCCAAATTCCAGTCATCGTAACTTTTGTCCATTTTATTATGTGTTATGTCGTATTCTAAATAATCAAGCAGTTTTAATGAAAGTCTAAACGACACATCATTGAATTCATCTTCAGGACTGTAACCATGTGTCACCGCAGTTTTAAACATCCACAGGTGTAGTGTCCAGAACTTCCTATAGTAACCGATTTCTCTATGTTCTACATCTTCATCGCACATAAATAACTCATTTTTAACACTTCCCTCTACAGAATTAAAGTAAGAGTCAAGACCCATTTAATTTGGTTGTTTGTAGAATGTCTTTTATGTTTATTTTTATTTATAAAATAAAAATCAATTTTTAAATAAATAAATTAAAATAATCAATTATTTTAATTTAACAATGTTTTTATAATTTAAAATATTAAAAATTTATTTAATTTAACCATTTGCGCAAATAATTTAAACTCTTTTTTTTATATCATTTAAAGGTATATTAATGGATACAAAAATAGGAGAAAAAAAGAGAATAAAATATGAATGCATAACTTGTGACTTTAATACTAACGATAAAACCAAATACAACAATCATTTAAACACCGCAAAACACAAGATGTTCACAAATGATACAAAAAAGATACAAATTAATGTATGTTTAGAGGAAAAAAGAGAGATTCATGAAAAAATAATTAAACAATATGTTTGTAAATGCGGAAAGAGTTATAAATATTCCAGTGGTTATTACCGACATTTAAATAATTGCAAAACCGATGAAGTTATCACAGTTTCTAGCCAATCAGAAGAAATTAATTACAAGGAAATGTTTATAGAATTATTAAAACAAAATAAAGAATTGCAAAATACTATTTGCTCTACTATACCAAAAATAGGAAACACTAACAATATAACTAATACTATAAACAACAATAACATTAATGTTAGCGTATTTTTAAATGATAATTGCAAAGACGCGATCAGCATGAATGATTTCATTGATTCAGTACAAATAAATGTAACAGATTTATTATATACAGGTAAAAAAGGGCTAGCAAATGGCATTTCAAATATATTCATAGAGAGATTTAATGAGTTGCCAATATTTAAGCGTCCATTATGGTGCAGTGATAAAAAACGCCATAAATTGTATATCAAAGAGGATGAATGGAGCGAAGACAAAGACAATCAAAAAACCAAAGAAGCAATTAAAAAATTGTGCTATGTTCAAACTAAAAATACAAGTAAATATGTAAAAGAAAATCCCGATTGGCTTAAATGTGATAATAAGAAAGATACTTATATGTGCATTGTTAAACAAACAACCAATGACATAAATGAACGAATGGACAAAATAATATCGGATATCTCAGAAAATACACATTTATCTAATGACATTAGAGAGAAAATTGCAAACAATTAAAATGATTCATAAATTGTTTTATTTGAAAAATTGAAAATATAATAATTTGAAGTATTATATTTTAACTAATAGATTATGACTTGTATTTACGATGATGTAAATTATATTGAATTAATAAATGAAATGGTCCCAAATGAAGACAATAAATTATATAATGTAATAATCCATGATGATTGTGAAAACAGTGACGATGTCAGCGAAATATTTGAATACATGAATCAAAAAAAAATGTTTGAAAAAATATTGAAAGTGACAATTAATGAATTAAATACAACAAATCCAGCATTAGAAAGTTATAAATATCATACACTTTGTTTTCAAGCAAACCGATACCATAAATTTATTAGACGCATTGAACATTTTATTGAATTTTATGAATGGAAAATTACACGTAATAAACATAAAGATTATAAAAATTGGGCATGGGAATGGTCTTGGAAGTTAATGACATTTTTTAAAAAATACGAAGAAGACACATTTATAAATTATAAAAATGATAATGATAAAAAAAAAGATTAAATGCTAATGTTTAATGATTTAAATTACAATTAAAATTGAAATTAAATTTAAATGTTGATAAAAACATCAACCAAGAAAAACACAATGTGCGACATTTCCAATGAAGAGAACAAGGCTATTAATGTTCAACTTGTTATGAATAGCATTATGCTAAATCAAGATGTGCTTGATATTATAAAATCATTTGTATTTCAGGACAAAAGATTTTATGCTCAAAAAAAAGAACAGAAGAAGCGACACGATGATTTAATGAAGATTATCAATGCTCCAAACGCATATCGTGTTACTAACTATGTTGATGAAGGAATTGGTCACTGGTCAATTTGGATGCCACCTGAAAATGAATATGACAATGACCTTCAAATGCAAGCATCAAATTGTTTGAAATGTGGTAAATATGTTTATGTCGGCACGATAGAGTTAGAAAATGCCATTATAGACAATAATTATATCACTTGCTTAAATGGTCAACATTAGAAAAAAATATTTATATTTATATGTATATTGGAAATTTAATAGATTCATTATTTTTCTCTATTTATATCCAAATTTTACTATCAAGATCTATCACAAGACCACTTGATAATTGAGGAATTTGATTAAATCCGGCAGATTTAACACGAGTTCTCATGGTTTTTAAAAGTTCACGCCAAGTTATATTATTATTAGAATTAGTAATTTCATTGAATGCCCACGACATTGCACCATGTACTTTATTATTTACTAATGATTCATAACTATATTGTTCATCACGACACCCACTTAATAAAATAACATTACCATTTGTTTCTAAATTTCTAGGATTTTCAGTAAAATTATCATAATTTAATCTCTCTAAACATTGATATTTTAAGTCTAGAGCAGTACCACTATTACAACAATCAAATAAACAAAATAAAGTCACATTCGGTTTCAAATTTTCTTGTATTATTGTTTTAAGTTCGTCATCGCGAATAGCATTAAAATCTAACGGTATTATTAATTCATCCCTCCCATCTAATTCATCACCATCGCGGTCAATTGTATATGAACCGTGTCCGCTATAATAAACAAATAATAAATCACCTTCAACACCGTCTGATAACAATTGTTTAAATTCTAATAATATATTTTCTCTCGTAGGTTTAACACTTGTTTCATCTGTAATTAATTTAATTTCAGTAAATCCACTATCTTGTATTCTTTTTTCTATCAGTTTCGCATCATTGATACAACCGTTTAATTGAGAGTTTGTACCATTGTAATTTAATCCAAATAAAATAGATTTTTTCCTTATTACTTTAATTGGTAATATGTTTAAATTATTAACATTATCAATATTAGTTTTTAATTTATTTTGTAATGAATTTAATACATTATTATATTGATTTCTAAGATTTGCAAATATTGTATTTTTTCTAGCAAGGGGAATTCGCTGTCTATTAATTGTTCTAACATTATTTGAGGTAATACGATTTAATGCCGACAAATCAATGTTAAATTGAATTCTTAAAGAATTTATACGCGATTTTTTAAATTCAACAAGTTCTTTACTCATTATATATTAAACATAGATATAATTAATCAAATAATATAAAAAATGATTAATTATATAAATTATATAAATTAAATGTCAAATGATGGTTTTAATATAGATAATATTTATTTTACTGATGAAAATGATAAAAATGATAATATAAATGAAATAGCATTAGTTACTATTAAATCAAGTAATAGCAATGATAGCCTGCAAGATTTAGAAATTATAGAAAAAAAAATGCATAAAATTACTTCTTGCGATGAATTAAATGCGTTAAATGATTGTAACTGTAAAACTATGATAGAACCTGATTACACAGATTCTTCAACACAAACTAACACAATTGATGACAATAAAAATTTAATTTCCGAATTACATGCTTTACGAATTAAATACAGTAATTTAGAGAAAAATTTTGACACTGTTTCAAATTTATTAAAACATTTTGTGGTAATTGATAAAGAAAATCCTAAATTAGATGAAATTAAAACCCAATTAGCACTTGTAGTAAATAGAGAGTTAAGACAACATCACGTATTTCCATTTATAAGTTTTATAAATAAATTCTCAAAATAATTATTGTTTATTTGCGTCGTGATTTTTTAGTCTTATGTTTATTTTTATTTTTATGTTTTGAATTACGTTTAGATTTATTGCGATTTTTTCTCCTGCGTCCGCCACTAGATGAACGCGTTTTACGAGTTGTATTTGTTGAAGGCTCTTTTGTAATAGTTTTTTTCACGGTTGCCTTTCTTTTAGACGGGGCAGACAATTTAGAAGCCATTATGTTTTCATAACCACTGGTTATGTCATTATATAATTCTTCTTTCTTATCGTCAGAGAGAAAATCAGAATAAACATCCATAAATTTATCTTTTAACCCTTTATTATAAGCCAATTTTCTTATTAAAGACGCCGATATTTGACTGGGTGGCACAGATGACATGTCCATTTCTTCCAGTTCTTCTATTGGTGCTTTCGCGAGGGATACTCCGCCTTCTCTACTAAGTACTCTTTCCTCAAATGAACGTATTGCGGGAATGCTATCAGTTTTTAAAGCCGAACGCATTGCATTTACAGTATTCTGTCTATCATCGCCGACAAGTAAAATTATATCAAGAATATTATTTGCGTCTGGACCAAGCCGTTCTACCTTTTCGTGTATGATGCTGTCAACCATGTTAAATGGTCCTGCCTGAGAAGGAGTTACACAGCGAAATATAACGTTCATATTTTGTATTTTTTGTTTAATATCATCATCCGTTTCTTCCGAAATCATTTTGTATTTCAAACTATTTATCATACTATCACTATCTTGTCCATTAAGGAAATAAATTTTACGATCACAATCAATTGGATTTTCTAAATCTGTATTTTTTTTAGATAATACAACATATACTTCTGTTGTTCCTTGGCGTATACCTTCTAAAATTAATGCGTGTATTAACAATAAATGTCCAGGTGTCGGGGGGTTCATTCTAGTAGACGTAAATACAAATTTAGTGTCATTCGGCAATAATTCAGAATATTTAATCATCTATATAATATAAATTTAATATATTATTCAGAATAAATTATAATAATTATATTTAATTAATATTTTTTATGAAAATGTTATATAAAAATATGACAAAGAAGTCGGTTTATTTGATGATTTTACATAACATCATTCCTGTTATAATTTGCCATTATTGAAATGTGTAATTAAATTCTCATTAGCAACTAGAAATATGCTTTACTTGATGACTTAAATAAATATATTTAAGCAGGTAATTGTGGAGTTGTTTTTGCATTATTAAAAGTTGTTACATTTCTAGTCAACCGTGAGTTTAATCTGTAAGATGTACTTGTTGGTAAAACATTAAATGTCCAATTTAATGGAGCTGTTTCATCTAATGCCCCTTTTCCATTATTAAATAAATGTATTCCGGTTGTTCCATTAATTCCTTGAAACATTGAAACAACTGTTGTTACTAATGGAGTATTCCAATAAGCACCATTTGCACCAATAGGCTGGTTAAATGCTACGCAATATTGAAACATATTAGCCATAGTTGTAACTCTACTTGTATTCCAATTTAATGGAGCTGTGCCTGGAACAGTACCTGATGCTTGTCCATTATTAAAAGTTGTAGTAGTTGCTAATGTAGTTGTACCCGAAAACATAGAAGCCATTGTTGTAACATTAGACGTATTCCATGATCCAATGTTTTTATTAAACAAGATTGCGGATTGAAACATACTAGCTAATGAACAACTAGCTACACCTAAACTTGTTGTATCAACGAGGTTTGTAAGTGGTTGATTAAACGCAGAAGTGGAAGAAAACATAGATGCGAATGATGTACATAAGGGAGCAGACCAATCCTGTATTGTATTACTCCCTCCATTATTAAAATCTCTTGACAAAGTAAACATATTTGTTAGAGTAGCGACTTTAGAAAGTTTCCAAGATCCAATATTCTGGTTAAACAAAGTTGCGGATTGAAACATAGAAGTTAATGAACAAGTTCCGGTTAATACTGATGTATCAACAAGTTTAGTTCCAGTCCCAAGATTTTGTAGAGGTTGATTAAACGAAGTGGCTGAATTAAACATAGACGCGAAGGTTGTACATAAGGGTGCGGTCCAGTTCTGTATATCTGGACTCCCCCCATTATTAAATGCTGTCGCTGATTGAAACATATTATTCATAGGGGTCGCTCTAGATACATCCCAACTGCCAATATTTTGATTAAATGCTATTGCACTGACGAACATAGAATTCATCGCACATACAGAAGAGGAGGTGGTAAGGCCAGATGTATTAACAAGTTTAGTTCCAGTCCCAAGATTTTGTAGAGGTTGATTGAAGACCGTTGCTGACTGAAACATAGACGCGAAGGTTGTACATAAGGGTGCGGTCCAGTTCTGAATATCTGGACTTCCCCCATTATTAAATGCTGTCGCTGATTGAAACATATTATTCATGGGGGTCGCTCTAGATACACCCCAACTGCCAATATTTTGATTAAATGCTATTGCACTGACGAACATAGAATTCATAGCACATACAGAAGGGGAAATAAGAACTGATGTATTAACAAGGTTTGTAAGAGGTTGATTGAACGCTGATGCTGATTGAAACATATTAGCAAATGATGTACATAAAGGAGCAGACCAACTTGCTAACGAGACTCCTCTATTATTAAATGTGGAGGCTCCATTAAACATAGATGACATATCAGTTACGTTTAATGTATTCCACTCACTAATGTTTTGATTAAATGTGGAGGCTCCATTAAACATAAGAGACAATGTATTATTAATTGTAATTGATATTATTGATCCAACTCCAATATTAGATCCAATAGCAGTAACAACTACTAAGTTTTCATCATTTGTAATACTTGAAATATTACTAATATATGTGATAGAAGAAGTTTGAATAATAATACTCATTTGACCTACTAATGTAGTAGTAAATGTAGCACCTGGGCAATTCAATATTCTTGTTGAATTTGTATAACTTGATGTAGAAGGGGTAATATTTGGTATAATATTACTTGGCATTGATACAAGGTTTGAAATATCTTGATTAAATGATGGTGCTGAACGAAACATCAAACTAAAATTGACACATTTTGGTGCGTTCCAACTAGTTAATGGATTATTGCTTGAACCAGATGTATCTCCATTATTAAAATCAGACGCATTTTGAAACATTGCGCTCATATTAGTTACATTGACAAGCTTTCCTCCCCACGCACTAATGTCTTGATTAAATCGTGGAGCGGATTGAAACGTAGACTGCATCGTATTAACATTAGTTACATCCCAACCACCGATGTTTTGATTAAATGTTGTCGCTGATTGAAACATAGAAGCTAATGAACATGCAACACCAGCAATTAGACCTGATGTATTTACCAGAGTTGTAATTGGTTGATTAAAAGCAGTGGTAGATTGAAACATTGACGTAAATGATATGCAATTGGGTGCAGACCATGTTAATGCTACACCTCCGTTATTAAATGATGTTGTACCTTGAAACATAGATGTCATATTAGTAACATTAGAAACTACCCAAGAATTTAAATTTTGATTAAACGGAGACGTAGATACCCGAACAAACATTGAAGTCATATCACAACTTGTTACAATAGTTGTATTTACAAGATTAGGCAATGGTTGATTAAACGCGTTGGCACGAGCAAACATACTTGCAAAAGCTGTACATAAGGGAGCATACCAAGTTAATGGAACTAAACTTGTACCAGGTAAACCGCCGTTATTAAACGTGTAAGCGTTTTGGAATGTAGAATTCATATTAGTTACCTTAGAAACATCCCAAGAATTTAATTGTTCATTAAATAGAAAGGCGTTAAAAAATAAAGTATTCATAATGGTTACTTTACTCGTATCCCAATTATTAATATTTTGATTAAATATCTGAGCGGCCTGAAACACGCTACCCATATTCGTTACATTCGACATATTCCAATAAGGTCCATTCGTATTAATCGGTTGATTAAACATTTTTGCTTCGTTAAACATTCCGCCAACATTAGTAAGGCTACTTGTATTAAAAGTACTAAGAGGTTGATTAAATGAACTCGTTGAACGAAACATTTCTGCCATATCTGTTACATTAGAAGTATCCCAGGTGCTAAGAGACTGATTAAATATAGCCGCATTACGAAACATATTATTAGTAATTGTCAAATTAGAAGTATCCCAAGTTAATGGATTAGTTCCAGTTGGTGGTTTTTGTATATTAAGAATTGTTCCGGATACAATATTAGTACCAAATCCTGTTACAACTAAATTTTCATTATCTGTGATACTTTGTACAGTTGTAATAAAAATAATTGTTGTAGTAACAACCCATAGTGTATCATTTACATTAATTGGAGGAGATGGTGATTGGAAAGAGGCACCCGGACAAGTTAAGGTTTTTGTACTATTTAGATAAGAAGAAGTTGAAGGCGTTACACTTGTTAGAGTACTTGTTATAGGAATTACTTTTTGTACATTAAAAATTTGACCTGCTGTATTTGTTCCAATACTAGGAGATATTGTTAATTGAGTATTACTATTTACATTAGTCACTACAAAAGCACTTATTCTTGATGAATTAGGAATTAAAAGCGCATCTCCAACTGAAACTAGAGATAACAGAGTAGCACCTGGACAATTTAATGTAGTACTCGTACTTGTACAAGTAGATGGAGTGACACTGGATAGTGTATTTATTTCTCCATTATTAAAATTGGATGCTTGAAAAAACATTGACCCCATATTAGTAACATTAGAAACATCCCAACTACTAATATTTTGATTAAATAAAGTCGTATTTGCACCTGTAAGAGAATTAAACATAGCATTCATATTACAACTTGCTACACCCGATGTATTAACTAAATTGGGCAATTGTTGGTTAAAAGCACTTGCTCTTCCAAACATAGCAACAAATGATTTACACAGGGGGGCATACCAAGTTAATGGTGCCGAACTAGTTCCAGGCGCGCCTCCGTTATTAAATGCTATTGCCGAATTAAATATATTTGTCATATCATTTGCATTAGAAACATCCCAATTATTCATATCAAAACCTCCATTGTTAAAAGCGTTTGTATTTCTAAATATAGATGTCATATCTTGAACATTAGAGACATCCCAGGCTCCTACATTTTGGTTAAAAATAGTTGCTCCAGAAAACATAGCGGCTAATGAAGACAATGCCACACCTGAAGTATTAACAAGGTTTGGAATTGGTTGGTTAAAAGCAGTAGCCGATTGAAACATACCAAAGAATGATGTACATAAGGGGGCAGACCAAGTTGCTAATGAAACTTCTCCATTATTAAATGCTGTTGCTAAATTAAACATAAAAGTCATATTTGTAACATTGGAAACGTCCCACGAATTTAGATTTTGATTAAATGTGGAGGCGGATTTAAACATATTTTCCATAGTTGTGACATTAGAAACGTCCAATGAACTAACATCACTATTAAAATTTGTATTACTAAAACAATTAATTAGGCTTGTTCCAAAAAATGGCATAGTTGGAACACCCGAACCAGAATCAAATATTAAATTGTTTAAATTGGAAAACTGATTTCCTCCTTTTGATAAAGGAATGTCTCCAAATTGAATGATTGTTAAATTTCCACCAAGTGCATTATAAAAATTTACAATTGAACTATCGGCACTATAAAATGATAATCCGTCATTTGTGTTCTCGTTATCTGTATAAAATGTATAATTTACAGTAACCTTAGTAATTGAGTCAATGTTTTCAACCTCATATGTATAAGTCATGTCATTTGTAGAAATAATTGGAATTGGAACACTATTAAGGTTTTTTGAATAAAATGTTCTATTGTTATTAAAGATTATATTTCTTGAATATGCAATATTATCATTGTCAAATTGATAAATAAATGTTCCGTTAACTTGCGGACGAGGAGGAGGTTCGCTACAGCATTCAGGTGGTACATAATTATTTTTAACTAGATAAGGTGAATTTCCATTTAAATAATATGACCCTGCTTTTGCGGCGGAATCGCCAAATATTCTTCTTAGGCTTGCTCCACTTTTAGTTACAGTTTCTAGTTTAAGTTTTTCCAAACGCGTACTACTTTCAACTGCGCCTTGGACTTTGAATGATCTATTATTAGGTTTAAATATTGTAATTTGTTGGGATCCATTACAAGCATTTTGAGGGCATTCCCCTGTTGAAAACACTTGAGGTCCTAATATTGAATTGTCTGGATATAACCATTTGCCATCTTCCCCATAATATGTTACCCCTGGATAAGGCAAATTAGTTAATTTCTGATTGTATAATTTGCTTCTACTTCTTAAATAAGCCCTACTATCAGTATAATATTTTTTACTTAATAATGTAGTGGCAGGTTTAATTATATTATAAACTGGATTACAACATATTTGTTTTCCAATTGGTCCATTCCATCCATTTTCCAATACATCTTCTGCTGTTACTGTATAAGCACAGTTGATGTCATTACAAAATTTATTATTTTTGTCTATGGATATATTTGAAATAATATTAAATCCAGTTTTGTTATCATTATCACAACATTCATTTTTCTCATTAGGATTTCCACCTAAATAAATGGTTCCGCCTGGTTGAAATACTTCATGTATATTTTTAGCTATAGTGCCTCCGCGTGTAGGGTCTGATTGCAATTGTCTTCTCCAATGTTTAATTGGTCTTGGTAAAAATGCGTTTCCGTCGGTCTGATTCATTCCATCTGGCTGATTTAATATCCATGTTCCATTTGTTAATGGTCTGGCGTTTCCTGGAACGGCTTCTGTGCGAGAATATCCTTTCCAAGATATATATTGTTGTGGTTGCCATTTATAAGTAAATTTATTATATCCTGACATATTATATATTTCTATTATAAAATAATCTCAACATATAAACATTTTATTAAGTTTGTATTTGATATTTGTGTTTGATGTAGTTATTTAATTATTAATTATTTAATTGTTTTAATGCTAAAATAATGTATAATTTAATTAAATAATTATACATTATTGTCACCAAAAATTGGTTGATTATTTCCAAGTTTAACATTTTGTTTTGTCAATGATGTTTGTTTATGACGATTTATCCAGTTTCCAATGACAGTTTTATTTATGTTTTCTTGTTCATTTTCTAAATTTTCTAATAATTCTTCATCGGTTGGCTGTCTGTTATATCTTTCAAAAAATGTATTATTAAATTCATTTATTTTTTTTTCTTTTAAATCTAAATTTCTTTTGCGTTTAATTACATCAGCCATTCCACTGGTGAATTCGGATGATACTATTTTTGTGTTTTCTGTCTTGACATAAACGCTTTTTCTAACACTTTCAATATCATCGCAAATTTCAGGTTTTTTAATTTCTTTAAAAATCTTTTGTTGTTCTGTAATAATTTGATTTCCTGATAAATCAAATCGTGGGCTAGAGTCAAACGTTTTTTTGAATATTTTAACAATTTTTGCATCAATTGATGGGCTTGTTTCCATTAGTCTATCAAATTCTTCATTGCATAATTTTAAATAAATATTAACTGTTTGTCTTTCATCTGGTGATTTTGCTAATTCTACTCTTATTTTTCTATAAAATTTATCCCATGAAAGTGAAGCCACTCGGTGTGATTCGTTTAGTTGTGATATTTTTAAAAAGTTTTGTATAGTTGTTATGATGCCTGCTGCAATGTTTACTCCTCCGACAATCATTGAAAAGTATCCTCTATATTCTACTGGTACTCTCTCTTGAGCAAAGTTGGCGGTTCCTGTCAGTGTACTCATTACAATAACTGGTATAGTAAACCACGTGTTTAATGAATTATATTTCTCATAACTTTTAGAATGTAGCCATCTATAACACATTGCTTTGTCACCCCAATCAATAAGTATATTTTCGTGTTCGTGTGTCCATTTAATGAATATCTGGTTTTCTTCATTATTATTCGTATCATTTGTCTGGTCTATTGTTTCTGCCATTTATATAATATAATTATATTAAATATTATATTATATTAAGTATGAGTGAGTTTAAAGAGTTAAAAATTAAATTTGAAAATTTAAAATCTGTTAGGTTAAAAATTAAAAATTTATTTGAAAATTTAAAATCGTTGACGTGTTTATTAAAGTCTTTATATTTATCGTATATAGAAACTGCTAAGAAAAATAATTTATTATTTGGGATTGATTCATTGCATTTTCAAAAGTCATTGATTGAATTGGAATATGAAAATATGGAAAAAATCTATAATCTGATAGACAATAAAATGTACTGTGAATATTATAAATTGTTTAGATTGATATCTAAATATGCGGATGAAATAATAATTGATAAGAAAATTCAATCGTTATGTAATTTAAAATCTAAATATCCGGTTTATAAAGATTTGGATCAATATAAAGTGTATGAATTTGAACTTATAAATGATTTGCATCACGACATTGTTCAATTGTTGGATGAAATGACAAATTATCTGAATCAAAAAGAAGCGGATCTTAAGATAGAAGAAGACAAATCAAGTAATGGATTAAATATAGATAATTATATAAATACAATAATGTTTGAGAATGCGGTTTTGTCTCATAAAATAAAACTGTTTAAAAGGTATTTACAAACATTTCACAAATACCACAGTACATATTTATCTAGATTATATATTAAATTGGGTATAATGTGGGGACAAATTAATCAAGACATAAGATTGGGTTCACAAGTTCCAAATATTTCTTCTATTGAAGTAAATAAACAAAAAATAGAAAGTCCTACGATTTCAATTGGACAACAAGATGAGATATATAAATTTTTGAATGAAAGTGGGGGAAATAATAAAGAACTTAGAGAAGAATTAGACTCCATAATTTCCCATATTTCATCTGAAAATGACATGTTAGATGACATCAATTCTCAGGAACGTACTAATAGTGAGTGCGATTCTCAAATTGAGTTATTATTAAATGAAAAGATTAATATCGGAATTGGAGTTGACAATTCAGATATTGTTAAACCTCATGATAAATTAAAGAAAAAACGGAAACGAAAAAATAAGAAGATGACGTCATAGTTAGACATCATTTTATGTTTAAATGGTTTTATTTTATTTAAATAAAAATTGAAATAAATATATATTGTGTAAATCATTTAAACAACAACTAAAATGGAACGACGTATCACAAAGAAATGCGAATCTTATATGCTAAATTTCAAGACTGAAGTCAAGACATGGATGGATGATAGCGATATGTCAAAACATAAATTATATAGCGTGTTTCTACAATATTTATATGACTACCCCAACATTAATCTAGAGAAGGAAGATTTTCAGAAACGTAAAAGGGTTAAGAATTTAGTGCCACAATTTGAGAGATGTGGGGCTAAACGAGCAAATGGAGATCAGTGTTCGCGGCGTAAGCAAACCGGAAGTGACCACTGTGGAACCCATATTAAAGGAACTCCTCATGGAGAAATTGAGACCGACACAATTGAACAACAAGTCCAAACTAAAATAGAAGTATTTGTTCAAGAAATTCAAGGCATTAATTATTATATTGACAAAAATAATAATGTATATAAAACTGAAGACATTATTAGCAATTCTAAAAATCCATCTGTTGTTGCAAAATATACAAGAAACGCAAAAGGAGACTATCTAATTCCAGAATTAGGAATTAGTTAAACTTTAATTAATCAACTACGTTTCCAACAATTATGGCTTGAAAACCTTTCAACTGGATCGCTAGATTTACAAGTATAACAACTAAGATTTGGTACACTAGTTTGTTTAATAAAAAAATTATCTAATTCTTTTCTTTCAGCATCAGATAAATAATCTCTATTATTATTATTATTATAATTTGGTTCATTTATTTTAAGTATTGGTTTAGGAGTTGAACATTTGTTACACGCATTTTTACTATTAAAAACATAAAAATCGCATTTAGAACAATACCAACTATTATTTTTATATGGCATTATAATAATAATAATAATAATAATAATAATAATAATAATAATAATTCGTTTCGTTTAAATCATTATATTTCAATGAATATAATTTATTGAAATATATAAGGTATTATATAATGTTTGATAAAACAATTGAA